AATTGGCCAAATTTTAGAATATTGAAAAATCAATATTCCGAATTTTGGTAAATTTCAAAAATTGACAATCATCAAATTGGCCAAATTTTAGAATATTGAAAAATCAATATTCCGAATTTTGGTAAATTTGGTCACAATATATAAATATATCAAACAATTACAAATAAATCAAATAATTAAATCAAACAATTACAAATAATTTAATTCAATAAAAATTAAAAAAAAATAAAACTAAAGTAAAAAGAGCGCACCTTATTAAAATTTCAGAAAAAATTAAAAAAAAATTTAAATTTAGGTATTGACAAATCGGTAATCAGGGCTTATAATATATCTATCAAGTAAATAATTTCAACTTTCCATTTCATATACCCATTACACAACAGCGAGTGAGGCGTTGATTGTGCGATGTTAAGTATGATATACCTCACTTATATCATACAGCATTAGGTTAAGGTTGATGATGTGGTATCAAGCCGTCTTGGTTAAACTCGCCTTTAGAGTCAGCGGCTCACACGATATCTACTTTATTGTCTTTCACACTAAGCGACATCGCAGAATCAATGCCTCACTCGCTGTTTGTTGTATCGTTAAACTTAGCACATAGAAACATTGATAACAATTTTTAAGGAATTTAGTATGGACATATACAGTGCAGAAAAGCAGTTAAATAAAGTTGTAGCATATTTGACTGACCTAGAGCAAACAAAGCAGAAATCTAGTATGTATTCTTGTACTCGAAGTCGACTTGAGCGAATTGGTAGCTTATGCAAGAGAGCATCGACAACTGTAGACAGTTTACTCAACTTGAATGTGAATATTTCTCGAAATCCTATCATTGCAGATGTTCGACACGTAAGCAATGCTCCAATATCAACTGGTCAGCTCACTCGCAAACAACGGTCGTATGTGCTCCATAGATATAGTGAGGCTATATCTAGTTTAAACTGCATTGATAGCGAATCTATTTCAATTTGTATCTCGCTTCTACAGAGATGGTTCAATGTAAGATTCATGACATTCAGTAAGAATTTCTATTACAATATTGGCAAAATTCCTATGTGGATACGAAATATCGTTCTAGTATATGGGCGGAGCATAGAACTAAATCAACAAAGCAGCTTCGTTACTGAATTTACTGATTGGTGTAATAATGTAGGCGGACCGGGCAAGCAATATGCTGTACCTTACTCAGTACATAGTTTGGAATCTAGTTTAGATTCTTCTGATGTCGATCTGATTAGCGTTGTTATCTGGGATATTCTATATGACGGTGGATTGAATAGTTTATCGAATGAAGATATCCAATTGTGTAATTTAGGCCTGTCGGCTACTGCTATATATGATCTATGCGATGAAATCAATCCTGCAGTGTTAGATAATTACCGTCATTACTCGTCCGATAGCAGTATACTGTCTTGCTGCAAGTTAGTTTAATGTTCTGGAGGTGTTAATTTGCTGATAAAATTCAGTCAGTTATCAGACAAACTTAGATATCCAAAATCGGTTAAGGGGCAGCTTTCTACGCTTCATGCTGAAGTTATAAGCTATGTTTGTAGTCATTTCAGTCGCAGTTATAGTTATCGTAAATGTGTAGTAAATACTATGAATAGCTTATCTTATTACATACTTTCTGGAGATTCACTGCCTCCGTCCTGGGCATCTAATAATCCCCTTGAGGGGTTACCATTGATAGATTCTGATATCTGTAAGGATGTTATAGGTAGTTTGTACATTCTTGAAAAGGATGTTCTGTGGGACATTGATCCTGCTGATTGTGACGTCCAGTCGCCTTTGTCAAAAACGCCTACTTCTTTGATCAATGTTGATTCTAAGCCTAGTCCAAGTACAACTAATTTCATTGATCCCACTCCTAAGCAAGACCTATATATTCAACCTCCGGTTACTCCTACATTCAGATATGATAAACCATGGATGTCTTACAAAGTAAACGGTGAACCATTTGTGATATATACATCATTGCCAGAGATTCCTACTAAGCAGAATGAAATATCTGTCACAACAGATGTTAATAAATTGACAGATAGTGATTTACTAAATTTGTATCCAAACAGATTTATTCAAACAAGGGCTAAAGAAATGTACTCTCCACATCCAAACATGCTATATGATGACTGCTTAGGCAGCATACTTAGAATAGACGGGTTCACTGATGATCAGTTAAAAGATAATATTGTTCGCTACCCTCATATTTTCAGATTATACAAAGTTGTAAATGAAGATATCGTTAGTTTTTACAATACTGTTGAGATTGATGGAAAGCTATATGATACGAAGGATGTCTGGGCAGATATAACTAGTTATCCTTATAGCTCTGATTTTGCTAAAGAATATACTGTGCGTAGATACTTGCTTGAACGCGATGTTGCTCAAATTGATCATAAGTATCCTATTTTTGGGTCGCTAGACCCATTCCTAACATTGTTTACGACTCCAAAGGATTATCAAAATCTAGGCTATAACGACCCTATTGAGATGGCTAAGCAATGTGTCATTGCTCGTGTGAAGTACAAGCAATCTCGAAATCCTATGATACGAAAGGCGATGAGCTGTCATGAATAACTGTATCTTCAGTTCGCATTGTACCGAATTAGTTTGCGATAATTCATGCCCAAGGCTTGTTGAATCTAGTTATCTACTTGAGCGAAATGATATCAATATTAATCATTCTGTTTTTCATTCCGATAGGGGCAAGTTAGCATCTATTGCTCAATTTCTATCAAATCATGTAGGGTCTATGTATGTTGTAGTGTCTCATGATACTGTTAGTGATTCTGATATGTACACTTATGTAGGCATATGTCAGAATTGGGCAGGAAGCAGATTGCATTGTAATGTATATAATCTTAAATTCTCTAAGTATCTAGATGCTATACGCCAAAGTTGGTCATTGAAGTCAGAGCCAGATAGCCTTCAATATACAAAAATATGGGCAAATAGTGCAAAGTTGTTGATTATTTCTAATCTAGATTATGTTAATTTTGGAGATTTTGAATCTCAAACTCTCTTAACTTTGCTTCAAGATCGTGAACGAAAAGATGTAACTACAATCTTAGTTAGCCCTCCTCCTAATCAGCTAGTAGGTAAGCCAACAAGTCTATTTTTTAAATCATTACGAAGCAAGTTGAGTGAGGCGGTGATTAAATGATTACATCTATTGAGTTACAAGTTATATCTAAGTTGCTTACTTCGGATTCAGAAGATGAGATCAAAGAACTTATTCAATTTGATTCTTCATATTATTCTATATTTAAGCCTCACATTCAATTCATCTTAAATCATTTCTACAAATACAATGATACTCCAGATGTATTCACGTTTCAGTCAGAATTCCCAGATGTCACCCTTGTAACTGTATCTGAGCCTCTTACATACCTCTGCCAAGAGATGCGTAAAAATAAGCAACATATAATTCTGATTGAAACTTTCAATAAGTTGAAAGATCTCGGTTCAGGAGATGTTAGCGACGCTTGGAAGTATCTATCGGCTCAATGTGACAGAGTTAATCAGCTGGATAGCACAGCTCCGCTGGACATTGTCAAAGAAGCTAAGAAACGTAGTGACGAGGTTGCAGAATACAGCAAGAAAGCAAGAATACCTACTGGATTTCCAGAGATTGATAAATTGATGTACGGTGGGTTATCCACAGTAGAAGAACTCTTACTTATACTTGCAAGAACCAATACTGGTAAATCATGGGTCTGCACTAAGATGATGGAGTCTGCTCAAAAGAATGGATTTCCTGTTCTTTACTATTCTCCTGAGATGAAAGCTAGTTTCATAGGTACTAGATTTGATACTTGGCGAGCACATTTTCAAAACAGTAAGCTATTTCAAGGTAAGTACGATGATAACTACCTCGATTATCTCAAGGCTTTAGCAATGCAAGAAACAAGTGCTTATGTTCTAGAGGATTCTGATATGCCCGACGATGAGGTGAATGTTCCAAACATACAAAACATGGTCGAGCGATACAAGATAAAGTTGCTCATAATTGATGGTCTGTCATACATGTCTGACAGTCGAAAATCTGATACTGATTATGTTAAATACAAAAATCTGTGCACAGATCTATTTAAATTAAGTAAAAAGTATGGGTGTGCTGTTGTTATAGCTATGCAAGCCAACCGAGCTACTCAAGAGACTAAAGATGATAAAGGTCAGCCATTTCCTTCGTTATATAACTTGGAGGGCAGTGATCATCCTGGTCGTATTGCTACTCAAGCATTCTCGTTAAGGCAAGTATTTGATAAACATGTGCTTGATATTCGGCTTGAGAAATCTAGAATGGCTAATAATCAGAAACCAGTATGCTCTTACGCTTGGGATGTTAACACAGGTAACATGCAATATCTGCCTGGCGGTGATGACGATGATCCTATGAATAATTCTATTACGCCTCCTACTGTCAGCCTTCCTCAGGTAACTTCGCACATTAGTAGCGATATAGACCTTGATGACATTGATGACGACGATGTAGAATTCTAAGAAGGTGATATTATGAAACAAATTGAAATTTATACCGACGGTGCTTGCAGCGGAAATCCCGGTCCCGGCGGTTGGGGTGCTGTTTTAAGATATAACGGTCACGAAAAGGAAATTTCAGGCGGTGAGGCAAACACAACCAACAACCGTATGGAGCTTTCGGCTGTTATCAATGCACTTGCTCTGCTCAAAGAACCGTGCAAGGTAACGCTTTACAGCGACTCTCGATATGTTGTAGACGCAATAAACAAAGGGTGGTTACGCAGGTGGTCTACTAACGGTTGGTGTTCGTCTATTGGTCCGGTCGCTAATCAAGAGTTATGGAAACAAGTATTAGCTTTAAATGCAAATCATGTTGTGTACTATCACTGGGTGAAAGGTCATTCTGGAAATGTATTAAATGAACGATGCGATGCGCTTGCTACAGCTGCTGCATCTCGCTATACTTCATGTATGAAGGGTGCGGATTGAAATTGGATGTTGTTGCAATTTTAGATAAGCTTGCAGCTTTGGAATATGTTAGACTCAATAAGGTTTCAAACGGGTATTATCAAATATATTGCCCCTTTCACAATGACGGTAATGAGCGGAAACCTTCTTGCGGTGTGTTGCTAGAAACTCAAGTCAGAAATGGGACTACATATCCAGCTGGCTGGTTTCATTGCTTCACTTGTGGGTATGCCGAACCGCTACCTACGGCTGTTGCAGATATACTTAAGCTCCATTCAATTAAATCTTCAGCTATCGAGTGGCTGCAATCAAACATTCCAGGATTTGAAATTGAGGATCAACAGATTGAAAAATTAGTGCCTTCTAATATCATGTCCGCAATTACATCTAAGTATGCATTAACTTACATAGCTGCTCAAACTCAGTCACCAAATTCATACATTTCTGAATCCGAATTAAGTCAATATAGATTTACAGTGCCTTATATGTATGAGCGTAAACTCACTGATGATATTATAGCTAAATTTGATGTTGGAGTTGATATGAATTGGATACCTCCAGGTCGAAAGAAAAAGATGCCCTGTTTAACATTTCCTGTTCAAGATAAGTCAGGAAATGTGTTATTCATATATCGTAGGTCTATTGAGGGTAAATTTTTCAGTATGCCTACAAATATTACAAAGCCTGTTTATGGCTTGCATCAAATTCCAGATGGATGCAGCAGTGTAGTTATTTGCGAGAGTATCCTCAATGCTTTGACTTCTTGGCGGTACGGTCGCCCTGCTGTAGCTCTGCTAGGTACAGGTACTGCATATCAAATTCGTCAACTTAAAGAATCCGGTATCCCTGAATTTGTAATTTGTCTTGATGGTGATGATGCCGGCGCTCGCGGTACGGCTAAGTTGAAGCGAAATTTGCGGAGCTGTGCAGTTTGCTGGGCTATAAACATGACACCAGGAAAAGATTTGAACGATCTGACCAAAGACGAATATGATAAACTATATGATATGCGGGAGTGATGATATGAATTGCAAACGATACAAAGGTAAAACATACGGAGTGCAGCTATCTAAGAAAGAGGATAAAGCTTTAAAAGCTGAGATATATCGGCAGCTTATCGAGATAGATAAGGCTCACTCAAATGACGTTGATGCTGTAGTTCTGTGGACTCTTCATAAGTATTTTGGATTTGGATTATCCCGATTGAAACGATTCTACGATGCACTATCTGCAGAACATTCTGAGCTTATAAAGCACTATGAGATGCCTGACGATGTGCCGTGGTTGTGTAAGGAAAAGCTTAAAGCTATTGGAGTAGATGTTGAGGAGTGGAATCATGGGTAAAATGAGTAAGTCGATAGCTGCAAAATACAAGAATACATGTGCAGTACAATATAAGTGCACTGTCTGGGTGTATAAGTTCAAGAATGATGCTGATGTTAAAAAATTTACATCAGGCTACGATTTAACTCCTTCAGGAGGCGATAGTTCGCCCAATCCAGTGTTAGTAGCAAGATGCTCTTTGTATAAGGAGTATAGAACAAAATTAGGTTTAAAATTCTGGTTGCGAAAAGTTTATTATAAATTTCTTTAAAAAATTTTAAAAAATGCTTGACTTCTCACCAATTATCGCTTATAATATATTTGTAGGATAAGATATCTTATCAAGACGTATCAAAAATTCAGATGTCAAAGGAGAATTCAAAAATGAAGGAAATTATCACTACAACCACAACCACAACTGATAGAATATTATATGTCGACCCTAGCACCCCATTTGGAGCAACTTATAAGATGTTTGCTGAGTACTTGGGCTATAACGAAGAATCACCGCTGTCGTACGATGACTGGATGAAAATTCCAGACGATCGTAAGACGGCGGTTTTATATGTTCAGTTCTATCCCGAGATAACGCTTGCTTGGAGCAAGACTAAAACGGACGCAGCTACCGAAGAGGCAGCCGTAGAGACAGTTATTCAGTATCTTATGAAGAATACACCTAAGATTGAGAATAACCCCAACAGATTTAAACCCGGATACATTTACAAAGTCGCATACAATTGTCTCTATTGCGTGTCTATTGACCCTTATAAAGGTCAGACAGCTGCTGGGTCATGGTATAACAACACACAGAGCCCTTACATTACCGTAGGTGATGATGAGTTAGATTTATTTGATTATATTCCTGATGGATCTAATCGTCAGGATACTTTCGATTCTGCAGAATTCTGGGCAATAATTGAATCGATGGGTGAAGATACTCTCTCAGTTGTTGCTAAGTTACTTGGAGATAACAGTAAGGGTACAAGTGTCATTGGACGCAATCTTGCCTGCAGAAAAGAAGTGAGCGATGACGATTTTAAGCCTCGTGATCTGCCTAAGGTAAGCAAGAAAGACCAGATTAATATCATCGAGGAGCTTAAAGTTAAGCTTGCAAAATTCGCAGAAATTTACTATATCTAAACTTCAGGAGGTCAATATGAAATCTAGAGTCGTTACACAGCGATGCGAATTTGAATGTGCATACATCATGGAGAAAGATCTGAGCAAGGATTATATCCTGGGGGATGAGCCGGATGAAGGATTTGAGCTCAATTCTCATAGGTACAAAGTAGAAGCATCGGTAGTATCTAGCAAGGATTCAAACATTGTTGTTGAGTTTCGTAAACTTAAACAGTATCTTCAAGCTACATTGCCAGATAAGTGTTTCTTGTCTAGCGCATCAGGCGAGCGCTTACCAGGTGAATTGAGTGTCATATCTGGGCTGAAATCACTAGGTATTAGTGTAATAGAATTGTACTTTCCGCTATCTGCTGAAAATCTTGTAACTTATATAGCGGAGCAGCTTCAGCTACTCTTGACCAGGATGTATGACAACTGTGTTACTGTTGTATCTGTTAAGCTCAGAGAGAACAACGATTCATTCGTTGAGTGGGTCAATAAATAACTAATTTACTTTCGTTATAAAGTATACATCAAATTTAGGAGGAATTTTAATATGGCATTTAAAACTGTCAAATCGTACAATGAAGAGAGATTCGGAGGATTTTTTCGCCTTCCAAATGATAAGGATTATGCAGATGTAGTCTTTCTTTACTCAAGTGATGCTGACGTACTTGTAGCGTCTGCTCATTACATCAAGTCAGCTGATTATTCAGGGTATGTTCATTGCCCCGGCGCAGGTTGTCCAGCATGTGCTAAGAATATTCGTGTCCAGACTAAGCTGTTTATCCCGCTGTATAATCTTACTACAGATAAGATCGAGTTCTGGGACAGAACAATGCGGTTTGAACCTCAGCTTCATTCTGATGTATTTACAAATTTCCCGAACCCAAGTGAGATTGTCTTTCGTGTGACTCGACACGGGGCTGCAGGCGATGTAAATACAAGTTACGAGATTACTGCAATCGGTCGTAATACTGATCCTTTGGGCAAGATACTCGCACGAAACAATGTAACTTTTCCTGACCATTACGAAACTGTGTGTAAGGATCTGACTGCTTCGCAGTTGAATGCTATGCTTAATGCAGCAGATTCAGTATCGTACGACAACATGCCTTCTTATCAAGTTACGCCAAGATCTGTTGTTCCGTCTCCCGCACCTGCACCTACCATGGAGATGCCGTTATCTGAAGCAGATGATTTTGACAATGAAGGTATTGACGAATTATCTGATGATCCGGTATCATTCTGATTGATGTATATAGGTGTTAGCTTAATTGAGAGTCTAACACCTATATTTATTTTCATTTCAATTTGAGGGAGGAGTTGATAGTGTGGGCCTTTTTAGTTCGGCACAAATAGACGCAATAAACCAAGTAGCTGCTAAATCAAAGGAAATCGCAGCGCCGCCTAAACCCGTTAAATCTAAGAGTATAACAACTGAGTTGCAGACTATAAGTGATAGAGTTACTAACTATTTCAAAGATTCAAAATCTGTTCTGATTACAGATGTTGAATCTTTGCATCAATATGTAGATAACGCAATCGAAGCAGGGTACGCCGGAATTGATACAGAGACTACAGGCCTAGACAGGGTCAAAGATTATGTTGTAGGCGCTTCTCTATATTATCCTGGCGGAGTCGAATGCTACATACCTATCAAGCATAAAGTACCTATTTTTGATCAGCCTTATAAGAATCAGCTATCTTACGATCAAGTTCATAGCGAATTTAAACGACTGCAAAACAGCAACATAAAGTTAATTTTTGCTAATGCTGATTTCGACTTAGCAATGATATACAAAGACATAAAAGTTGATTTCTGTGACAACTGTTATTATGATGTGATTCTTGCTTGGCGATGCTTAAAGGAGAACGAAAAGAATAATCAATTGAAAGTCCTTTACAACAAGTATGTCTTGAAGGGCAAAGGAGATCCTATGACTTTCAGTGATTTCTTTCCAGTTGCATTATTTCCTTACTGTAAACCTGAAGTAGCGAAATTGTATGCAGCCAATGATGCAAAGATTACATATGATCTGTTTGTGTGGCAAGTACGTTTTTTGCTTAAGGACAATCCTAAATGTCAAAAGATGCATCTTGAGCATATATCCGATCTATTTTGGTCAATCGAGATGCCGCTTGTTAAAGTTTGTCAGCATATGCACCGAAATGGCATCTACCTTGATAAGCAAGTTGCAAGCGTCATATCGAGGCGTTATTCAGATAAACTTCAAGCTGAGGAAAATAAACTGCATGATATGGTCCAAGATATAATAGATAATAGGGCATATACATCTTCAGGTACAAGACCATTTAGATCTGGTAAAGATTTCAATCCTAACTCTATTGTACATGTTAAGTATTTACTCAATACAATGTTGCAGCTTAATGTTTCAAGTACCGGAAAAGAAGTATTGAATGAAATAAATTTGCCAGTGACAAATCAGATGCTTAAAGTTAGAAGTTTGGTTACTCTTATTGGCACATTTGTTGATAAGTTACCAAAAGCTACAACTCCAGACAGCCGAATTCATGCACAATTTAAGCAAATAGGTGCTGGAACAGGTCGAATGAGTTCTGCCGAGCCTAATATGCAGAACATACCGTCGCATGCAGTTGATATTCGACACATGTTCAGGGCTACGCCTCAATCTGATTACTTAGTAGAGTCTGAATTGGTCAATAACCAAGATGTAGAATTTGTAGTAGACAACGGGCATAAAGTCCAAACACAGGAAGGATGGAGATTTGTAGTAGACCTTTGTAACAACGATGTTGTAACTTTACTAGATGACTCAAAGGAGGTTGAGTACAGTGTCAAAGAAGTTGTCACTGAGGGTTCGACAACCCGGATATGTTTTCATGTCATCTGACTACAGTCAACAGGAGCCGAAACTATGTGCGGTAGTGTCTGGAGATCAAACAATGGTCGAAGGTTTCAAGCAAGGGAAGGACGCATACGCAATGATTGCAAGTGTATCCTTCAACAAACCTTATGAGCAATGCTTAGAGTTTCACCCAGAGACACATGAGTATCAGCCAGATGGCAAAGCAAGACGAAGCGAAGCAAAATCTGTTCTTTTGGGTGTACTTTACGGAAGGTCAATCCCGTCCATCGCAGATCAATTATATGGTAAGCGAGAAGATATGACGGATGATCAGAAGCAGAAGGCTGCTCAAAAAGTATTTGACGCAGTAATGAATGCATTTCCAGGCTTGAGACGATTCATGATTTCTAGTCAAAAAGCTTGTGCAAAGCGAGGATTTACTGAAACCGTTTTAGGCCGTCGTAGGCATCTACCGGATATGACTTTAAAACCATTTGAATTTAAAGCTATGCCAGGTTATGTCAATCCTGACATAGATCCGCTAGATATCAATACTTTGCAAAATAAATCTGAAATTCCAGAAAGGATCATTAGAAGCCTAGAAGAAGAATTCAGCAAATATAAGTACTTCGGTCAAATTGCACGAAGAACAAAAGAATTGTATCAAGAGAAAATCAAGGTCATTAATAACAAGCCAAAAATAACTGATGCAACTCGTCAAGTAGTAAACTCGATTGTCCAAGGATCGGCTGCGGATCTCACTAAGATGGCTGTTCTAGAGCTTGAACGCGATCCCGAGTGGAAACGTATCGGTGGTAGATTGCTAGTACCTGTACATGATGAGCTATGCGCAGAGGTGCCTATTGATTATGCAGAAGAAGGTGCTAAGCTGTTATCAGATTGTATGTGCAGAGCAGCAGACTTTATGCCGTTTGCCATTACTTGTGACGTTGAGACATCGCTTAGATGGTATGGTATGTCATATCCTTGTCCGTACTCTAAGCCCCAGTCGCTAGACGATATGTCCGAAGATAATGTTAAGTGGGTTCAATATATGCTTACAGAGATGGAGTATCAATTACCTGTATTCAATGACAAAGATGGTAGCAAACCTAGAGGAGATGCTGCTAGAGGTGTAAATGGCGTTGTGACAGATGAGTTTGATGCAGCATTGCGTGATTACATAAAAACTCGGAACATCGCATATTCTAATTTCATACCTGTTATAGAGCAAGAAGTTCTTTATGGCGTAAAATCGTTATAATGAGTGAGTAAAATTTATCTATTAAGGAGCCGATAGTAATGAAATTCATAGTAAGTACTAAACCGACAAAATCAGCATTAGATTTAGCTATCATCAATTCTAATGTTTCAAAATTCTACAGCAAGAGCTGTTTAGCTGAAGTGTCTGCAAATGCTAATACCTTGACTATTAATCTTGAAGCGGCATCTATTGTTTCTGAGGTTAAGCTGAAAGGGTCTGGCGATACTGATGAAGCTTCAACAGTATTTGTTGACAGCTTAGTATTGAAGCAGCTTATTGCGTCATTTGACAGCCCAACAATCATATTTGAATTTACCGAATCAGGGCTAGTTTTACATACCGGCAAGTCTAAGTTTACCTTGCCTAAGATGACAGATGATTCGGATATGGCGTTAGCTAGACCGCTTAAGGTCTTAGAATTATCCAATTGCGTGAATGTTGATGTAGACAGTTCAGCTTGGAAATTCGTCAAAGATCACCAGATGTTTGCTATAGCAATGTCTTTTGTTCACCCGGTATATACTAATGTATGGGTGAGCGACGGCGATGACGTAGTTGTTGGCGATTTTGATAACAGTATCTTCACGCATTCACACAAAAGTAATTTAGGATGCTGTTGCTTGCTATCTGATACAATTGTAAATCTTCTCATGTCTCTCCCTGAGGGTTCAAAAATAGTCAGAGATCCTGAATCTCGAAGTTACATTATCAACGGAAGTACCGATAGTTTTGATTACATTGCTCAGTTTACTCCTAAGTACGAGAGCGATCCCGGCGTAGGAAGCTACAATGCTGATATGGTGTTGAGCATGATGCCTGACAGTTCTGATCAGGCTGTTACACTTGATTCTGATAAAATCAGCAAATTGCTTAATCAGGCTTCATTGCTTTCAACAAGTAGCGAAGATACAATCACACTTTCAGTCAGAGACAAGCAAGCGTGGCTCCACGATAACAATGTTAATGGCTCTGTCGATATCAAGCCTTCATGCGACTGGGATAAAATCAAAGAATACTCAGTCGAATTTCGCACAGCTCTCCTTAAATCAGCTATGTCTAACTATTCAGGCGATATATCAATATATCCGTGTATGGCAGATGATGATATTGTAGGCGGTGTAGTTATGAAAGACAAAGATGTTACTACATTGCTTGCAGGAGTAGAATAATGGCCTTTCAAACTATCAATTTTGCACATTTAGCTAAGTTCAACTCTTCAGATAGTAGTAAGTTGATAGAGATACTAGACACTGGGTGGAAATCAAAAATTTCTGCCCAGGCTTCTAGCCCTCGTCATAGAACATTTGCACCATCAAGCTATCGATGCAAGCGAAAATGCTGGTTTCGACTTCGAGGTACACAGCCTTCACTGGTTAGCAAGCCCGATACATCTCTTGATTTCAGTGCGGAAGTTGGTACAGCTTGTCACAAGATGATTCAAACTATACTAAAAGATTCATTAGGCGATGATTGGTTAGATGTAGGGGAGTATCTTAATAGCAAATTTACTTGCGATGGATATCAAACGGAATCATCTGATGATGGGCTTGAGACAAAAATAAGTATAGTCGATCCTCCGGTTACTTTTGCTTGTGATGGGTTAATTCGTATAGACGGTAAATTGTATTTGCTAGAGATAAAAACTTCAGAATTCACAAGTTTTCGGGATCTAACAGATGTTAAACCAGTACATGTAGATCAGATACGATGCTATTCAAGTCTACTTGGTGTACCAGATGTGCTTGTTCTATATATGGATCGACAGCATGGCGACGTAAAATGCTATCAATTGAGATTTACTGAGTCAGAAATGGCTTCTGTGATTAAGGACATGAAAACTATAAAGCATCTTGCAGATACTAACATTCCTCCTGATAAGTTGCCAACTGGAGATTTTTGGTGTCAGTCATGCGAATACAAGAAACAATGTAAGGAGTGGGGATAAATGGCCCTTGCAAATAAGTATAGACCTTCAACTTGGGATGATGTTTCTGAACAATCAGTAGTTACAGGCATACTTAAATCAATCTGTGATCAGCCTGATCTACCAAATCGAAATTTTCTGCTGATAGGTCCTGCAGGTTGTGGTAAAGCTCAGCCGCTGTCAAGTAAAGTTTTGACAGTCAATGGATTCGTCAATATGGGAGACATTTCAGTAGGTACTGAAGTATTTACTGGCTGTGGAAACATAGGTCAGGTATCGGGGATATATCCTCAAGGTACAAGGCCTATATATGAGATAACTCTCCAAGACGGTACTGCTATCAGAGTTTCTGACGAGCATCTGAATGTGGTCTACAGATACAATACCGATAAAAAAGAACGAGAAGATTTTACTTTGACAACGCTTGAATTGATCAACTTATTCAAGGAAAGCAGATTTAAGCTGAGGATCGATATTCCATCAGTTGATTGGCCTGAACGTCAGCTCCCTGTTGATCCATATTTGGTTGGCACCTTCATAGGTCAAGGATCATTTAACAATGATTGTTTCCAATTTTCTAGTTCAGATAATGATGTCATCAATAAGGTCAATTCTATCCTTGTACAGGATTGGGGATTGTCATTGCGTAAATGCGGTGGCTACAATGTTGACTATGATATAGTCGATTTATCGCCTGACCAAAGTAACATCGGTGAATTTGCTGATATTGTTAACAGTATGGGTCTGTTCTGCAGTCTATCTGATAAGCGAATTCCTGAAATCTATCTTATGTCAAGCTACGAACAGCGACTCGAATTGCTTAGGGGTCTGTACGATGTTGACGGATACACTGACATTGTAGGCAAGTGTGTATATACTGCATGTTCTGCAAAGTTATCTGAGGATTTTGCGTTTCTTGTTAGATCTCTAGGTGTCCGAGACAAGGTCTGTCAGTACCGTGCAAAATATAGATCGCATGGTCAGTATAAATATATCGGATTTTTCGCTTATGATCATGTTTTAAAATTTCCGAACTCTATCACATACTGCTCTTCGTCTAAGCAGCTTAGTAGACGTATGATGAATCAAAATGAATTTATGCCTCTGCGAAACATCGTCAGTATTGAGTATGTAGGTGACGAAGATTGTCAGTGTATAATGGTAGATCATCCTGATCATACTTATATCTCTGATGGGTTCATTCCTACTCATAATACAACTATTGCTCGTATCATGGCCAATGCACTTAACAATGGGTGTGGAGAACCTATAGAGATTGACGCAGCATCGAACAACGGTGTAGATAGTGTTCGTGAGTTAGTTCAGCAAGCTCGATCATATCCAATCGGGTGTGAGTACAAAGTTTTCATTGCAGATGAGGTCCATGCGTTTTCTTCTGCAGCTTGGCAAGTTCTGCTTAAGACGCTGGAGGAAAGCCCTGCGAAGTCTGTTTGGATAATGTGTACAACAAATCCGGAGAAAATTCCAGCTACTATTTTATCGAGGGTTCAAACTTTTCAGCTATCTAAGATAAGTCTAAAGGGCATACACGATAGACTTATTCATGTTATAGATAGGGAGAATAGTGAAGGTGCTAATATCACTTATACTGATGACGCAATAAATTACATTGCAAAACTTGCGAATGGCGGTATGAGAGATAGTTTGACGCTATTAGATAAAGCATTAGCATATGGCAAGGATATCACATCTGAGTCGCTGACAGCATCTTTAGGCTTGCCGAATTACGATCGATACTTTGATCTGCTTTCAGGATATGCTAAACATGATAACAAGCAGATAGCGGAAATCATCAATGAGGTATATAATTCTGGTGTGAATTTTGTTAAGTGGTTTGAAGGATTTCATTCATTTACTGTTAACATCATCAAGTATATCCTATTGCAGGATATAAATAAGACAATGATACCTTCGCACTATTTGGACAAGATATCTAAATACAGTGACGCTCATCTTGTAGTATGCTTAAGGCTTGCTAATAAGCTTCTTAAACTTAATCAAGAACTTAAATCTACTCAGTATTTGCAAGAGGTAGCATTAACTCACTTATGTAAATTACCGCAAAAGAAAGGATAATCTTGATGCTAGCTATTTCTAACTTATATTCAGAATATTCCGATGATATCGCTTCTGTTTCTGCTTGGTCAACAGAAGTATACGATAACAATTTTAAATCATTTTTTGAACTACCTCATAACTTATGCAGTAGGCTGAATTCTAAGATTCAGCCTATTACTGACGATGAATTGTCTCAGATACTTATTGATTGCCCCTTACAGCTTTTTAGTGCGTCGGAAGCGTTAAGTCAATTTAAAATCAGCCAGCAAGTTATTAAGTTGCGAACTGCTCAGAAACGTGCTGAATTAATTAAATCTTCTAGCGAAGCTACTAATGCAAAAAAGCAAGAAGTTGCGGAGTTAGGAATTCTTGAGGATAAGTTACTTCAGACGGTATATGGGGCAATTGTAGATAGAGTAGAACGTGAAATTTCATTTTGTCGCGAGCTTATTATGGGAGCGAAGAAGATCTGGGATAGTAGACGCAGAACCGAAGAGAGCAATCCTGTTTCTGAAGTTGCTGAATTACCAGATTACAACCGTACAAGTAATGCAGCGCAGAATAAACATTATATTCGTTAATATCAATGTATAAGGAGGCGGTGTAATGAGTTATGCTGATATAATCAAAAAGAAAAAGCGAGACTGGAATTGCGAAGGGCTAATGGATGGTGCCAAAGCAGACAGAGGTAAGAAAATACCATTTTCGTCACCACTTTTAAATTGGTGTACCTATGGTGGTATTCCTAGAGACAAAATCACTGAATTTTTTGGTGATCCGGGCGGCGGTAAATCTACTACTGCAATTGATATCTGCAAAAATGCTCTTGCGATATTTAAAAGCGAATTTGACGATTTAGTAAATCAACTGAGAGATAAAGTAGCTTCGGGAAATAAATCTGCTGCAACTGAATTAGATGATTTAGCTGAGATAGGGCCTAAGAAGGTGCTCTATTTAGATCTAGAGCACGGATTTGACGGAGCTTGGGCTAAGACTTTAGGTATAGACGAATCTGACATTGATATAATGCAGCCTCCTGATGTTGTAGCTGAAGATATACTACAGACTGTTCAGGACATTGTAGAAACAGGAGAAGTTGGCCTCATAGTTCTAGATTCACTTCCTTCGCTTGTTCCTAGAAGCGAGTTGGAGAAGAAATATGGCGAGCGAACCGTAGCTGCTCTAGCAGGATTGCTTACCGTTTTCTGTCGAAAGATTGTGCCTATGTTAACTAGATACGGTGTCACAATGATTTTCATAAATCAGATTAGAGATAACATGGACAACCCTTATGTAGTTAAAACTCCAGGAGGAGAAGCCCCTAAGTTCTATTCATGCTTACGAATACTATTTCGTACAGGTCAGCCAGTTGACTTCTTGGGCAATGAAATTCCGCAGAGTAGCGAAAATCCAGCAGGTTACATAGTTAATGCTAAGTTAGTTAAGCAGAAATCTGCACCCTGGGATAGAAAGAACGGATCTTATTATCTCATGTGTCAATCAGGCATCAGGGCTGATATGGATTATGCTCAGCTCGCTGTTAAGAAGTATGGCATCATTCGTAAGGCTGGTGCTTGGTTCTCTATGTGCGACCCATATACTGGTGAGGTGCTTGAAGCAGATGGTAAGCTTATCAAAGTAAACGGAATGGCTAAGGTGTTTGATTATCTTCAAGCTCATCCTGATTACTATGAAAAACTTAAGCAATACATACTAGATGACATCAATGGGTCTTCTGACATAGACAGGTGATGATATGAATAACAAATTATTTAGTAATGCTCAAGAAAAGATGATTGCCGATCAGTTATCTTGGCGTGTTGTTAGCGGTAGCGGGGCTAGAGATTGTTATCCCGGAGATGTAGTATCAGATAGTTGGTTAGGCGAATGTAAGACACATACTGAGGTAAGCGACAGAGTGTGCTTTGTCAAATCGCATTGGACTAAGATATGTAAAGAAGCTAGCAGCAAATTTAGGTATCCTGCGCTGTTTGTAGACAATGGCTCTCAAAAATCAGCTCATACTTGGGTCATATTCCCGCTCAAATGCTGCAATGTTAGCGATTTTAAAGCAATCTTGTCTCCGCCTATAGAAATAAGACAGAATATTGTTTTTTCGGACAAGTACATGCGAATAGTCTATCACGATGATTGCGAAACTAATGACGGATATGTAGTATATAAGATCGAAGCTTTTGATGACGATCTAGCGCTCCTTCCTTTTTCAGCGTTTGTCGAGTTATTTGGTGGTGAATGATATGTTAAGTATTCAAGATGTAGGTACTCAAATTATTTCTCATAATCCAGGTAAGTTCTATGTCATGTGTGGAACTGAGTACGGCATCAAAGACCGTTATTTATCTATGATTGAAGATGTATATGGATCTCGAGTCGAAGCGTCTGATGTTGCATCAATACTTAAACTCATGCGAAGCCGTCATATCATTCCGCTGCAGCCTGCGCTATATGTAATTAGATATGACAAAGAATTCATATCTTCGTTGTCGAGCAATACAATGTCGGATATATCTAATACTAATATAGTTGGCACAATAGTTTGTATCTATGAAGATTCTAAGCATTATGCTAAATGCGAAAAATGGATACCAGAGTTGACAGTCTCGATTGATGAGGTAAATGATAGGTATGTATTGAAATATCTTGCATCTGAGTTTCCGTCGCTAAATGATAGATTACTTAGTATTGCTGCAAAAATCGGTGTTAATTATGGCCATGCAAGGAATGTAGCTAAGTGTATGTCATATAAACCAGATATGTTGGCAAATATGTCTGATGGCGATATACTTCAAGTATTTGGGTGCAATACGCCTTATACAGATTCAAGTATTCGCCAAGGCGTAGCAAATCGTAATTTTGACTACTTGTGTGAATGCTTATCCGATTATCCTGACAGTGTAGATCAAATTTTCTATACTATTTTAGCTACTATGATTGAACTTGATAAGATTCAAGACAACCGAAATTGTCAATCTGATATAAGATCATGTATTAAGTTGTGGGCAAGACCGGATATATATTACATGTTCATGCATACATACTCTAGATTAAAAGATCTCAGATATGCTTCTATCAACGATCCAAAGGATATTCTAGTATGCTTGTTTAGTTTGCTCACATTTCGCAATGTGCCGAGTTTGGAGGATTTATCGTGTTAGCTATGAAGTGCCAGAATGAAGCCTATAGCGGCTTGCAGTTATTATCTCAACATGATGCTCATGCAATTATTATCAATGGGCCTCCGGGATGTGGAAAGACTTATCTTGCTAAGCAATACGGGACTATGATAGGTGTTTCTGACTTTGAACTAGTTGATCCAACTGTTCAGAATATCCGAGATGCAATTACAAAATGCTATGAGAATAACAATGCTATTGTGCTATGCGTTGAGAACATTGATACAGGAGTCTTAGGTGCGTCATATACGCTCCTTAAGTTTCTAGAAGAGCCGCTTCCGGGCGTATATTTGATATTGACTTGTCGAAACATTAATGCTGTTCCAGATACAATCATTAGTCGGTCGTCTGTTATTGAAGTTACACCTTGTACTTCGTCCGATATCAATGATTATGCTGAACATGTAGATTTTGCTAAGTACAGCCGTCTAAGTAAATTAAATATTTGGCGTGTTATTAAGAGCTTTTCTGATGTGCATACTGTATTAGGGTTATCGAATGATCAACTTAATTATTTTGATACTTTAATCAAGGATGTAATGCTGTTCAACGATACTGTATCTAATTTATGCTGGAAGATGGAGCATTATCCAGATAACTCCCCATCTCCGGTTGAACTAGTGCTGAGGTATATCATATGCTTTTCTTCTGGACATATTAGATCTTGCGCAATATCGTGTCTAGATGATTTATCTAGCCGACGAATTGGTGTGCATGCAATCATTGCAAAATTTGTATTTGAGTGCAAATACTGTGAATAATCGTTATAATATACATAACAGAAATTCTATTTAGGAGATGGTGATATGAACCGACACTATGTATTTTCGGGCAGCTTAACTCGAGAGATGGCTGACTATCTTAAGAATATTCCGGAGTTTGAGCCGATGGATGTCTTAGTAAGCCAGGTTGATCGAAGCGGCGTTAAGCAAATGCTCAAATACAAGGAGGAAGGAATTGCTAAGTCGTTTTTCTTAGATTCTGGGGCATTTACATTTCATCGCATGGGGACACCTGTAGATGTGGATGAGTATATTGAGTATGCTAATTCGTTAGATGAGCATACTATGGCAGTGGCTCAGCTTGATACTATCCCAGGCAAATTTGGACAACCTAAGTCCAGTAAAGATTATGAAGAATCTGCAAAGAAGTCTTGGGATAACTTCTTATATATGTATCCTCGAATGAAATCAAAAGATAAACTGATACCCGTATTTCATTATGGTGAGCCTTTCAGCGCACTTAAGAATATGCTTGAATGGCGAGATGACGACGGAAATTGCTTGAGCTACATAGGTATAAGCCCTGCAAATGATACAGCACAGAAAACAAAAGATGCATATATGAAAGAGGTATATGATACTATCAGGCATTCAAGCAATCCAAATGTTAGGACTCATCTGTTCGGCATGACTAGTTTGCAAGCACTTGCAAAGTTTCCTTACTACAGCGCAGATAGTATTTCTCACAGGCTGCGAGCAGCGTATAACAAGATATTCACTCGTAAATGGGGTACTATCTCTTTGTCCGACAAGTCTCGAACAAGCAAAACTAAATCTAACATGAGCTTTTTACGGGTATGCGATGACGCAACCTATAAGGAGTTCGAAGCACTAGCTAATCACTATGGATTCACTGTAGATCAGCTGAAAGAGTCGTCGTCTGCTCGTGTTGCTTTTGATATAGTTGAAACCGAGCTCGCTGTTAAAGATGAATATTCATATGATTCAGCTAATTTAGGTAAACGATCAAGAAAATTATTTTCTTTGTAATTATTATATCATTAGTGAGGAATGGTTAAGAAATGAAAGAGATTTGGAAAGATATCAGCGGGTTTGAAGGCAGGTATCAAGTTAGTAATTTAGGCCGAGTTAAATCTCTTAGAAGATATAATCATCAAGCCGACCCTAATCCGGAAATAATGAAATCCTTGTCGAGCAGTGGCAGATATCCTAAGGTCAATCTGTATAATGGCGGTGGATTTTTTCACCAATATCTAATTAGTCATCTAGTCGCTGCAAATTTTTTGCCAGGCGTTCGTCTAGATGGGCTTCGAATTACATATAAAGATGGTGATCCTAAAAACTGCAAATTAACTAATTTAATAGTATCAGACGGAATTAAAGAAATGTGGTCTACTATACCTAACTATTTAGAATCATATGAAGTTTCTACTTTAGGTCGAGTTAGAGTCTGGAGTAATTTGTCTGATTCATTTTCAATCATGCGTCAATCTGAAAACAAAGACGGATATCTTTGTGTAAGTTTACTTGACGATAAACGCAGACGTAAGAAATGCTATGTGCATAAATTAGTAGCAGAAGCATTTTTGGATAATCCTGATAATAAGCAAGCCGTATGCCATAAGGATATTCAGCAAAAGTGGGACAATTGCGTCAATAATCTAATGTGGGGCACTCGCAAAGAGGTAAGTAAAAATGTTATCGATAGCGGTGAACGGAGCCCCCAATCTGTACATGTGTTATGCATCGAAACTGGAGATGAATTTCCGTCTAAGCGAAGTGCAGAGACCACATTAGGACTCCCTAAAAATAGTGTAGGGAGATCTATCGCTTCTGGCAAACCAATAAACGGATATACATTTAAAGAAACACGAAGAATAAAACGTAGACGCTCAAGACGTTTATTTTGATGGAGGTTATGATAATGGCTGATCTATTAGATAGTGGCAATCGTAGGCAATTTGATTCCGGAGCAGTTAGAGATATTCGGGAGGGTAAAGGGCGATGTGACTTGCTCCCCCTCGATGTCATATGCAACATGATAGATGATATCACGCTGAGGAAGATCGTCTATCAGATACATCTATTCATGCACAGTAGTAGTCATAGTACAGCGTATCTATTTAGTGCAGTTGATCTATTTTGCCAGCACAGAGGCTGGACAAAATTTGAAGCTGTTCTAGAAGTATCTAAACAATATGAAGACGGAGCAAAAAAGTATGGAGAGCACAATTGGGAGAAAGGCATACCTATTCATTGTTACATCGATTCTGGCGTGCGGCATTTAATGAAGTATGCTGACGGCATGACTGATGAGCCTCATGACAGGGCTTTCGTATGGAATATGATTGGAGCTATTTGGACTACTTGCCATAAACATGATTTGCAGGACACTAGCGGCGCTTCACTTGACGCTACTGATATTACTCCTCATAATTCAAACTGATTGCGAACCTTGTATACATTTAAATCTAAAAATGTAAGCAGGGTGAACTAAATGGCTGAATATATATCAAAAGAAGATTTAAGCACACTCCAGCCAGCTTCAACTTTAGTTGAAGTCGCAGCCGGAGCACGCTTGTATCATGAGTTACACTCAATTGCACGAGCTTGTAATTTAGCAGCTAATACCGGTGAATCATCAGTATTGTGGGATAAGCCTATTTCTGATGAAAATCGTCAAAAATTGAAAGATAATGGCTATAAGCTAACTCAAGACGATACGTCAATGTATCCATCAAGGACTTATACTATTTCTTGGAGCCAATCAGATGGTAAATGATAACATTCTAAAGTGCAGTCCATATTCTCAGCTATCTGCAGGATGCCGAATCTTTAATAAAGAAGCTCTAGCTGATAAGATATGTATTCAGCTACCATATGTAACCGAAGATTGGCATATCTATAGTATAGCAGATGTTAGAGATAACATCGAGATAGATATTTCTAAGATTAGTCAGTCTAGCAGCTGGCTTGATGTCCCTGCGAAATTACTTAATCTGGATATTGGGCAGCACATATATAAAGTTTCATTTGCATCAGTTCAAGCTGATGTGCTTAATAAACTTGATATGTATTTCAGTTACATAATTCAGTCAGCTGATTTTGATAAATCGTATTTGTATATGTCAAGGTGATTTGAGGGTGAATATATGCCACTGTTAAATTGTAAGCTCTATAGAGCTAGTAAGCGAAAATCAAATATATTAGGGGCTATATCTGACCCCATTAATTCAGAGCTTGTTAAGCAACTTAGAAGTTACTTGGATGACAAGTACTTAACTTCTGACTATCTTGATCCTGCAGAAACTAGCGTTGACGACACTGCTAAGAATGAGCCGAGTTCAAAATCTGATGACGATAATGACGGTCGTCCTCCTGTTCATAGTCAACCACCGCAGCCTCACGTTGCTAGACCAGACAGTCATATATCTGATGATGCAGATAATCTGCCCGATCTGGATACAAGCTCCGATGAAGATGATAAAGACGATACTGATTCAGATACAGGGGAGAGCACTAGTAGCAATCTGCAGTCTGCTTCGCAGGTATCTTCTGATCCTGTTCTCAGTTCTGCTCAAATATCAGAAATTGACATATCGGATTATGCTCAAGAAGTAATCAATACTTTAAATCTAAGAGATGATACTTGCGGTGTAACACGTTCGATATTCAAGGGAAATGAATTCTGGATCTATTACAATGATAAGACTAATCTTAATTCTGTGATGTCTGTTGTTCTAGATGTGTTAGCTTCAGCAGGATATACTCATCTGGAATTCAATAGGCTTGCTCGAACAGACAACGCAATTGTATTTGACGTAGTTGATATTGGTCCGACACCTGCAACTTAAGGAGCAATCTAGATGGACAACTTACCGCTTACAGAAAATTCAGATTTTCACTACTTGCTTGAACTAATGTTTCCTCTCAAGCGTTGTTCTAAATTCGCTTGGTTGCCTGAATTACTTACTATCGTAGGTTATCCAGCAATAATTGATCTGTGCAAGTATGCGGGAGGGGAAACCATTAAAATTCCTACTATTGAGGAACTATCAACAAGTATATCTGCATTTCAGTGGTTCTATGATATATATGTTAAACACTCAAAAAGCATACAAGATGCTCCCAGTGATCTAGTTTCAGATATTCAAATTATTTTAGGAGAGTACAATGCTCGAGACTGTACAGAATTATATCAACGATAGTCCGTCAACATCATTCTATAACTACTACCAGGCTTACATTTGTAAATTGCAAGATGATATACTCAGCAGTGAATGTAAGTCAGCTCAATTCATTACCAATCCTTGTTTATTTACGAAGATCATTAATTCAGCATATAAGGAGCTGACAAAAGTTGATAAGTTGTAATGTTATTCAACAATTATATATTGATCTATATAGATGTTTACGGCGATACATATGGGATTTCAATGTAATCAAGATAATAGCTCAACTTGAGGTATTATGCTATACTGCATTCCCTGATATTCATGATATTTGTAATTGCTTGAATAATCTACATAGCTTTATATCGTCAGCATGTTCTGACGATGACGAATTGCATCAAGCGATAGTTAAATTTCAAGATGCAGTAAGTTCGCAAGATGCACCATATGTTAAATTGTTTCGAGTTAGGGAGGTATTACCAGATGAAAATAGCTAAGCAAGGCGTATCTGACGCATCGAATTCTAAGAAATATGATAACGTGATTGCTAATATACGAAAAGCGATTGACGAGCTTGGATCATTTGCAACTAAAGATAGCACTGATGATATTTCACGAGATGCTATCGCTAACTTAAGCGTGATACTTTTTGATCTGCAATCTGCTCAATAATAAGGAGGACTAATTGAATGTCTAACCTCAAAACCGTTGAGGATAGCACAGCTATCTTAGATCCATTATATGCCAAACAGAAAGAAGACGTCGCAAAAATGCGGACGTCTTTATTGGCGTGCACAGATGACGCTAACATGGCCAAGAAAGCTATCCAAAACATCTCTACATTGAGAGTTTATCATCAAATTGCAAGAATATTAAGATATCTTGATCTCATGGACAGGCTCGAAGATAAACTATATCAATCTATTGATCGCACCATTGAAAATTCAAACATAGAATCTTCTTCAACCTGGATGATGCTTATAAGTATCCAAGAACGGCTTCAAAAAAGTATGATAGAGTCGCATAAATTGCTCCAGCCTTATTTAGATCTGCAAGAATTTAGCATTGTTGAATTAACCGCTCAGTCAGATACATATAGTCAATCCGATATCATTCTGGACGCGGATGCTAGGGACAGAGTACGTACAAGCGCTCAAGCAGCATTATCTATCATAGAGGGGTAATATGCAATGTATGATAATTTAATTGACGATATCCCTAAAAGAATTGCTGACATATATCAGAGCTGCTCTGAACAAGAACAATCTTATTTAAAGACTATACTATGTGAGTTATCGGATACCGGCACTTCTGAAACTTATGAAAAAATCTGGTTGGCTGACTACAAAGAAATACCCGTGTCGATTGACACATTCATAGAATCAGACACTTATCTAGGTAAGACCAACCGCAATGGTCAGGCAGTGTATCCTCATTGGAGAAAGGTGCTCAGAGAAATATTTGACGCAGGAAATCAATTTCAAGAGGTGGTGTTAACTGGAGCTACCAGAATTGGAAAATCATCTACAGGAATCACTGCTACAGCATATATGCTTTATCGCTTAATGTGCTTGAAAGACCCTCAGAAGTATTTTGGAAAGAAAGAGATATCTAAATTCTCGATCTTATTTTTCAACATAACAAAAGATCTTGCAAAGGGTGTAGCGTTCAGAGAATTTAATGATACACTTAGAGCAAGCCCTTGGTTCTGCTCCCACGGCACCTTTTCTAAAAGTGATAAAGACTTCTATTATATTCCCGAAGGTGGGAAAGTTGTAATTGATTATGGATCTACCGCAGCGCATGCGCTTGGAATGCAAGTTTTCGTCGGTTTCCTTGATGAATGTAACTTCAGTAAGGCAGGAATAAAAGATGTAAATAAAGCTAAACGAGATATGAAAGATACTTACAATACTATATCTGCCCGTGTTAAAGGTACATTTAGAAAAAACGGTGAGGTATTAGGTAAAATCTTCGCTATTTCATCTAAGCGAAGCGATAGCGACTTCATGGAAGCATATGTTAAAGAGCAGCTTGAAGCTGGTGCCGGAGATCACATGTATGTAGATGACAAACCTCAATGGGAGGTGCTACCGCCTTCGATGTTCAGCGAAGAGAAATTCTACATTGCTGTCGGTGACAGGCATAAGAGAGGATTTGTTGTGCCAGATAATCAAACATTTCCAGAAGCCCTTCAGGAGCTGAGAGATCAAGGTTACAAGTTGCTTACGCCTCCTATCGATATGAGATCCGATTTCATTGCGGATTTCGACATAGCTCTACGAGACCTAGCAGGTATGTCTGTTCCTGGTGCATTATCATTCATAACTCAAGAAGCTATTTCAAGATGTATATCCAGACGGCAGAATTGTTTTTATAACGATGTGCTTCAGATTGGAACTAAAGACAACTTGACCATTGAAGAATTCTTTCATGTCGAGCATATAAAGAGCTTCATATATAATCCTGTGTACATTCACCTTGACTTGTCGCTTAATACAGACAGAACTGGTATATCGGGTAGCTGCATATCCGGCAGGCGAGATGTCGGAAATAGTATATCTGGTACAGTCTCCCAACCTGTATTCACTCATCTGTTTTCTGTAGCACTAGAAGCTCCTAGAGGCGATAAGATCCCATATCAAAAAATTCTAGAATTTATTTGTTGGCTCAGAAAAGTCGGATTTCGCATTGAATTAATAAGTCGAGACCAATTTCAGAGTGAATATTTAGCCGAGCTTCTCGAGTCGCAAGGGTTTAAAACTTCAAAAATATCGCTAGATAGGACGCCAGACGGTTACACAGCACTTCGGTCAATTCTACTAGAAGAAAGAGTAGATATGGTCGACTGCAAATTGCTTCAGGACGAATTAATTCATCTGCAGCGTGATAGCGTAACAGGACGTATTGATCATCCCGTGGGCGGGAGCAAGGACGTGGCCGACTCGTTTGCAGGATCAATTTGGAGTGCTATGCTTGATAATCCTGGTGTGAAAGTGCCCATTAAATCAGTGTCTAGCGTTATAAGTTCAGTGAATGGTATATCTAGCACTATTAATTCAAAAAATAATTTAGGAAGCGCATTTTCTAAATTATACAATAATAACAATAAATACAGAAAGAGGTAATTTCATGATCACTAAGAAACTTTCTTACTCATGTTTGCGGGGAGGTATTTTGTATGTATGTTGACAATGTAATCCAGTCCGGCGATTATATCACACCTATTCCTCTCGGATTGCAAATACGATTACAATACAGCCAGTCAGGCGCGTTGCAGTCAGTAATGCTGTACCATAGTAATTCGTATACAGACAAAGTGCCGACAATCGTCACCACTCTTATATCGTACAATAGCTGCCCTTCAGGTATCCATTTACGAGGCGGAACAACTTGGGTTGATGGTGTGCTATATACTAACAAGTTGATTGATAACTTTTCTGGTTCAGTAGATACATCGGCATTTGAAGATGTGCTCATCGCTAAATTTCTCAATCATCCTGAGGAATTTAAATTCTATGCTAGTAATGTTGAGAGCCTTGCAACTCCGTTTAAGGGGTGTGCGCCTATTCGTAACTGGCTGAATATGAATGGGTTCAATTTGCTGCCGGGTTGGGCCATGAATAGCACTCCTAATCGTAACACTTTGCTAACTTTGCTTAAAGGTACATCGACAAAATTCATGTATCCTGTATTTGCTGGATATACCATTTTCAGACGAAATCAGGTTTTAAGAGTATCTACTAAGCTGACACAAATGAAAATTAAGTCGCTTGATCAAGTTACGGACGATAACGGCTACATATACTGTAGAATATCAGATAAGTCTACATCAGTAAATGTTCCGTACAGTAATGTCGTTAAGTTCGGGCTTCATGCTAATGTATCTATTGTACTAGATGCTTATAACAATATAATATACAGCGATAGTGATTCAGCCATTGATTCAAATTGTGAAATCTACTGCTCAACATGCAATAAATTAATACATGTGCGAGCTGATGATGTTGCAGTGCGCTGTAACGATCCGAATTGTCTATCAAATCTATATTGTGATTGCATCCACCTGCTGAAAGTTCTCAATCTGCCGGAAATAACTCCTAGAGCATATTGGGATCATGTTCGCAATAAAGAAATTATTTCAATTCCTGATATATTAGATCTTGACGATTATAGTATGTTAGATACTAATCCTCTGTCATTGACGCTTGTTGATTTATTGTCTGCAATTGTTCCGCTTGCTGTTACTAGCGATGTCTCTATTTTCAATCGTATCGCTAACAGGTGTAGAAATAATGTATCTACATTTGATTACTACATTCATAATCCTGACAGCTTGGCTGTTGAAATAGGGTCGCCTTCAAAAGGATTTAATAGATTGATTCAGTGGTTGAGCGTTCCGTATAATCAGAGTAACATCTCTGCATTGCTTATGAATCCCCGTATTAAAGTGGTCGAAACAAATAAGTTATTCGAAGGTCCTCCCGTATTTCAGGATAAATGTATCGGAATCACTGGGACATTCTTGCACGGAAATCATACTCAAATAAAAGCTATTTTGTCTAGTTATGGTGCTTCTGTTATATCAAGCGAAGATGGGCTTGAGCCGGTCGAGTATGTCAGCAGTTTAGATTATCTTGTAATTGGTCAGCAGAACGAACTTACAAATGGTCAACTGGTTCGTCAAGCTAAGGCCAATAATGTAGTCATAGTGAATGAATCTGAATTTTTCAATCATTATGAAATAGATGCTGATATATGTCAGAACCTTTAATACCGGAGGTGAAGTAAAATGGCAAGCAAATGGTTTAACAGATTGATTAATAAGCGAAACAGTCATCAAAGTAATTCTTATTTACGCAATATTGTGACAGGGTCACTCTATAAGTTATCTGATCTGCACGGTGACACTAGTATCGCAGACATTCATACTCAAATTGATACTATGCGAGCGCTTGCTCGCGATTCGCAGATAAGTACAGCGTTATCTTATTATGCAACTGATGCAACAACTGTCAATACTAACGGAGATGTTATTTGGGCAACTCCAGCAAATTCTAAATTCGTTGATGGTGCAGAGATAGTGAATGCATTACTGAAGCGTTGGAAGGTCAATACATATGCTCGAGATCATATCTTAGAGTTAGCTACCATCGGTAATCTATACATACCGACGACACAGCTATATGCTGATATGTCTCAAACGTCTGCTAGGCAGAATGTAGCACTAGATTATAATACTATTGAGGACCTTGATTTTGATATTGTCCCTGCATACAAGATTCCGCCGGAAGATGTAGTGCATCTTTGGCATCAGGGTGAACCTCACGGATACTTATATCAGGTTGAGGATTATGGAAGTAATGTCATCACATATCCTGAATGCGCTATCATTCATTTTTCGTTAGGCGGATTACTAGGCCAGTATACAATTGATACAGTTGACAGTAACAATCAGACTTTGACATATGATATTCAGTTTGCCCAGCCTCTCATGGATAGAGCAGTCCAACCTACTCAGACTTTAAGCTTGCTCGAAGACTCAATGCTATTGTCTTCCTTGATAAGAGTAGTTAAGTTTATCAATGTTGATTGCGGTCAAGGCGGTGAAGAGTCTGAAATTGCATCTTCGTTGCAGCAGATTAAAGATGCAATTGAGCAACAATTGTCTATTAATACAACTGATGGAGATATTCAGAGTTTCGTCAATCCTAACAGCCCTAACAACTTAATATACTTGCCAAAAATCAACGGAAATGACGCAATTTCTATTACAGATTTAAATATGTCGGAGGCAACAGAGACTGACAATAAACTTTTAGAGTACTATCAAGATAAGAAATTATCTGTACTTGGTGTGCCTAAAGAAGCAATGAACTTTTCTTCTAACGAAGGGTTAGGCGGTGCAGGTTCCGTACTATCTCAAAGATCTGCTCTATATGCAAATTCTTTGCAGAGATTAGAGACAGCATACATTTCAGGATGGACTGATGCTATCAATACTTACTTCACAGTAAGAGGAATGTCAGGATTTGTAGATTCATTCAAGTTGCATATGAATCCTATCATCACCACTCAAAGTACAATTCAGTTTGATAAACGAGATTCGGCATTATCGCAAGCTACTGCATTAGTTGATATACTTAAGTCTCTGAATGTTTCAGATAAATCTAACTATCAAAATGCTCTTAAAGAAATTTTATCAGAAGTCTTTCCGCAAATGGGAGCAGATAGTGCTTCTTGGTCTATTGACCCTGCATCAACATCTGAGGGAGGTATCGGCAATGAAATCTAGTACATATTTAGCAAATGCGTTTTTTCATGATTTAAAACAGTATAATCGTACTAATTTCAAAACAATTGAGCGAGCTAATCTAGATAATCCCGATTCTACAATATATAAAGCGTTCAGTTCGGTCGTAACTCGATTTTTTATATTTTGTGAAAAGCATACAGAAATTTCTCCTATTGAGCTAAGGATACTGTTCTTTAAGCTGAAAATAGATCTAATAGCTCGATACTTTTCCGAATATCCAGATGGCGATTGCGATGCGTTGTATGGATTTCAAATAGAACTACGAAACTATTTAAAAGATAATAAGCAAGGTGAGCATAATGAACTCGAAGTTACCTTATCGATATAGGATCTCTAATTGGCATCAGCTTACACAGTGTTTGTCTAACACTAGTAGAGATTTATCTATTACTGTAACTGATTTTATTCAAAATTTCAAATTAAGCGGGACTAGAATAAAGGTAGATCATAAAGAATTTGGAACATTGTTTGCTTGCGTTGTGAATAGTTCGGGGTCTTTGATTAATTCTGATGAGTCTGATTGGATATCAGATATGACTCCGCAAGCTATTTTACAAGAGATCAAGAAATTTGGATTTATAGTTGACTATGTACCTAGTAAGTCATTATCAGGTAATCAGTTACTCTATCTTCAAAGCTTATTGAAGTTGAATTTTGATAAAATTAGGGTCTTACCAGTTTATAGTATCCGTAATGGTGTGAAGGCAACTACTTATCATATAGTTGTTTTCAATGTTAAAGATAATCCTCGTTGGATTGATTCAGGGTACGCCGCAAGCGATTCTGAATTTATAAATGCTCTGTCAAACGGATCAGCTATGAATCTTGACAATGTTTCAGATACTGATAAGTTTGACTGGTCATGGCTTGATTATGTAGCTAATATATCTGATATACTAGCTGATAATGCTTAGATAGGAGGCCGTATCCTAGATGTCTGTTAATCTGATAGGTAAAGATATACAATTGATGCGAAGACGATATGATGAAGCGTTATCTATGCAAGGCATACCTTGCGTGTATCAGTACCCTAATCTATCTACTTCAAATAATCAAGGTGAATCGGTAGTTGACAGCTATTCAGATAAGATTCCAACTTTTATCTTTTTTGACAGCGCTCCAAAAGTTAAAACATACAAACGACTTGGCTGGGTTGTTGAGAATGACAAAGATTTGCCCTTTCTTATAAGATGTAGTTTTCATCTCCCATATCTTCAGAGAGATTGCTTATTCATTATATCGGGGCAATATACTAATCTTCCTGATAGGATTTTTCGGGTTACTGAATTGACTTGTGATCTTCAGGCACCTGATCATATGGTAGCTCAAGTTATTCCATGTTATGACAAACATGTTGCAGGCCGCACCCAGGAGGAAGTATCTCGTCAATTTTCTAAATCTAATCATTTCATCATTGATCCTACAGATTATCGCGGCAATTATATTTCGTCAGAAAAGGGAGAACAGTAATGATATATCTCTATGATAATTGTATATGTGAAGATTTGATGCGAAGCTTTAATCCTAACAATGTACCTAATCCTGTAGTCAAGGTCGTTGATCCTGAAGGGATTACTCAATTAGCTGCCCAAATACAGCAAGATGAAATCAAATTCCCGATTGTAGCGTTATCACGAGACAACGAGGTAGATATTGACTCAGATAGATATAATTTCGTCCAAGCTCATAAGGGCGTCCAGTCTGTTATGGATGTCGATACTAATAACTTATACTATGAGCGAGCTATCCCGATCAAGTTATCTTATGAACTAACAGTATTGACTACTAATACCGCAGATATGGATGAAATAATCAAAGAGTTAATTTTCAAGTATACAAGCATGTATTTTCTAACACTTAGGTTACCTTATGAATGCAAGCGTCAAGTTAGGTTTGGTGTAGTTATTGATGATAGCCGTTCATTTGAACGAAAATCAGGGTACTTTGAGTACATAGACGGCGGCCAGCTTTATCAAACAATACTCCCTCTTCGATGTGAAGGATGTATGTTAGTGTCATACAGTAAGGCTAAACTCACCAATGCGACTACTGATATCGCTGTTACAGATAAGTGAGTAGAACCTTATATATCACCAGTATTAGAGGTGATCATAATGAAATACAAGAATATATCGTACACAGAAGCTACTTTCTATGGCATCACGTTTAAGCCTGGCGAAATTAAGGATGTTCCTGGATATATCAACAATCCACACTTCATTCGAGTTGAGAATGTTCAGAACACGCCTGTTTCTAATTCATCGACAAGCGATAAGCGTACTAAATCACCTAGCAATGTAGCTCAAAATAGAATAAAATCAACTACTAAGGGAGGAACTAAGTAATGGCTCAAATTGTTATCAATGAAATAAGCCAAAATTATACTTATAACATTGGTTCGTCGTCATTTGCTACTGTTGCACTACCGATTACGGCCTGTTGGGGACCTGCATTTGTAGACCCAAGTTCTTTAGGCGAGACAGCTGATCCAAGGGATCAATTTGAATCGCTCGTATGGCAGCATTTTCCTGCTACTCAGGCAGGCCTAGAATCTTTTGTTAGCACATATCGAGGTCCAGCGTCTAGATATCGTCTTGCTAAGGATTATTCTTATCAGATGGCCATGACGTTACTTACTGCAGGTTATGATGTCCTAGTTTGTCGTCTATGCCCGGGTACATGTGCGCAAGGGACACTTGCGATCAAAACAAAATATTCTGTGCATTCTGTTACTGAATCAGGAGCTGTGTCCGGTCAAAAAACTGATCAAACCCAAACAGATGAGCTTGTCATTAAAGCTAAGTATCCTGGCACCTTTGGCAATAATTTAAAGTTGCAACTTACACGTAAAAATAGATACGACGAGAACAATAAGACTTATTGGAACTTAGTTGTATATGTTGTAGATTCATCAGGAGTTCAAACTGCAGCAGAGAATCTAGTATTTGTTACGGATCTAGAAGATTCTACCGATAGCATACCATTCTATGAAGAAGTTGAGTCAAAATTTATAGATATTGCAGCATTTAATCCAGGTAAGCTAACTGTAAATGATGGCCAAACTGCTGAAATATCAGAATATTCAGATGTAGAACCTATTGTACTTTCTGGAGGTTCTGATGACCCAGCATTTTCTGATCAAGATTCGGTGAAGATACTCGAGGAAGCTACTGCACTTGCTACAACTCGATATTCGCTACATAATGCAGATACATCTACAATTAAGTACATCCGAGCACTTAAAGACCTTGTTAGCACTTCCGGAGACAGCAAGAAAACTGACATATCTCTTGCTAAAGCACAAACATTGTACTATAAGCAGTGGTTGTACACATACGCTGTAGGATACAAGTCATCGAATGTATCTTATTCTGGTATATATGATCTCTTGACAGATAAGTTAACTTATAATCCTAATAGAATTATAAGTCCTGGCTGGGATGATATGGATTTATCAGAAATAAATGGTAACACTTATGGCAGCTCTGATGTAGTTTCCGTATCTCCGCTTCATAATAAGCTTATGGCGGTTGCTTACAACAGCAGATGTGCTACTGCGCTACTAGATGTACCTAAATCACTTCCAAGAAGTTTAGTATTTAACGAAAGTACAAATGAGTCTGAAATTGGATATGCTCAGAAGCTTGCAAGAAGTAAACCTACATCTGTATACAATGCTAACAATACACTATACACCACACACTCAGCATTGTTTGCTCCGTGGGGTCAGTACACATATGTAGGCACAAGTAAGCAGTTTGCAGCGTCTCCTGCATTCTTAGATCTAATGATCCACAGAGCAATGACCCTTAATCAGACTGTTCAGTATGAATGGGCACTACCTACTACACGAAAGCATAGCTTGAATCTTGGTAAATTTGATTACACAGTGCCAAATAAACTTTTACAAAGTTGGCAGAAGTCAGACGGTGTAGGCATAAATGTAATTACAAATATTCCTGACATTGGCAATACTGTATGGGGTAACTCAACACTATACGAAGTACCGCCTGCAACATATCAAGCATTAGCTAACTTATCTACTCGTTATCTTGTTAACGCTGTAGAGGATGTTGTTTACAGATGCGGTATTTCTATCACATTCCAGTACAATAATGAGCAAGCTTACAACAAATTTTATGCTGGTGTCACACCTATTCTCGACACAATGAAGAATGCGGGAGCAATTGATGACTACTATGTCAGAATGTCAGCAGACATTAACGGCCTAGATCAAATCAATGCTAATACAGTAATTGGTAAGATTTACTTAGTAGTTAACGGTGTTATCAACGACATAATGGTTGACCTTGTTGCTTGCCCGCCAGGGACGGACCTTAATCAGTACAAAGCATAAATCGTTAAACATAATATAAGATAGACAATAAGGATTCAGCATACATATGTATAAGGCATATTCAGGACAGCACGCTTATCTAGCGTGCTGTTTTGTGTGAATCGTTAAAATACTCAAATACCACCGTCTAATCAGCTCGGTCAATATTTTTATTGAAAAAATTTAAGAAACTTATTGACATCTGTCAAAAAATAATATATAATATAATTGAAAGGAAATTATTAAATTTATACTTTCAATACGCTATATCAAAATTTTTAACTTATCAAAAAGAAAGGATTGTCAAAAATGAAAGAAAGAAATTTAAATCAAGGTGAAAGCAATTTTGATTGCAGAATGCTTCCCGGTCCTCAATATAATAATGAGACTTATCGGAAAGCAGTTTTATTCTTACACACATGTGAATTGCATCTATATTCTAAATATCTTCATTGGTTTGAGGATCTAGGCGGGATACCATTTTTTAATATCGATATTAATTCTTACAAACCTGAAGAGATTGGTTATCAAGCTTCGATAACTTTCAGATATGTTGACAGTACAGGAGGTCGAGATATTAAGGTTATCAAGATTGCAGATAGCGATATAACTAATATCAGTGTTTACGAAGAGATTGAAAAGGAACTTGGAAACGCGGTAATAGAGTTCAAGGAGACTTTGTTAAATTCCTAAATAAATAGTGCGGCGGAGCTTATCTCTTACGAGATAAGCTTCATTTTTTTATTAAATTATCATTGTTTTAGTACAAACTGAAAGTATGTACTAAAGATATGTTATATCTGCAGTATCTGAAATGTAGAAATGATTCACAGAGAATGCAGCCGTTTCGTTATTATGCTTGAAAATACAAAGCACTATTAGTACACCTTATATAATTAAGTGAATCATTACAATTTAAACTACAATATGGAGGCACATGATATGAAGAAAGTAATTGCATCGTATGGTGTTTCGCTTAGTCTTTTGAAGTTCTTATCAAGCAAATTGAAGGTAAACGGACCTGCGTATAGAGGTGCTCGCATGCCTGAATTCAACGCGAGTTCAATAAATGAGTCTCAATTTAATGACAATTTGCGAATGAAGAGCTTTCAATGTACAATCGTTGGAGCTGGTCTGGTAATAAATTGGACGACACAAGAGCAATTTACTGACAGCGAAGCAAAAGAGTTAGTAGATGAAATCGAACGTGCTGCGTGGTATCTATATTACAGGTGGCTTGATATATCTGCATCTACTAGCAGAATGCCTGAAATTGTTGTCGACGTTTGCGATAGGGATAATATTTCACCTTGCTACAGCGAGTCTTTTGGCGATTGCAATCCATAATAATTTGATAGGAGATTGATAAATATGGCAAAAATTAAAAACTACAATCAATATTTAGCTGCATGCGATGATAAGTCTCTAGATCTCGAGAACATTGTAGATGCTGCAAATGATAAGCTTGATAATCTGAATGCTCAATTAAGACAGATACGCACTTCGGTTAAGGCTGTAGCAGAATATATTTCTGAAGATCTAGATATTACTAATCCTGAAGAGTTTGCTTGGTTTGACGATATTTCGGATGCTGAAGCTGAAAGATGTTACGACGCATGGAGTATCCTTGTTGAACTTTCGTCTCAATGCTCAAATCTCCTTCGTCACATCAACGAGGTTGTTGATCAGTTAGATCATATTGAAATATGAATCAAGTAATATATTCGGCGGATTATATCAGATACAATGCTAATAGCAGAGGCAAGAATGTCGATGATTGCGTCAAGCGGGCGTTGTCACTTGCATTTAATACATCATATCAAAATATAAGTAAGCAGCTGAATACACTATGCAAAGAACTCGGGCTAAGCACTGATGAATACAGCAGAGTAAGTATATTCACTAAGCTTGTAGAACGATATGGATGTAAACCATTTCAAGATATACGAAATAGCAACCTTACGCTGTCTGAATTTGCTGATACCATCGGCTCAAGCGGAACCTTCTTAGTACGAACAGGTAGAACTTCAAATCGAGATAATCATATAGTTTGTTGTATTGATGGTACCATATATGATAGCTGGGATTCGCTGTCGCAGTACGCAATTTATTATACTCAAGTGCCTGAGACATTCAATCACAATTTTACCAATATAAGCGACTCGATTGACGACCTTGCTGATTTGTCAGAAGACCTTGTTGCTAGTTATGCTGATAAGTATCTGAATAAGTTTGAGATTCCAAATGATAAAGAGACTGGATGCTTCAAACAGCAGACAAGCAAAGTAGACGGATATACCATCAAGATAGATTGTTACTATACTTATACAGAATCAGATGAACTGATATACTCCAAGCGATTCACCCTTGCGTTTGTACTTACACCTACAATGTCAGTAGATCAAGCAAAAACATACATTTCTAACACAGCTAGAACAAGAATCTATGATCGATGCTACGAAATGCATAAGCAGCTTAGTGACGCAATAGAAGGAAGTAATCTATTCAATCTATCAGGGTACGACAAGCCATATCGTGCATTCATAGGCCGAGGTCGGTCGTACGCTAAGAGCTTACCAGGTTGGGTTAAACCTTTCTTACTTACAGCAGATGTAGGCAATGATAGAACATACGAATATAATTATTTGATATACTTTCGACCTTTGCCGGGTGACCCGGATACTAACACTGTGTGTCTACATGGATATGCAAGCGACGATATCAAAGAAGAACTAGCGAGATACAAAGCTGATTATTCTCGCGTAGATATCGATTATTTGTTAGATGAAATATGATTTGTCTTATGAAGATTACACGCACGCATAATATCACCGATTAATATATCGGTGATATTTTTTTTAATTATATGATGTTAGCATACAATCAATATTACTTGTATTCATACACATACTGACCGCAGTCATATACAGGTAGCCACCCATTTTCTAGCATAAGTTGTTCGTTGCTTGCACCTTTGCCGTAATTTGTTTTGAACAATTGGTCGTACCCCCTCGATCTCAATAAATTAGCGGTTATTCGCCTATTATCTTGTGACCATACCTCTTGTGGGGGCGAAGTTCGTATTAGTCGCATACCTAATTTCTCATATACTGCGCCGGTGAATTTTGATCTATCGCAATAAGAAATTATGTTATTTAGTCCAAATTCATTTGTAGCGTAAGAAAACAATCTACTTGCTCCACCAATAACAGTGTATCCTGGTTTTGTGCATAATCTGAGTAACTCTACATCGTGATTCTTATCATATCTTGATTTGCCAAAGGTCATTACTTGAAGTAACTCATTTTGGTAAACTAACCCTAAGTATAGTAATTGGCCCCTACATGTTCCCTGAAGATGATACTTTTTAAGAAACTCATCTCCGGCTTGTGGGATAAGTTTATATATCTCGCATTTTCTAGCATATACTGATTTCTTAGGTTTGAGCATATCTACTACCTTATCCAGATCATCCCAATCAAAAATGTGGATGCATCTGTAACCATGTTCAGCTGCTATCTGAGTCTTCTCTAGATGATAATTCTTGTCCAATCCTTCCTTGTTCCAGTGATTGCCAATAATATTGTGAGTATAAGTTGGATTGATTTCTACTAGAATATTTTGATCAGGCAGGATCAGGTCGTAGAATTTATTGCATAGATAGAACTCAAATGAGCTTCTTATTCCTATCCTTTCTAACCTATCATGTAGTAACAGGTTTGGTTTTGATATCTTGTGGAAGTTGTTTTGTTTATCAGGTATCATACACCCATAAGGCACTCCGTATCTGCTCATGCATGTATTCTTGATGGCGTCCATAATTTTGTCTGATTTTGACGGGTTATCTACTCCATACCTTTCTAAGAATGTCTGTTTTGCTTTTTCGTCAATTTCAGGCGGCCAAAATTCGCCATAATGTTCTATACGAGTCTTAATAGCAGACATACATATATCTGTATTGCTCATAGGGTTATCTACCCCATATCGAATAATATTAGTATCTTTTGCTTGCTGTCGAAATTTTTCTACTTTTGACGGATTATCAACTCCGTACTTTTTTCTAAATGTATTGAGAGCTTTTTCTTTTAATATAGGGCTCTCCATTGTAGTAGGGCCTCCGTATCTGCTCATCATAGTTTGTTTACTTTTTGCTATTATCTGTTTAGAGCCAAGTGCCCAATCTGATCCGAATTTCTTCTGATTAGTTGCAATGGCTTTAGATTTTATTTCTTCCGATTGTAACGGCGACTCTACTCCATATTTACTGAGCATAGCTTTCTTATGGTTATTTTGTACTTCTTTATTTTGCATAGGGTGGTCGCATCCGTATTTTTCTACATTCTTTCTTCGAGTAGCTTCTTTCCGACATTCTTTGCAACAAGGTTCGACAGAACGCGTAGAATTCCATACCATTTGTTTGTTACATATGGGGCAACGATTATAGTGTGTTCTTTTGCATATCTTAGATGATGGCTTTTCTGGTAAAAATAGTTCATTGCATATTATGCATCTTTTTTCGTGTGTAGGCTTACCTGTAGGCATCTTGTTCCGTCCTCTCTTAAAGTTGTTATTTAATTATAGTATATAAACGATTGAAAGTCAATAGAATTGACCTTCTATACAATAGAAAATATTAAAGGAGGAGATAATATGTTCACACCGTTACATATGGGTACTAATCATATGCTTGGTATTGACAACTATGTACCCTTAACGACGAATAATTTTGAAATTAGAATCTACAACATGGACGGATCTGCCCCGACAGAATTTTCTGACTTACTTACATTGAGTACAGATGAAGTAGGAGAAATCAAAGAAGAGCAAGATATCATCACAGTTCATTACGGAAACGGTCTAATTAAATTCCCGTCGAAAGTTAGCTTTGCTGATGTTGATTGGACGCTTAACTGCTATTGCGAACCTAATGTTCTTGATGCATTGAGAGCTTGGAGAAAGCAAGTTTATGATCCTGACACAGAAAGAATGGGTCTGCCGTCTGAATATATGAAGCAGGTCTTCTTCATTAAATACGACGGTCAGGGAAATGTAAGAGATGTTATTCGCTGTCCTGGTACTTGGATTGGTGCGTTATCTAACGGCGCTATGAATCAGCAAGGCGGCGATATTGTAAAGGTTCAAGTGCCCTTTGTGATTTCGAGGGCCATCTACCTTACAAAGTCCGATTTACAGAGCTGAGTTCAGTGTACAGTTAATTTAATACTGATGTAAATTGCCCTACAATCTTAGATCGGTTGTAGGGCACAATTTTATGGTCTTAACTGTATGATTCGTCATTATTACTGGAGGAAGGATTGATCTATATGAAGAAGTGCAGTCTATGTGGCAAGTTATTCGAACCTAACTCAATTCAATCTAAGACTATTAAAGAGAGGGTTGAGGCAGTTTGCTTAGAGCGATACGGAGTTCCTTATCCTTGAATGTTAGATCTCAGTAAATCTGATTTATAAGACTTTACATAGGGTTCATATTAAGTGCAGATGTCACCTTTTATGTATATTGATAATTATTTACTGCATCTAAAGGAGGATATTATGAAACGTGTAATACGGGCAAATACTAACCTAGCCAAAGTTAGATTTGAACTAGGCAGGACATATGAATACCCTATGCTATATGGTGGAACTGCAAAATACAAAGTAGTTGATAGAACTGCTACTACAGTGACATTTGCAGAGTCTCATATTTCTGAAGACACGGGCGAGTTAGTAGCTGATGGTACAAATGAATATTCAATTATTCTACAAGATCTGTATGATGAAGCATATGATCATATAATTGGTGAACAAGAGTCTGTTCAGATGTGGGAGTATAAAGGGCACAAAGGCTACTTGCGTGCAGGTGAGTAGCAGATGTCATTTGAGTGAAAGCTCTAAATACTTTTCCACGGAGGCATGTTTGTGAAAAGATATGTAACTGCAGATCACGATGAGCACTTAGATGTTGATATATCTCAATTATTGTCAACTTCTACAGGTAAGAAGATATATGGCAAGTTTATCAATTGCTCCTCAAGTTTTGCTTTCGCTTGGCTACAGGGTGTTGTAGACACTGTGCAGATTGCCAACTTAGATATTCCTGGTCTTTCAAGTTTCTGGGATGATGTCTGCGGGTATGGTGTAGATGCTGTTAGGCAAGCGGCACTTAAGTGATATTGAATTTTAATTACCAAATAATTTTTAAGAAAAATTTTAAAAAAATGCTTGACTTTTCGTTAATTATATCTTATAATATAATCGTAGGATAAATCTATACTACGAAAATATCAAAATTAAGGAGACAAAGAAATGGAAAGATTGGCAAAAGAATTAACGGATTTGAAAGAATTATATGGGGTTACCGATAAAGAAATAGAATTATATAAATTAATTCTAGATAACCTTAATTCGAAAGTCGGATACGATTATTACTACGAATTATGTAAAAGTATTAAGGATAATAATCTACCCGATGATATCCTGTATGATATAAGTCCCGAATTTAAATGGGACAATAAACTCGACGAAGAGTTTAAAATTCGAGCAATTAAAGATAATAGACTCGATTTAATTTAAATTTTTCTATTAACCGGTATATTAGATTTAGTATACCGGTTAATAATTATGTTACATAGCCTATCGGTAATTTTGTAGACGGAAGGTGCAAGTATGAAAAGAGTAATATTAGGAACTTTATCTAGTGTAGATCCTTATGTCAGGGTGCCGCTTAATCATGTGGTTGATCAATTGATTGAATGCGGATGCAAGACATACAATGTTGATGCGCTGACTTCGAGCCAGAAAATCAGAATTAGGCGTGCTATTTTATCTTGGAAACGCATGAATAATGTTATATTTCATCATAAGGATACAAACACCTACAATAACACTCCAGAGAATATAATACTATTTACAAAGAGTGCACACGGCTATCTTCATAGTTACACAACTCAGATTGTCTTGAGAGATGTATTTGGACTACTTACACCCGGATATCCTGCAGGTAAATTAGCAAAAAAGTGTGATATCGAAGTATTAAACAAATTAGGCGAAGTCTTAGATTTTAAACAGTATGATGCTAATCAGTTTATAGATGCTATATTTACAAGCGATGTCATTGATGTAATTTCTAGCATCGATAATCTTGATCTGCTGGAGAGGGAGGTAGCCGAACGACTTTACCAGATTGAACCTAATGTAGTGAAGAAGGCAGATATTGAGCGAATTGTAAAGGATTATCTAAGAAGCATAGACGTTGATAATCCTAGTATAGATGTAGATTACATCGACGACGATGTAGCATATACTTTGCTAGGCTTGATAGATGAGTTGTATGCACAGTATGATGAGCCCCTCAATATTAAGTCATTAGATGTAGTGAAATCATTCATTCGAAATAATAAAAGATCTAAGTACGACATATGCAAAGATCGATATGGCAAGGATAATGTAGTTGAAGAAGACATATCCAATTAAACGATGTACGCCGAATAAACAACAGAAGCAGATGCTGACGAAGGCATCTGCTTATTTATTTTGTTGATTAGGTTGGAGCTATCACCTTGAATTTTATTCTCCTCAATTTCTTTAAAAAATTTTAAAAAATGCTTGACTTCTCGCCAATTTTCACATATAATATATATGTAGGAAATAATATAGTTATTCATTCGTTAGATAGTACACATATCAAGATATCAAAAATAACGGAGGTAAGCATATGCTTAAGTATTTAGTTTTAGAGAAAGATGTAGACAGTGTAGATAGAATAGTTAAATCTGCTGAAAAGATGTACAGCAATCTAGATGTACATATAGACTATTCTAAGGCTGCTAAGGAGTTTAAATCAATCACTATTGACGGTAATCAAATTATAGCACCGTTCATTCCTGTAAAAATTGATTGCTATTCATTACTAGTAGATATACAGGGGCCAGAAAGTACTATTGCTGACATGATTACATCAGAATGCCTAATTTATCTGACACCTATTCAGAAGCAGTATCCTGTAATCATTCTTAAATATATTGTATTCTGCGTGAATACATTCGGATACAGTAACAAAAAGGATTCTCGCCCTACAGGACAAAGAGCGTTAGAATACTATCTTTATAGTAAGGATATATTTTCAGCCCCTGCTGACTATTTAGATCTAATTCGTAGCGAATTCAATCAATACAACATATCGGTCGAATCAAATAAAATAGATATATCTGAGATGCTGCACTGGATTAGATCTACCGATCTTTCTGATGATTATCACATTAATCTTAAGTCAGTTTGTGCTAATCCGACTATCGACATAAGAAGATTGTGGATGTTTGCTTCGTTACCGCATGCTTACACAGTATTCAACAATCATATGCTTGATACGGAGGCTGTTAAGCCTAATAAGTTTGCTGGAAATATAGGAGATAAGGTTCAATTTACAGGTAAATGCTCCTGTGTAAGTCAGACTAACGGTAAATATGGATTCAGATTCAAATACAAGTTTATTGACAGCAATAATATGGTATATGTTTGGGATACTGCTAAGCAACTCAAATCCGGATGTAGTTATAATGTCACCGGAACCATTAAAGATTGCATAACTTATCAAGGTAATTCAGAAACTGTAATTACTAGATGCAAATCAATGTTAGTAGAAGACTAATAATTAGGACCTTATATAATATCATAAGATCAATCCAAAAAACCGTTAGGAGAGGTTAAAGATATGACAGCAATTTCAGAGAAAATAGAACTGTTGGGTAAGGGGTTGTATTCTGATATTCCAGATACTCTTACTATAAAGGGCTTACCTACTGTTTCTGAATTAGAATATGTAGGCAGCGAAGATTTTGACGAAACTATGCTTGACAAGATACTGCCCGAAGCAATCGAAGAAGACATTGATTGCAAGCAGCTTCTTGAAATTGATTTCAACTGGATCTGCAGATGCATAAGAATTCTAAATTTTGGCCCATATTATACGACAAACGCAATATTCTGCGACGAATGCGGCAAAGCTTCTTATGGCGAATACCAAGTTAATTTGAACAGCATCGCATGCGTTCCGCTTCCAGAAGGATTTGTAAATGATATCAAGATAAGCAGAGAAGATTTCTTGGATTTCAACGGAGATATCACACTCAAGTTACCAACTATTCGCCAAATGCTCAATGCCCAAAAAGATAAAGCATTTCAATTTGCGGATGGTAGAATCAATCGTGAGCTTGCTAGAATGTGTTACATGATAACATCTATAAATGGCAACGCTAATCTTACTCCGGTTGAGATTAAACTATTGATTCAGAAGGAACTATCGGCTGCTGATTACGTAGTAATCAAAGATAAGATCAGAGAGCTTACAAACTACGGATTACGCGCAGGCGGAGTTACTCAATGTCCTAAATGCCACGGAAAGGGCACTTTCATTGCTTTGAATGATGACAAATTTTTTCGTCCGACCTTGGGAGATTTACGCCAGTGGAAACACGATAGAAGTGGAAGGGCAGCAAAAGACGTTTCAAGAAGTAAGACAGCATCTGTACGAAAACATAATTGACGAGACCTTATTCATCTCTAGAGCATCGGAAGGTGCAGTATCAGCTGAATGGTTGATGACTCAGCCTATTTTCATTCGAAAGAAGTATGTAGAGTCGTTTGCTAAAGAACTTAAAGCTCGTCAGCAGGCGTTGAATGCAAAGGCGCACTAGTAATAGTAATTAGGATGGATTTATTTCAATCCATCCTATTTTAATATTCTTAGATATAGATACAATTAACTAACATTACGTGGAGGTGATACTGGTGGATATCATAAATAATATACCTACTTCAAATGACTCAGAAAACAATGATAGCAGAAAGTATACATCTCATATGAGTCCTGAGGAATTGAAATATCTTCAGTCTATTGATAGAAACTTGCAGCAGTTACTGAAGCAATCTCAGTCCACTTCGCAATCTGATGCAAAATTCAATATGCCAAGACGAGACGAATTCCGAAATTCATCTCGCAATACTTCTCCATTCGGTAAACGATATAACATGCGCAACGCAACAAGTGCAACAAATCAGTTTGCTGATTCGTTTACAAAAGCGATGGCAGATGCATTTTTAGGGTCAGATTTCCGAGATAAGATTCGAGATTCTCTTGAAGGATTTGCAGATGAATTTGGTATATCATTTAAAGATATGCCAGGTGTGTTAGGTAAATCGCTAGCCGATGCACTATCGTCAGGGTTTAAAAATTCTAATATTGGTAAATCAGTTACTCAAAGTGTAGACAAATACAAGAATAACGCTGTTACATGGGCTAAGAATAAAGTAAATGAAAAATTAGGGAATTACAACTCCAAACACGGTACAAATTATTCGGTTGACAGCTTCAAACAAGCTAAAAAGTCAGCTACAGATGCACAGTCTGCGAAGGAAGTTAAATACAATGATGCATCTACTGACAGCAATCTGTCTACAAAGGATGTAAGTCTATCTAGCAACGCAATAACAATAGATGCACAGAATGCTTCAATCATATTTAAAAATACTTCAAAGAACCGCAAGAATCAAAATCGAAAGAACGGCAAGAATCAAAATCAGAAGAAACCTGATATCAATGATGCATTGCAGAATTCGGCTGATGCTAATCCGGCAGCAAGCAATAATACAAATGTTGCACCTCCGGATAAAGCTGATTTGGTGCCAAAAAGCAGCGCACCTGAAGATATTGCTAATTCAGCTAAGGACAAGCCTATTGATAACATACTTTCAGACTTATCGGGAGAGCTATCAAGTAAAGTTACTGGATTTCTAAATAAATTTGGCAATGTCGGGCAGATAGGGAAATCAGCGTTATCCAAATTAAGTCAATCTAATTTTGTATCTAGTATACTTGGCAAAACTGGCAAAGCTGGCTCAATGGCAGCTAAAGGCGCAGAGGTTGCAAGTGCAGCTGCCAAAGGTGGTCAGTTAGCATTGCCTCAGACATTAGAAAAACTTGCTACTGTCGGTGGTCAAGCTGGTAACGCTCTAGGTAAGGTAGCTTCTTCGTCTGTTGCAGCGTCTGGAGGATTTCCTCCTTTTCTTATAGCTATTGCAGCAGTAACTGTTGCTCTTCATGTATTAGGCCCAGCTATTGAAGCTATGGGCAAATCGCTTCAAGCTGCTCATAAAGCAGCTAATCGATATACAGAGTCTCGTAAGAAGGCTCAGGAGCAGGCTCAAAAACGATTTGAAGCTGATATGGAGTCGATTATCAAGGCACCATTTGAGATATTAGAACAGGCAGCTCAAAAAGTATATGATGCTTGGGATAGCAATCTCAGACTCATAAATGGTACTCAAGGATACACTAAAGCAGATCTACAGGATTTACTATCGGCGTATTCAAATCAGCTCCGATCTGAAGGTCTATCTAAAGTAATAAGCGTTACGGATATTACTGATAGTTTAGCTAAAGTCCTTCAATCCGGTCTAAGCGGAAAAGCTGCTGAGGAGTTTGCATATCAAGCTACTAAACTAAACGCCGAAATACCTTCACAGGATTTCTTCGACTACGCTGATACATATGCATCTATTGTTGCTAATCAGGTAAGGTTAGGGCAATCTCAGGCAGATGCTCTCAAGTATGCTAATACTCAGATTGAAGCATTTGCAAATAATCTGTTATATGCAGATAGGCAGCTCACATCAGGATTGACTACTGGTTTAAGTAATGGTAAATCGTTATTTGAACAGTCTACACAAATAGCACAAGCGAACAAGACATATGATATTTCAGATATATCCGGTGTCTTGACTTCAGTTGCAGCAGTAACGGGTGCAATAGCTCCTGATTTGTCCTCTTCTATTACAGATGCAGTATACAAAGCTGCTACCGGAGGCAATTCTACTGAATTAGTAGCTTTACGAAGTTTAGCTGAGACAGGAGCATCTAACAGTGCATTCTTGAAAGCACTTATGAAAGATTCTAAATCTGTAATATCTACGCTATTCAGTAATCTCTCTAAGCTTCAAAATATGTCAGATGAGAACAGTATGGAAGTTGCTGAAGCACTATCTGGCTTGTTTGGGCTATCAATGGATGCGTTTAGCCGAATAGATTTTTCATATCTGTCGGATGCTGTAGCAAGTATGAATACTAACAGCAACTCGCTAGATGAAAACCTCAAGCTGCTCAAAACTGGAGAAACTACTACAAGCGCCGAACAGCTGAAGATGCAACAAATAAACGAGTATCTTCTTAATGAAGGTCTTTCATATGTTCTTGATAACGAGACAGCAAGGGCTGTTCAGCAGCATATGTGGGACGAGCAGCTTGCGTTAGAAATGCAAGAGGCAACATATGGAATAGAGATAAAGGGTGCCGCTCTTGAATTACTCGAAGGCATCAGAGAAACGGTTGATAATATAATCAATCTACTTAACCCCTTTGCCTGGGGTAAGAAGCTTGCTAACTTGATAGGCAGTGAAGCTGAATCCTGGGGAATGGAAGGCGAAATTAAAGCTTTACTAGAAGCCGGAAAAGTTGGAAACGATAATGTTAAGACACTTTATCAGCTTACTACACGAGGCACAAGATTAGGACTTACTGAACCTATAGTTAATCAGCTAGGTGGGCAGTCAGTCTACTACGGAATATCTGGACTTAGAAGCATAGTTAGTTCATCATGGGACATTACAAATACTTTGCTTGACAACTTTGGAAATGTCAATAACCAGATTCTAAGCTCTATTCAGTCTGGTGTCCGCAGTATAGATGCTCAAACTAAAGTAATTGATTCGCAATACAGCTGGGGTCTTGTTAGTAAGTCGGCTGCTCAGGCATTGCTTGGATCCGGAAAGGCTACAGGTAAAACAATTACATCTCAATATGCTAACAGTTCACTTACTGAAATGAGTAACAATAGACTCAAGGCTAGATTGCAAGAAATGCTTGCAGATGATTACCTCCAAGATCAATTTGTAGCTAAGGGATTGAGTTACGAAGATTGGGCTGCAACAGCAAATAAGTTTGGGATAGACGATCTTGATAAAGCACTAGAGTCGGCGGGATATTCTGAGACGCAAGTTAAAAATTACTTCCAGCAGAAAGAAGTAGAGCAAGGTAATTCAATTCAAGATCAGATTCGTCAAGATGAGCAAGATTTTCGCGATAAGGGCAGACAATTCTGGATAGACGAAGCACAATATACAGTTCAATTGATAGACCTAGTGACTAATACAAATACTAGATTAGATACCTTGATTGATCAGTTTGCTAACTTTCATGATAAGTGGGATATCTTTAGAAAATATTTCAATTGGCATGATTACTATACTACTTGGACTGATTATTTCATTAAGCATACAGCATTTAATTCTGCATATAATTACACTAGTGTTAGTAAAGTTATGCGAGATGAGAAAAAATCATCTGAGGATGCTATATACGCGCTCGCACATGCGTGGTCTAGCACTGCAAAAGATTTAACAGATCCTACAGTTCAGACTGTAGCATTGTTATCGCAAATCTTGAAAGTGGTGAATGCAATCATGCAGCAAAATAACACGCCTAAGTCATCAGGCGGCGATTCTGGGCTATCGTTGCAGGATACCTTTGCAGCATTAGCTGCTGGTATGATTAAACAGACATAATCACCTTGTATAGTTATATACACAATCGCTAATTAATGAAATTGTTACTGGAGGATACACAATGAATTTTACTACATTTCCGGTAGATAGCACAAATATATTTCCTCTGTCGAACAGTACAAAGGGTGGACAACTTCTAACAGAGTATAATCTTAGATCTCGAGAATCGATATGCACTCCTGAATCCGTAGAATATATAATCGGTCCTTCGTATGTTCATTCAGAATCTGATTTCTTTGTAGAATGTTTGACAGATGATGAAGGAGTCCCTGTAAGCTCCAGTACTCTTCAAATTAGACCCGGTAGAGGAGTACTTAATGGGCACTATGTAGAATTGCTTACACCTATGATTATAGATTTAGATGATGCGAATGCATATGCACAGACGCATTCAGAAGATCCACTTAGAGGTAAGCTGTGCATAGGTATCAGAATAATGTATAGCACCAATGACAGCATGGCAGGTGAATCTACTAACAGTAGTATAGGTGCTATGCTCCCGGAAGATAAATCGGGCAGTATGTATAGAGGTGTTCAACTTGTAATATTGCCTCCTGATAAATTCAAACTTCCGGAAGATGTTCCTAGATCAGATCAAGAGTCTAGTGTAACAGCTCATATCAAACTTGCCGAATTTTCGTATATAAACGGAGCAATACAAGGAATAGTTAATAACTACCCTGGTAAGTGTCAATCAATTTCAGCAACCCGTATATCTGGAGTCGATTCACTATTATCTGACGAATATGTATCAATGGCTAATCTTGACCCTAAGAAGCTATACGCATTCTCAGGACGAGGGGCAAGCGTCAAAAAGAGCACTTGGTGTGATTCTACAGACAGTTTAATGATATGGGATAACAGCCCTAAGTTAGCATCTAATAAGCCTCAGTATAAGGAAGCACAATTTGTTCGCAATGTGCTAGACGATACTATTAGTTTATATGTTCCGCACAAGCAAGTTGACGGAGGTACATACGACAGTAAAGGTAATATTGAATACTATCAGCCGAAGCTTTATCAACTGCCACAAGCAGATTATTCATCAGGTATGAGTGGATTAGTGACAAAGGAATACACTAATCACATAAAATCAGTTGCTAGCAAACTGTCTGAGATTTACAGAATGCCTAATGGTAAACAAGTCGGATATATTTCTACGCTTGACTATAAGCTCGATGAGTCAGGTGACAAAGATCTGCCTGACATCAATCCGTCATGGGTATCTGGAGATTATGTAGTCGTAGGTCAAGATAATACAATTGGCAATGTCGTCGCAGGTAGAGCACCGTCTACTATGTATGTAGTCTTGCCTGGTAAAGTCCTCAAGATCGCTCCTGAAGCATTAACTGCCGCAGTTGAGAAACAGTGGCAAGTAGTTGATAGCTTCGCGAAAATAGTGGCGGATGCTCAATCTAAAGTGACTTCAGCTACCGATAGGTATAATGAAATAACAACATATGTAAAAAAGCTACAATCTATAGTAGACTACATAACCGTACGAGATAATCCACCTTCAGACACTAAGCGCGAGATGGAACTTGTTGTATCTGCTGCTAATACGCTTGTAAATAAATTAAGCGAGAACAGCGATACTGCTACAACACAACAAAATGCTAAGGCAGTTAAAACTCAAGCTGATAACCTCAATAAAGTTGTAACTGCTTCTACAGCAGCTGCTACTCTTGAGGATTTGCAAACTGCACAAGATGCACAGGCGGATATTGTCTCCGAGGCTACCAAAGCATATAACCAAGCATACGCAAAACTTGAAGGAGCTAGGAACGAGCTCAAAAAGAGCGTAGGGTCATTAACAGCTACTCAGCCTCCGTCAGGAATGGAACTAGGATACTCTGAAACAACTACAGACCCTGCTACTTTAACAATTGATGAAATAAACACATCGTTCTGGGTCCTAGGATCAAAAAGTGAATATCGCGGCGTCCAAGGTAAAGACTATTTCAGATTATCTTACACTGACCCAGATGATAACATCGTAACAAATTACTACTACGTCGTATCTGATGAAGGCGATATGTCATATTCAGATCCTGTATATCTAACTCGAGAGATTCCGCTTGCAGAAGAAGCAGTGATAGGCGGATTTCTAAACATCGAAGATAGTTATACTGACGCAGGGTATGTAAGACGAGATGAAAGTGGGCATCTAAGACTAGTTGATTATGACCTATTAAGGTCAGGCGCATTAGCATATCAGCTAGGCGATGATTTAGTTATCCCTGCAGGAATAACATCATCTGAAATACAGAATTATCTAGATGATTATGTCAATCAACGTGTAGCATATAAGTCAAACGGAAGTAAAAATATTGATATAACATTTACCTTGCCTACTGAGACAGAAAAAACTGAAATAACTATTCATGATATCGATAGCAGATTCAATACATATGTAACAATTCATATAAACGGAGCAAGCGACAGTAATACTGTATTGAACATTGCCGATTGCCAGAAGGTTAGAATCGACCCGAATATCCAAGGAGCTCCGCAAGTAAATCTGTATAGGTCATGTTTATACTATGATGATAGCATTCTTAATTATCTATCTCAAATAGAGGACTTAGATCTTTGGTACATTCCGATTGATGAGAGCGACGCAAATCTCTTGGTATCTGGACTCACAGTCACCGTTGCCGATATACCGTCAATTTCTGAAGATCTTTCATATTGGTCTAAGTCCGCTACAAACGATAATCATTTTCTATTCGCTCTGAGGAGTTTAACTTTTGCACCTAACGGTGATATCGTAGGATGCAGCTTATATGTTAAGAACAGCAGCACATATAATGTAGAGTTAGGAGATTGCATTGTATTATCTGACTTTGAGCTACCTCAATCCGCTGGATTTAGTTATCCATTATCTCGAATGACGCGAAAACTAAAAATAACAGGCTCATTCATTACTGCATATCCTGCTAATGGCGGTTATATAGTTGCCGATTCGTCTTTCAGTGCACTGAGTCAAACTTACAATAAATACGCAACCGGTGAAAAATGTATATCGGGCCATATATCTATACGAGTTCAATCTAGCAACATAAACACTATTGTAGGTGATAAGATTGAAAGCATCGATGAATGGGAACCGACATCCTATCATATCTTTGAAGGCGGTGCAATTTCATGAGTCTAATGCAAGATATAGTGAAAATGAATTTTGTCCGGTCCGGATATCTGCCTAACTACCCTTACCATATGATATCAAATGCTGAGATGTGTAATGCGTTTCTTGCATTTGACCATGGGCAGTATTCGGGATACATGGTTGATAGATATCCTTGTGTCGGAGCTTCACTTGAAGATAAGTATCAGATCTTGCTACATAGTATGCACGAACAGCTACTCAATTTCCTTGAGAACGATGGCGAAATAATTCCGGACTGGATTTATTCTTACATGGTAGGGTCGACAATAGGCCCAAACAGTAATGTGTATGATATACATGATTTATTAGTTTTGCTAGATGCAGACAACATAGATGATGTATTCACTGAGCAAGCCGCTGAAGTATGCTTAAAGGTTAGCTCTAAGTGGCTGTCTAAGCTACCTTCAGGTGGGACTCGTCCTCCATCGATGTTTGGTGAGCCTCATGTTATTAAATCATTGCGGTTAGCCCAAGTTAATTTAGGCAGGAGTTGATAATGTGCAATTTCTCCAGATACCTAGTTCTTTAAAATTATCGGATTTAGCTGACAGAGTCGGAGATAGGAATGTTGATCAGGTCCTCAATCTTAATAGTCTATCTCGAACTCCTTTAGTCGGTTCAGAATTTGAATCCAAGTCTAAAGACATTATTTCTAATTTTGGGGACATAAGTAACCCAGATAAGGCAACATCTTTTCGTCAAAGAAAGATATCTATGCTTAACACTCTTACAAGTGATTCTGATGTATTTGAGTATGCTGCTCTTATGGATGATGACGATTGGAAGTTATTTCAAACATTAGGCACCTTTCGTCAAATGTTGAGAATACCGTCATCTATCATTCTACCGGATGCTACAGACATTCTTGGAAACGGTCAAAGTATAAGTAAAGTAATATACAACAAGACGATGGATTGCTTGTATACTGCCCCGTATCAAGTAAATCCTGCAATATTCAATGAGTATAGCACTATCAAGCCCTCAGCTTTGCTTGACCGAATATCAGAGTATGGTCCGGGCACAACAAAAACAAATCCGTTTCAATGGTTCAATCTTCCATTCGGTAAAATTACTCTTTACTCTTCTTTATCAGGCGACAGTATTGACTTCCCGGTCTATCCTGAAAGTATTGATGATAGCCGTACTGCAAACTATACAACAATGCCTGATATGTTATATCAATATGAGCCTTGGCAAGTTTACGAAGGTTCCGGTCCTAGATCTAATACTTATGAATTTGATATGCATAGGGACATGTGGTCAGGAGATCACACAGATGGCAAATGTAACGAGCTCATAAGATTTTGCGAAGCTAATTGCTATCCAAACTATGACGGGTCATTAGTCAACACCAGTGTTGTCAGCTTACTTGTTAACGGAGACTGTTTAATTCGCGGAGTGATAACAGATGTATCTGTTACATGGGACGGCCCAATAGGTATTGATGGATACTATCTACATTGTGTATTGAAGCTATCAATAACTGAAGTATCTGAGTCGACCTTGAACTATACTTCAGTTAGAAACAAATCTCTGATAGGCTGAGGAGGTAACTTCTTTGAAATTCTACAACACACTCACACCGTACAAAACAATCGACTATGACGGTATTCAATATACAACATGCGTAGATTATTCTCATATTAGTAGATATAAAGGACTTCGGCAAGTAATTCACAGCCCTAACAATTTTGAGGCAAGATTCATTGCTCTAGAGACACCCAATTCATTTACAACTCATTGCGATGTAATTTATTATGATGTTCCTGCAGACGAAGAAAACAGATTAGACATAATCGCAAATAAGTTTTTAGGATCTGCTAGTTATGTCTGGGTGTTAGCTTACTTCAATCATATTGAAGATGGTTTTACTGTCAGAGAAGGACAACGATTGCAGATCCCTAAAACATTAACTACGCTATTTAACGACGGTGAGATACTTGCAAGTATTCCAGCAACTACTTTAAATTTAGGTTCTGAGTAGGTAGGTGATTGACTATGAAAAAACAACCATTCTGCACGTTCTTGATCGCGGGCTTATCAATCACCGATTATGGTCTACTCATACCTTCTCCATTTGTGTCGCTAGAGATAACTAATAGTCAGCTAACTTCTACCACTTCCTGGATACTTACTTGTGTAGTTGGTGGCGATTCGTCTAAACGTGTTAATTCTTCTGCGTTTGAAGCATTACTCTATAGTGCAGCCCAGGCCGCAGACGGTTACAGTAATTCTACAGGTATTCCAGTATCGTTCATGTTTGGCTGGATGTCAGAAGATGGGCAAGTATCTGACTATACATCTTATCAAGGTTTCTCAATCCAATTTAAAGTCACGGCAGATGGAAGATACTTAAGATACGAACTTTCTGGGCTTGCTTCGCTTGCGTTTCAGAGCAGTGTACCGACTCTCAGAATTCCAGCTCTTACTGGTATTGTACAACCATCTGCTGTATTAGAAGCTCTTGCAAAAGCAGTTAAAGCTACATCGTACTACACATTAGATATTGATCATAATGATAGCCCTACACTCATAAGTCATGGCGCCCTTACAACTAGCTTCAATCGATATGTTCGAGGGGTATATTCAACTGAAGATGATTATGACTCATTTCCTGGATTGCTCAAATTGTCTAAGTCCTATAGCGGTTCAAGAGATGCCGCTGGGCTAAAGTACGGAATCCATAAATTGAGTCAGGTTATGAATAATTGCAATCCGTCACAGGTAAGTAACTACTTAAAACCTAGTTTAACTGATGAAACACCTCAATCAGCTTCATTTTCTTATTGGGTAGATGAGCCTACAATGACTCAATTAGGTACTATACATTACAAAAGTAATGCATCTTTGTTAAATACTAGATTGTCAGACACTCTAGAGTATGGTACAAGTAATACTAATGTACTATCGGTCAGCGGCAGCTACAACGGTGTAGCCTATAACATGACAAATATGAAGTTCTCTCAGATTGGATTTTCGCTTGACGGTAGCGGAAATAGTACAATGGATCCAGGTCAGCTTGTCAATAGCTGGAGTAGCTCCCTTGCAGACGTATATCAAACTGCCAACATAATAAATGATATAAATGCAATGGCATCTCAATTCAGCGGAGAATTTACTGTCACTGTGCCAGGTAGAGCCAAAACATATAAGCTTGCTCAGCCTATATCGTTAATAGTATTATCTGGTAATACATTATCCCCTATTTCAGGAATATATAGTATAATGTCAATATCACACAGTATCAGCAATATTTACGTAACAACTCTTAAATTGCAAAGACTTGTTACTAGCAGTGCAAATGATGTAGCTACTGCTCAGAGATTATTTGTTCAAGGTACAACGCAAGGTCAAATGAATGGATATACTCAAACAAGCAATATAGTATCTCCTTATAAGGTAGATTTTGGAACTATATATCCCACCTTTGAGCATATGGATACTACAGTGAGGTGATATAGTTGAGCGTAGCATGTATAGATATTTCATATGCCCAAGGAGGAAACATTGACTTCAAGAAGGTTAAAAATTCCGGTGTCCAATCTGTAATCATTAGAATTGGTTTTGGCAGGGAAGTATCGCAAAAAGATACATACTTTGAACGAAATTACAGCGGTGCGAAATCTGTAGGGCTGAAAGTTGGAGGCTACTGGTACAGCTATGCTAGTAGCACAAACGACGCTAAATTGGAAGCTCAGGCTTGTTTATCTTGTATGGCAGGAAAGAAGTTTGACCTGCCAATTTATTATGATATGGAGGAAAATAGCCAAGCTGCAAGCCATACAAAATCCGCTCTTACATCTATGGCACAAATGTTTTGTAATACTATACAAGCTAAAGGCTATGTAGCAGGAGTTTATGGAAACTGGAACTGGTTTAAAAATCATCTAGATTACTCTAAATTACGCAAAGCATATTCTATTTGGTTTGCATATCCCGGAGCATCTTCTCCAGGATTAGATTGTGATATCTGGCAGTATACTTGGACAGCTCGCATCCCTGGAATCTCTAATGATGTTGATGGTAATAAGATCTATAAAACTTCGTTTAAGGGTACTGGAACTGCATCCAATGTATCCTTCGTCACTGATGTTTCAGACGATAGCACCGTAGCAATTGACCCGCCGTCTATTGACTATACTAAGCTAAACTCTAGAGTTCTTATACTCAGCAGAACCAGTAAAAATACTGATCTCAGTAAAGCAAATAAACACAGGATATCCGGAGTTATCATTGAAGCCGGCTGTTTGTATGATACTTTGCACAGAGAGAAAGATTACAGAAGCCCTTTGTTAGATAGTCAAGTTAAATCTGCGTCTAAGAACAAAATTTCGTTTGGATTATACACAGATGTTAAAGCAAGGTCTTTGTCTGAAGCTTCAAAAGAGATAGATGAGCTGCGGCAATGCGTTCAAGTTTATCCTCCGGCATTGGGTGTGTGGCTGCATCTTCAGCTATCTAGATCTAAATCTGAAAATAACAGAATAATTGATCTGTATTATAAAGAGCTTGTTAAGATGGGCCTTAAAGGGCGAATTGGTTTTTACGCAACTAAATCAGAGCTATCTAAGATTGAGTGGAGCAAGTATTACAATGATTGGTATCTCCTATGGAACAATCACATAAAGGACTTATCTGAAATAGAAACATTGCTTACTCCGCAATTTTTTGTAATGGACTGAACGGGCAAAGGATGAATAATTATGACTACATGGGCATGGCCAGCACCAGGAGTTACAACTATAACTTCTGGCAGAGGCCCTAGATGGGGAACTCAGCATAACGGCATCGATATTGCAGGTAACAATTGTCACGGCAAACCAGCAGTAGCATCTCGTGCAGGGACTGTAGTAGCGATATGCACAAGCTGTACTCATGACTATGGCAAAAGTTATAGCTGCGGCTGCGGCGGCGGATACGGAAATTATGTATTCATAGATCATGGAGATGGTTACACTACTCGATATGGTCATGCATCTAAGGTATATGTTAAAGTTGGGCAGAAAGTTGTCCAGGGCCAGAAAATACTAGCTATCGGCAGTACAGGGCATTCTACAGGAGCCCATCTTCATTTCGAGATAAGATATAACGGGAACATCAAAAATCCAGAAGATTATGTAAATCCTAACAAAACTGTAGCAATTGTAGATGGCGGTGCTAATGCCTTAAAGGAGTTCATATCTGTAGCACGAAAGCATATAGGCGAATCGGGGCAATGGACATGGTCTACTTCTGGATTGGGTGTTGGTCAGCCTTGGTGCGCTGCATATGTAGTAGCGTGTGCAAAAACTGCAAAAATTCTCAATAAGGTTATACCTCTTACATATATTGCTGGAGGCATAGCCGAAATTGGTGTAAAACAAAATATGGGTAAGTTTATCAAAGGACCTATGCTTGGTAGCACACCTACTCCTCAACCAGGAGATTGCGTAACATTCTATCAATCTGGAGGTAAACCAAGCTCAATTTACAGCGCAAGTCATGTAGGTATAGTTACTGACGTTTCCGGCAATAGATTTGACACAGCCGAAGGCAATTCAACAAGCTATGATAACATGACAAGCAAGGTAGGCAAGCACACATATAGTACAAATTGTAGTTATATAATGGGGTACTACCGTCCCGATTGGACTAAAGTAGGCGGTTACATTGACGGCACAACAAGCTCAGGGACACGCGGATATCTATATGATATGGTTAATACACGAGAAGACGCAACGATTCGTGAAGTGGCTTATTATAACAACAACAAGCAAGAACCTTCTATAAAATCAACAAATACTAAACTAGCTGAAATCAATTACACCAGTTTGCTCAGTGTAATTTTTGGAGTTTCAGATACATCAGATATTACCGGTTCGTCTGATTCCGTCGATTTTTCAGGTATTGGCAATAATAATGCTAAGATTATCGGTAATTATCTTGTAGATAAGGGCCTCAGCGCTGCAATGGCTGTAGGATTTCTTGCTAACATCTATCATGAAAGCGGATATAGTCCAAGTGCAGTCAATTCGGGTTCCGGCGCAAGCGGAATTTGTCAATGGCTTGGAGGACGATTTACTGCCATGGTTAAAGTTGCAGGTAGCGATTGGCGACACAACCTTACAGGTCAGCTCAATTACCTATGGTCTGAATTAACAGGAAGCGAAAGTAATACACTAAATTTGCTTAAGTCTGGTGTAACTGGTAATAGTGAGGATATGGCTGCTACTGCTGCAGATATCGTATTACGAAACTTTGAACGACCTGGAAACTACAGTGTCAATACACCTATTCGAACAAAGACTGCTCGGCAGATATGGAAAAAAATTGTCATAAATACAGCAAAATCCACTAAGAACGCAAATACCGGTAACTCAGCCGCTGATCAAGTATGGAACTTCCTTGTGAATAAAGGCTTTTCAGATAGTGTCAATGCTGGTATCATTGGTAACATGATGAGAGAATGCGGCGGAGATACACTTGACTTGAGGTGGAGTACCTGCGTCTCATATCAAGGTGTTAACTATTATGGGCTATGTATGTGGGCAGCATCGTATGCTCCGGCAAATCTAATAGGGTCGTCTATATCTTTTCAGCTCAATTATCTCATGAGTACGATGAAAAGTCAATTTGACACATATGGATACATGTATGAGCAGGGATTCAATTATGATAAATTTCGTAAACTGTCTGACTATGAAGAAGCTGCAGTAGCGTTTGCAATTTGTTACGAACGCCCTGGATATGAGGAAAATCGATATGGTAAAAGGAGAAATAATGCTAGATCAGCATACAATACTTATCATAAGTAGATGATGTAGGAGATATTTATCATGGTAACATTCGGATATGTTAAAGATTGTATATATAAAGATGATGGGGTGCTATACATAAAAGTTAGAATTCCTTCTATTCATGGAGGGTATTTTAAATCCGATTATAAGGGTGGTCAAATCAGAAACTATGTAGCGGATTCAGACTTACCATATTATATGTCATTAGCTTTATCATCTTTACCTAATGAAGGAGAAATCGTAGCATTAGCATCATTAGATAGCAGCAACAATGACTTCATTGTAATTGGGGCTACTGGCGGTAAGTATAAAATGTAGTACACATGAGGTGATAGTATGGGAACAACTACGTCGTTAGCATTTCCTTGCATGTTTGATGTAGCTCACAATCAAGTATCAGTACTTGACGGATATTCATCAGTAAGTAACCGTGTAAGATTACTGATGCTCACAGAGCCAACTGAGCTATATAGAAATCTGGATTTTGGGGTAGGTCTTAAGCGATACTTATGGACATACAATACTGAAAATCAAAAAGCTATCATTAAAGATAGGATTGCTCAGCAAATTAAAAAATATGAGCCTTGTGTAGAGAGCGACAATATTCAATTTTCAGATGGCTTGCTTGTAACAGGTACGGAAGAGTCAGTAGGTCGACCTGAGGATAGTAACAAGCTTAAATTAACATTGAAATTAACTACAACTTTTCAAGATAGACTTGAGATTGATCTCAATTCGCTATCTGATTCGTTGTATTCTCGTCCTTATACTATTTCTAATGGCAACAAAATATATGTCAATAACTGATGGAGGATATCATGGCAAATTCAGATAAAAGGATAATTCAGTATACTTCTAGGGACTATGAGTCGATAATGTCAGATTTTTGGGATATGGTCCCTAAACTTACAGAATTGTGGCAGCCAGAAGCGGATTCAGATCCTGGAGTCGTGTTAGGTAAATATCTTGCAAGTGTTGCAGATGTACTTGGTGTTAATCTTGATTGCCTTGCAAATGAGATATTTGCACCGTCAGTCAGTCAACGAAAAAATGCAGAAAAGTTATTTTCGCTTATAGGCTATCAATTAGGTTGGTACACAGCAGCTAGGACCGAAGTAACATTTAAAAATAATTCAGATAGTCCAGTTAAGATGGATTTTGGATTCAATGGTAATAATTTCAGCACATTAAGTGCATACACTGATATAACAGGCCAATCTCGAGTCATCACATATAACATACTGCCTATGACTAACTCTTTAGGAGATAATGACTCTCGTAGTGTTCGTAACACAGTTACTAGTAGTGTCGACGCATTTTCTGATACAGATGTTGTTGAGCTAGGCCCTGCAGGTTCTTCTAACGATAGCGTAACTCGTGTAGCTATTGAAGGCGAGTTGAGAAGTTATTCTGTGTCGGTAGCTGATATTAAAGCCCACAACTATATCATAAAGTTACCATCTCAGCATCTCGATACTACAGCGGTATGGGTCAAAGCTAAATCATCACAGAGTGCAACTACATATGAATCTACACAATGGGTTCAATGTGAGAGTTCTGCTGATTTCGTTGAGCCTGAGCCGAGGTTTGCAGTTACATATGATTCATACTCTAATGCTCAAATTCAGATATCTAACTATCTTAATCAGCTTGAAAATTATGACGGAAACTATCTTGTCATATACTGGATAGATTGCTCGGGAGTAATTGGATGCGTAGGTAAAGACGTGTTGCAGGATTTTCTGCCCGCAAATGTAGCTAACAATCCTAGTAATTTAGATTCAGGTCAAATTTCAATATCTAACCTGTCAAACACAGTAGAATTGCCGCATACAAATACTATAACAGGTAAGAGCCCTGAAACTGCTAAGGAAGCATACTACAATAGTCGAAAGTATATCAATACTTGGGACAGCTTAATTACACTTCCAGACTTCAATAGATTTTTAAATCGTGAACCGGGAGTTGATTGTGGTATGGTGATCGATTGCCAAAAAGCTCTAGAAATTAACTTAGCAATATATAATGATGAAAATCTCACCGATTCTCAGAAATCTAAAATGTATATTACTAAGTATGATTTCCCCGAAGGTGACCCTATATTCAATTGGCAGTCAGTTCTAGATTTGGATTTTGATCCCACAGATCCAAATAAGTTTGTATTTTCTGCTAATTTCAAAAGATATACAGCGATGTGCTTCTTGGTCCATAATGATTTTAATAACAGCGGGTATGGAAAGGGCAGCAAGGATAATGCACGAATAGAGAAAAAATCGAAGTTTGTACGATATAAGCCCCCTATTCAACTCACGGATATGATTAAACGAGATTACAGACCATTGCAAGCAATGTCTGTGGAACTAGATTTTGGATGGCTCAGAGTATTCCCCTGGTATGTAGTGGGTGAAATATATCCTAAAGTATCAGTGTCTGCAGATGTAGGTAAAGTAATAATAAATAAAGTTAAAACTGCCTTGGCTATTCATTTCTCGGCTGCAAATCGTAACATAGGTGAAAAACCAACAGTTATGGAGGTAGTAAATGTTATAAGATCAGCAGATGATCGAATAGACTATTTTGATGCAGGAAGTTTAAATAACCCGGTAATAAATTGGCGAGACTGTGATGTAGAGTATTTCAACCCTATATCATTCTGTCAGTATTCAGACCCTGGAGATAGTTATAATAATATTAGAATAAATCCGAACTATATAGTAAAGTAGTGATATACAATGAAGATTGATAAAATTCCTGTTCCAGAGATATACAAATCAAGTCAAGATTTCCGATTCTTTTGCAATTGGTTTAGTTTAGCTTTGCAGAAAATTCAGTTTGACCAAGAAAACATATTTGATCTGTATGACCCTTTAAGATGCCCGGAGAGTTTATTGTGGTTACTTTGTGATACTATGGGCTATAAGTATGATGATAGACTGCCTACAGCGTTTAACAGGTTGGTACTAGTATACTTTATGTCAATGATTCGTTGCAGAGGCAGCAAAAACGGAGTTATACTTGCAGCTGAGGCTAACTTAGCACAATTTCGCATAAACATGGTTGCGGGGACAGGATACACTAAATCAGCAAAACAAGATGACGGGTCTGAAATCGAAGTTAAGGTTGACCCCAATCCTATACTGTTCAACAGATTAGAAGATACTTCTATTCCTGTTAATTCTGTATATGTTACTAATCATACTGCAGAAGGATATATTGATGTAGTGTACTTTTCAGCTAAATCTCCTATTGATGCTTGCATTGAGTATGTCCGCCCTGTAGGCATGTACTTATTTCAACATGCAGGTGTTAGATATGACGGAAGGATGAAGATATCCGTAGATGCAAGATTAACTGATGACAATGATATGCATGTATCGATAGGCTCAACACGCGTTGGTCACTATAACCGAAATGATTATGCTAAGATGCAGCGTATGGCTGACGAATCTAATCATAAAGTAGATCGTTCCGATTCGCGTCAGTGGGTCAATAAACGAAATTCAGATATAGAAAGCGATCCGACACTTAACCCCGGATACAGAGCAATGTGCTCTCTGCAACTTTGCAATAACGACCACATAGTAAAGTCTTTGATTGACCCTATTTTCAGTTTAGGCTACGGTCCTCAGGACGTTTCGACAACATATTCCGAAAGCTATCTTAAGTATCCATATCAAGATAGATATGCAAATCGTAGACCATATCAATTAGATAAGTCTAAAGCTTGGAACTTACGATATGATAAGCAACTAGAGGAGTCTATAGATTCTAAGGTCTATACAATAGATAATGATAGATCGAAGGATATCTTAAATCCTAGACCGGCAGTTAATCCGATAATGTCTCAGATAGGCGATGCAATGTCAATAGCTCCAGATAATCCTACTAATACAAAGTACACCAAACACAGCGATGATGGACATATTGATATTGTAGATATAGATGTCTGAACCTTGTATTATTCTATAAGGGTGATAGGTTTTGGTAAATATTATTAACACAGGTCAAGGTCGAGCTACTAAAGTACTCAATGGTTCGACTGAAGATAAAAAAGATAAATTTGGGATTACGCAACCTAATCTTCATAGAAGAGTGAGTACTGATAGCAATGTACCTGATGGAGAAGCTAAACCACGCGAGTATGACCTAGGAGTATATGGCACGCACTCATATAGAACTACAACAGTTCATATTCATGATGAAGAATCTACAGCCGATGAGATCCCATGATAGAGGTGATATATTTTGAGTATACTTAAATTCGCTAAAAACTTAGGTATTAGACATAATGTATCACTCAGAGTAATCGATACGCTATCAGGAGAAACAATTCAAGAGCACTCCGGGCATAATGCTGCAACTAACTCGTTGCTTACAGGAATAGCTCACTATTTGATAGGTGATGGCGTGCTCAATCAAGGATATCAGATGCTGAGTGCATATATCCCTAAATACATATCATTAGGTACAATGGGATTGATTAATCAATCTCAGGACGATGCAGGATTGCCATTAGGAATAGGCGAAACGAGCTATCTCCAGTTAACTTACAATGATTTGTCATTGAGTCAACTTAAACTTTTGAATAAATCTGCTTCTAGTTCACGGATATCTGTTGAAGATGATGACATACTACGATGCGTGGATTACATGACCCACACTCCGGGTTACGGTGCAGATGGATACAGCAATGTCTACAATAATAATAGATCAAAATTCGGTCTAGGCTCTGTTTATAGTTCTGCTGAACCAATCAAATGTGAGCTTATATCGTCTTCCTTTCCGAGATCTAAAATCTCTTTTCGTGATGTTGTCCCTGAGTCTGAATCCGAAATCTCAGAAACAATAGATGTTGTTTATAGTGCTATGATCTCTACGGGAGCATTAGCACAATTTAGAGACAGCGATAACGATTACATATTCATAACAGAAGCAGGTTTGTGGTCTGACAAAGATTATTCGGATAGCGGAGTAAATGGCCTACTAGCTGGATATAGACTTGCACCTTCTAATCAGGAGAATTGGGATATGACAGATCCGAAAACAGGATCTAATAATCGTGAATTGCTTAAACGGAGTATTCTTAAGGTAGGGCGAAATCAGGTAGTACAAGTTATCTGGAAAATACAGCTAGGAAGCGTACAGCAATTAACTGGTATGCATAGATTGTATCCCGAAGAAGATACAAAACTTAAATGGATTATAAAATAAAGTAAGGGGTGATATAATGCATCAAGAACTGCTATTAACATCGGTAAGTTTATTTGATATATTATCTCAAATTCCGGAGTTATCTGGTTGTAAAATAGATGTATCTGATACTGGTACCAGTATTTCTATAAAGATCGACGATAATACATATGTTGTAAAATCATCGTCTAATGACATTGTGTCAGCTCCTGAATCTGTTGTCCAAGATGTATCAGAAATAGTGGATACCGAATATGGTAGATCCGATAATTCAGAAAATATTGAATCTGGTGTACTTAAAGAGATTGTTAAGACACTTGCTGTAGGTGGATTAGTTAGATTGTCAGCTAAACTGCTAAGTAAGTGATCACAAGGAGGTAGTTACAATATGGCCAAACCAATTCTTGGTACATACGACGGAGAATGTGCCGATTCTAATATAACCAATTTAAACGGGCTTGATATAACTCGTGAAGTCTGGGAAAATGTATTTGCGTCAGATGAATACAAGCAAGCTATTGATTTAGGATTTTACATAGGTTTCTTAGGACACCCTGAAGATCCGAACTGTATGGATTTTGAGCACGCTTGCATAGTTATGACAGAGGGACATATCGATAACAACGGTAAAATCTATGGTAAATTTAATCTTATAGATACCCCTGTAGGTCGAATAGTTAAGGCATTTCAAGATGCTGGAGTTACATTCGGCATTTCTGTTAGAGGCGCGGGAGACATCATAGATAACTCAGTTGACCCTGATACATTTGTATTTCGTGGATTTGATCTTGTTACATTTCCAGCTTATCCTGAGAGCATACCAAAGTTTACTGCTGTTGCAGCATCTACCGATGCAGAGACACGAGCAAAGTACCAAAAAGTGTGTGCAGCTGTTGATAACAACATAAACAAGATAAATAGTTTAGGGGCGCTTAACATATTGCAAAGTCAATTTGCAAAGCAGTCTAAACAGTATAATGATATTGAGGTAAGAAAACAAGAGTTAGCGAATCATATTGAATCTAATTTGTCGGATATAAATGATCAATCCGAAGAGTTAGAACTCTATGGTGCCAAAGTTAGATGTATGACTGAGCTCTATCTTCAATCTCAGCAGCGCCTTAAGGATACCGAAAATAAATTAGTTAATGCAAATAAACAAATACAGTCTGAAGAAAAAACTAATAGCAAGAATTTGAGAGCTATAAGACGAATAATGTCAGCACAGCTTTCCGATATCCAGTCAGAGAAGGGGCTGCTAGATCGCAAATACCGCCAAGCTATCAAATCAGCTAATCAGCTTAGATCTAAGATATCTAGTATTAATCAGTCTAACCTTAAATATAAGCAGAAAGTTGAGTCCAGCGAAAATCTAATTAGCAAGAAAGATGCTACTATATCTGAATTACGCACTAAATTGTCTGAAACCGTCAGTGCTGCTAGTGACGAGAAATTTAGATCATCGAACCTTGATGCAAGTAATAGCAAATTGAAAACTAAATTAGAGGCTGCTGAAAGATTAATTTCTGAATATCAAGATGCATATGCGTCATTGTATGCGAATGCAATAGGCATAACAGCATCTAATATTTCCGTTACTGCAAGTACATCCGTTTCTGAGCTCCAAAAGCTAATAGGCGGTGCTACTAATACATCTACTGTATTTGTACAACCCGATATGACTGATATCGAGAATGCGGATATAGATGATGAAGATATTGTAACAATGTAACAATCTAATACCACAATTTAATATAATACGATAGGAGTATGAAAAATGATTAAGAAAAGTCGTAGAATTTCAACTTCTCGCACAAATACTCGAATGCTCAACCGTCAACCTATTTCAGCTAGTAGAAGTATTACATCTGGTGTAAAAAATCGTCAGAGCAATCGCAGTATCAGCGCAGCAAGTAATGTCCAGCTCAATCCCGAGCAGAGAGCTTTCTGCAATCAGTTAAGATCAACTTGCAGAAGAAAGCAAGCTGTTATGGGTGCAACCAACACATCTAACATTCTAGCTCGTCCTGATTTTCTTGAGCTACTTCCGCTGTTTGTCCAGAAACTTATTATTCTTGACGTATTCGGCTCAGTAGCAATGAAGTCTCGTCAGCAGCTTATCCCTTATTTCAAGTTCATTGCTGAAAACAGTAAGGGTCAGACAGAGAGCGGCACTGTTCTATCTTCTCCGTTTGCAAATCGTCAGGGTGTTGACCATAACCTTACAGGCAGAGTAATCAAGAATGAGCAGATCGCTAGTGATGGTACTACATTTACAGCAGCTGGCGGCGCAGGTGTAGCGTATACTCCAGTCCTTCCGGGTTCTGTAACTATTACATACACACTTGATGCCGGTCAGATTGGTCGTGCACTAGACTCTGCGTATGACGGTAAACTTGTTGACGCTAAAGGCGATACTTTCGGTACAATCAATTATGCTACCGGCGATATTAAGCTTGAAGCTAGCATAGGTGACACTATTAAGGGTACAGTTAGTGCAACATATCAGTATGATAACGAGACTGTTGGCCCCGATGGTTCTGGCGAATACGGTGCTAAGATGGCAAAGGGTTATCTTGCACTTGATGAATTCAACCTTGTAGCCGAAGCTCATCAGCTTGCTTGCTATTGGTCAATATACAGTGCATTTGCAGCTCAGCAGGAATATGGTGCTAATATCGGCGACATTGCAAAAGAAGCTGCTTTCTCAGAAATTACAGCTGAGATTAACACAAAAGGCTTCATGGCTCTCAGAGATGCAGCTAAGAGCAAACCTCAGTTTAACTGGGACGCAAGTGCTGTACTTTCAGGTTCAGTTGTACCTTCTGATTACCTCAACATGTTTAAGCTTAAACTTGGTCAGGCAGCAGCTAGTATCTACCAGACAACAAGACTCTCACGTCCGAACAGACTTGTAGTAGGTAGCAACGCAGCTGAATACATTGCAATGATCAATGGATTTGCAAGCGCCGGCACACAAGATTCAGTAGGCCCGTACAAGTTAGGTTCACTCGATAACTTCGACATCTATGTTGAACCATCATATGATCCTGATGAGTGGGTAATGGCTTGTAAGAGTAACGATATCAGAAGAAACTCAGCTCTATTTGGTGAGTATATGCCGCTTACAGATACTGCACCAATTGGTCTTGCAAATGCTTCAGTTCAGCAGGGTTACGCTACAATGTACGGAATGAAAGTCGTGAACCCCGATACAGTTGTATCAGGTAGAATCCTCGGCACATTCTAATCAATCCTTCGACGTCTTATTAAAAACAAATGATATAATCATTACCAACCCGTTGCAAATTTACTTTTGCAGCGGGTTTATTTTTTTTATGTTGTAATTTACCACAGATTGTAGCATATGTATCATGGACCCTGTATTTGGATATATTGAATCGTTATATGGGTTGACGGAGGGATCATTATATATATAAAGATAAGATATGTCCAGTATGCGGCAAGTCATTTGCTCCGAGAAGCGCTAGATCTAAATACTGTTCAGACGATTGCAGGAAAGCATTTGAGCAAAGAAAGATGGCTGAAAATAAAGCAAAGGTAGTAAAGACCTGCGAATGGTGCGGTAAACAATTCCATCCTAGAACAAATACCCAGCGTTATTGTGATGATGTTCACTATGCAAACTGTGTAGTGTGCGGGAAGCAATACATAATTAACTTAAGATCTCAAGATTAACTTAAGATCTCAAGATAAAAGAAAGACATGTTCTAAAGAATGCCATGACAAGTATAAGTTCCGCAGAGGCAATCCGTTTTCAAATATAGTGTCGAGAGAAAAAGCTGCAATAACAATGGTATCTAGATATGGCGGAGATCATCCAAACAAGCACAGCTATAGTATACCGTAAAATCGTTATTTACTATGTAAGCTACTATCTATAAGGAGGATTATTATGAGTAAGCTTGTTGATTATGACCAGGTATTACATACGCTCGACAAGATCGGTGAAGAATGCAGGTATTGCGGTGAATTTGAAGATGTTCAGTACTTCTACGACAATGATCTATATGATGCTGTTGCTACTTTACCTACTGTCGTTTCTAATTTCATCGGAACTTGGATCTCTAAAGACGGTTATGCAGAATGCAGTATGTGTCATCATAGAGTAAGTGCCTATGCTGATGATTTTAAATCTAATTTCTGTCCATGTTGTGGAGCTCGAATGGAGGATGAATTAAATGGTTAATTGCAACATCACTCAAAACTATTTATCCGAGAAACGGAGAATGACTAAACAAAAGGAGTCCAAAACTTGCAGAACTTGCGGAATTAGATGCGAAGATTGTCCTTTGGTTCCTGCAAATAACGGTAAAGATGTTACTTGCATTGAGCTTGAGATGCTTTACCCTGAGAAGGCGATTGCAATCGTGCAGAAGTGGTCAGACGAAAATCCGCAGAAAACACTTCTGTCAGAGCTACTGAGGAATTATCCTAATGTTCCGCTTGAGGATGACGGCACACCTGAGGATGTATGTCCATATTGCTTAGGGCTGATGGACGAAGCTGATTGCAGAAGGGATCATGACTGCTTCCGGTGCTGGAGTCAGCCAGTTGAAGGAGGTAGTGCAGAAAATGATTGATTGTACGAAAACAGCAAATTACTTCGCTGAAAAGCGAAGAATGATTAAGAAACATAAATATGTATGTAAACTTAATTGCGGTGACTGTCCTTTGAACTGGTCAAAGAATGGCAAAGATGTTTCGTGCGAAATTCTTGAAAGGTCCTACCCTGAGCAAGCAATTTCAATTATTCAGAAATGGTCGGATGAACATCCGCAGAGGACTTGTCTGACCGAATTCTTGAGACATTATCCAAGTGCTCAACTCAATGATAAAGGACTACCACTGATTTGTCCTCATCTTTTAGGGCTGATGCGTAGAGAGGATTGCGGAGCTGACTGCATTAAATGTTGGAATCAGGTTATATGATACACAAGCATATAGATACAATTGTTCTTACAAACATTAAAAGCGTAAAGGAGAACATATATGAAAGGCTACAAAGCGTTTAGTAAGGGGCTAATTTGCAGAGGTAAACAGTACGCAGAGAATAATGTATTTGAAGAAAATACAGAAATTTGTAGTAAGGGGATGCATTTTTGTAAAGACCCTCTTGATATATTCCAATATTATCCTCTTGTTGACAAGGAAGGTAATGCTACAGAATTTGCCGAAGTCGAAGCACTTGATAGTGCTGAAACACATGACGGTGAAGCGTTTTGTACAAAGAAGTTAAAAATTGGCCCAAAGTTAAGTTTATCGCAGTTCATTGAAGCAAGTTCCGATTTTGCTTCTCAGGCAGAAGCGTTAGATAGTGAAACACTTATGGGAGGTAATAATGCTAAGCTTGTAGGCGGCATCCGTGCTAAACTTGTAGGCGGTACTGGTGCAACACTTGTAGGCGATAGCCATGCTAAACTTGTAGGAGGCGATTGTGCTAAACTTGTAGGAGGCAAAGTCGCAACAGTTGTAGGCGGTAATGGTGCAACACTTGTAGGCGATGACTATGCAACAGTTGTAGGTATGTACTGTGCTAAACTTGTGGGCGGTGATTGTGCTAAACTTATAGGTGATGCAGGTGCAACACTTGTAGGCGGTAATTATGCTGAGCTTGTAGGCGGCAATGCTGCAACACTTATAGGAGGCATTAATACCAAGCTTGTAGGTGGCGATAACGCAATACTTGTAAGCGGTGATGACGCAATACTTACAGGTAATGATAATACTAAACTTGTAGGCGGTACTTACGCAACACTTACAGGAGGATGTAATGCAACAGTTGTGGGTGATTGTGGTTCAACGCTTGTAGGCGGCAATAATGCTAAACTTGTAGGCGATTATGCTACAACGCTTGCAGGAGGTAATAACGCTATAATCGTAGGTGATCATGGTAGCGCTGCCAAAGGGAAGAAGGGATCTATAATTGTATTAGTTGAAAGAGACGGCGACTTGAATATTGTTAATTTTAAAGCCGTTCAAGTCGATGGAGAGAAGATTAAAGAGGATCTATTATATAAGCTTGAAAACGGTGAATTGATACAGGTCTAAATTATATAAATTTTATCACATACAGAAAGGATATGAGCAGTTCCCTATGATAAAAGAAATCAAAATGAGAGACAGCAAATACACAATAGAGTATGACCCTGCAAAACAGTGGGACTATCGTATCAAAAGATACGGTGAAGATATATCAAACAAAGTAAGGACAAATGTTATGACTGACCTTATCTTTTATCTTACAGAGAACATCGAAAAAGGTGTCGCTCTTGAAGGCATCACTGTTGTCGAAAAATAAGATATAAAAAGCGTCTATTTTGAAAGATATAAGCTTGAAAAAACGATGAGTTTATGGAGGTCGATTAAATGAGTAGAAAAGGAAAACCAATCTTGAACTTGCAGAGGGGCTGTCCGTTTTGTGGTAACCCGAACTTAGTTTCAGGATACAACCCGACTCAGAATGAAGTGAAAATCGCTTGCAGTAGGTGCAAATATTTTATTATTTTCACAGATTTACCGCCTGTGTATGTGCCAGATTTAGCAGAGGCGGTGTGGAATTCAAGAGCCGATGAGGAAAAGCCGACAGCGGAAAATACAGAATCAACAGCGGAGGCTATCTTATCAGAACTCAAGGATATTAAGTCATATGTAGCTGAACTGGCAGGATACAGTATTGATGAAAAAGGATAGACTTTAAAAAAGAATATTATCTTACTGCAAGCCAAAAACATATGGAAATGATGTTGAAAACAGCAAGACCATATCTATACAGAAAATACAAGGAGTGACAGAACGAAAATGTCAAATAAAAATTCTTTAGGTTGCTTAACAGCAATCGTAACAGCAATCTTATTAGTTGTTATCGCAGTTATTGTGGTTCCTGTAATGAATTTTAGTAATGATCACAAATACACAGTAACAATCGCTGATAAAGAGCGTGTGACAACATCAGTTACCAAAGGTCAGACCTACAGCAAATATCTTATCTATGGTGAGGATGAGAATGGCAAGACTTATGTCTTTGAAGATACGGACACATTATTCAGATGGAAATTTAACTCGTCTGATGTTTACGGTGCCTTGAAAGAGGGCGAAACCTACGAATTGACAGTTATCGGCTTTCGTGTCCATATCTTAAATTGGTATGAGAACATCGTTGATTTTAAGGCGGTGGGGAATGGTGGCTGAGTACATAGACCGTGCAAAACTAATACATCATCTTCAGAACTGTATAGATGAAGCGAAGAACACAAACACAATCACGAAAGATTTTGAAACGTGTTTAAAAGCGATAGAGAATCAACCTCTTGCAAATGTTGAAGAAATAAAATGCGGTCAATGGGTTGTGGATAGTTTTGATGAAACTTATGATTGTTATGAAGCACATTGTTCAAATTGTGGAATGAAGCTTGAAATGAATTTTGATGGCGATAGGCCATATATTGCCCTTAATTCTTCATATTGCCCTTGGTGTGGAGCTAAGATGAATGGGTGGGCGAAGATTATGACTAAGAAAACGATTGATTGTTCCAAGACTCAACATTATCTGGCTGAGAAGTTCAGAATGACGAAACGGCGTAAAGCCGTCTATGCGGTGTCGCTGACCGTGTACTGATGATGATAGGCGAGAAAGGTTTTTGATTATGAACGAAATCACATTAAACGGCATAGTATATGTGCCAAAAGCAGAAGCAGAAGAAGCAAAGGCTAAACAGTTTGACGGTATGGACTATGTAATCGTCCGCACATATTCAGCAGGTGTGCACGCAGGTTATCTTGAAAATCACAACGGCAAAGAGGTAACTTTGAGAAATTCACGCCGTCTTTGGAAATGGGCGGGAGCATTTACATTGTCGGAACTTGCGAAAATCGGCCCAACAAAACCGAGCGAGTGTAAATTTGCAACAACACTTGGCAAAATATTGTTGACAGAAGCAATAGAGATCATCTATTGCAGCGAGAAAGCAAGAGGAAGCATAGAAGGTGTGGTGGATTATCAATGCTAATTGACGGCAACGGCAAAGGCTATGGCAACGGCGACGGCGAAGGCTGCGGCACCGGCAACGGCTGCGGCGATGGATACGGCGACGGCTGCGGCTACGGCTACGGCGATGGATACGGCGACGGCGAAGGCTATGGCGAAGGCTGCGGCTATGGCGACGGCAACGGCTATGGCACCGGCAACGGCTATGGCAACGGCAACGGCGACGGCTGCGGCAACGGCGACGGCTGCGGCGATGGATAAAGCCCAAAAAAAAGCTGACCTATCGGCTATACGGGGAAGGAACTTGACGAGGTGAAACTAATAATGTCTGAATTAAAAATTCGGTCTTGCCCGTTTTGCGGCAGGGAAATGGAATTTCATAGAGATTCTTTTGTAAATAAATACGGCCAAACGGTTGTCCACCAATATTACTTACACGCAGATACGGAACAAGATTGCGTACTTGATGAAATCTGTGAGCCGTTTACTATTCCTGCAGGAGATGCCAATGAAGAAACAGGATATATTGGATATTACGCTGAAAAATGGAATCAGCGTGTCAAGGACGGTGAAAGTAAATGAGGAAGTATGAAGCAGTTTGTATCTCTGATGTGCTTGATGAAGTTGTAAACGGTGAAAGAATCTTTTTGCTCAACAGGGAAACAAACGATGTTAGGGAGGTAAGTAATATGAGTGTAGGTAGCCTTGTAAACGTTTTTAATCACGACAATAAAGATAACAGATATGAGTTTTACAAGGAGGTGAACCTAGATGAGAATCTACCAATGTGATAGTTGTAAGAAAATTATAGACGACCCATTCACAGTTAAAATGAAAGAATTTTATTTAGGGGTTGATACTGATTGTCTTAGCGGAATTGCAATTCCTGTCGAAAGCAGGAGAAGAGTGAAAATACATCTATGCGATGAATGTTTTAAGGGGCTGAATCTCATTGGTGAATTGGTCCCGAAAAAGGATAAAGAGAATAAGGAATAACAGATTAGGAGCAATATAATGAATATAATAGGAGAAATTAAATATAATTGCCAATTAATGCAATCAGAGATTGGTAAGAAGATGTATTATCTGTTTGGTATAAATCGTGAATGTTATGAAGTAGAGCTTATAGGTTATGATATTGATAAGTATCGAATAGCATACAAGATAGATTTTCAAGGGCAGAAAATTATGGTAGATATAGACTTTTTAGGCATTATAATATTTAATTCTGAAGCTGATGCAATGGAGAGATCTGCGGACTTTAATGCAGCAAAGGAGGATTATAATGCCTGAATACATAGACAAAGAAACTGTATTACAAGATATGGCTGAGAGATATGATTGCTACAATCCTGAAATTGAAGCCGATAGAAATATTAGAAAAGGACTTATATTTGCAAGAATGATTATCGATAAACAATCTACTGCAGATGTTCAAGAAATCAAGCACGGAAAGTGGGAATACGACAGCGGGGATGTCGGCTATACAAATTATTTATGTTCTGAGTGTAAAAATTTTCTCACTTTTTACGAGGAGATTGATTTGTATCCATACTGCCCTTATTGTGGGGCAAAAATGGAGGTAGAAAATGGTTGAAAAAGAATACATAGAGCGTGAGCTACTAATTAGAGATATTGAAAGTATTCCAGATGATGAGCTTCTAGGAAATGATAGTACAACCCTTGTTGAACTACCTACAATACTTGATATTATTAGTAGTCAACCTACTTCTGATGCACAATCTCATGGTTACTGGATTAAAGAATATCTTAACTACGGAGCAGTAAGATATAGATGCTCTGTCTGCAATGGTTTGTTTAGTCAAGATATGGTTGAATTTAATCACAAGAACTTTTGTGCTGATTGTGGTGCAAAAATGGATAAGGAGTGATACAAATGAGAGAAGTTACAATAGGAGATTTTGTGGAAACAGTTTACGGTGTTAATGGTATTTTAATTGATGTAAGAAACACTCCTTATGGCACAACTGCATATATCGCTACAGCTGATGGGCGAACATTTTATTGTCCTGTTAGTGGTTTAAAAGATTGTATTTATAATGGGTGATATTTAACGAAATATTATTATAAACTAATTGACAATGACACACATGAACTATTAGCTATATTATAACTTCTAGGCATACAACTCCTGAGAGCCTTGTGACTTATAAGGATTTAACAGATATCACGCTGAATTCTGCATAAAATAAGAACACGATAAAGATGAGTATATTGAAATATCTGAACTAAAAAAAAAATTAAGTCTTGTCCGAGTTGTGATGCAAAGATGAATAGGGAGGAGGGGCAACAATGCCTTGTAAAAAATGTGGATTGCAATACTCAAGTTATTGCGTTGATTGCACATATGTAAAAACAGGACTTAACTTAAACGATGAGGAATATCACGAGATTTTGAAATTATGGGACGAGCAAGAAAGGGTCACGAAAAATGAATGTAATGGTCCGATATTATGATTTTTATGCCATTGATGAATATTGTTGTGAAGAGGAAGTTTTACCAAAGCCTTCCAAAGTTATCGGCAAACCTTGCAAAGCAAAAATTTACAAAGGGAGGCATATATATTTTCATTGCCGAAGTATGTTGAGATAACGGATGATACAAATGGGAACATCCTATGAAGCTCAAATTGATAGTGAAGAGAATATGCAATTTAATTTTAAACTACCAGCTATCGTTATTACAAAGTGATAGAAAGGTTGTTAATTTTGAAGGAGGCCAAAAAATGATTGATTGCAGCATCGCTAAAAACTATTTTCTTGAGAAAAAGAGGATGACGAAAAGAGCAAGTGATGGGCGATGTAAACTTGGCTGTTCTAACTGTCCTTTATGTAGCACAAATAACAATAAAGGGCTATTATGTACAGATTTTGAAGTACTCTATCCCGAAGAGGCGGTTAAGGCTGTACAGAGGTGGAGTGATGAACATCCAAGGCGGACTTGCTTGAGCGAGCTTCTGAAAATCTTTCCAAACATTCCGCTCGGTGATGATGGGACACCCAATTTTTGCCCTTATCGTTTCGGGCTTATGAGCATAGAGGATTGCAGACACGACGGTAGCTGTGCTGCATGCTGGAATCAGCCTATTCCAGTTGAAGAGAGTGAGAACAATGACAGTACAAGAAGCAATTGAAATAATTACAAATGCAGTTCGGCATGATGAGATGACTGCTGAACAATATGAAGCGTTAGCAATCGTGCAGAAAGCTGCTGAGAAGCAGATGCCTAAATTAGCAGTTATTGAAGCTGATGGATATGATGATGAAGGCAAACTTGTATATGATATCGCGTATTGCCCGAATTGTAATAGCAGATTTGATTTAGGTTATGACGAAGAAACAAATTGTTGTCCTAATTGCGGACAGGCTTTAGATTGGGGTGTGAAAATGTCTAAAATATCTGAAAAAGAATTAAAAACATTAGAGCTTCAGGTTGAGATAGTAAAGCATCTACTTAAATATCGTTATACGTGGGAAGAAATCTTCGAAGCTGTTGGTTTTTCTGAAGAATGGCTGATATCTTCAGAAAAATTAATCAGGGAACACGAAATGAAGTCCTTGCCATGAAAGAAGTGATTTATAATGGATAAGTGCCCAATTTGTAGGTATCCGTTAGATCAATGCCAATGTCTTCATGATTATCAGTATCCATTTTATGCCGGAAGCTCACATCCAGATCGAAGTAAGCGTCAGCGGGTTGTTCTTGATCATCTGTATATTCTATCTGAACCTCAGCTAAGGCATGTTATTGAGCTTGAGCGACGGTCAAATATTTCATATGCAGACCCAGAACTCACTGAAATTTGGGATAACCTGAATGCACAGTTTTTTAATTCGAAGAAAAACGCTGAAAATGCAAAACGCATCATCGAAGTTGACGGTAGTAAATCTAGCGAAGCAACTGTGTGTGATATGCAAGAGATTAAGCACGGTAAGTGGGAAGAAATTAGAGATGCCTACGGGCAACTTGAAGGATGGATCCATACTGAGTGCGGTAGAGAGGTAAAAATTAAAGAAAATTATTGCCCTTACTGTGGGGTAAAAATGGACAAGGAGTGAAACAATGACAAGAAATGAACTTGATAAGTATCTAGGTAAGGATGTAACAATTATTCTGAATGATGAAAGTATATACACAGGCATATTACATCAAACTGGCGAAAAAGTTTTTGCAGACAATCCTAATTTGTCCATACCATTAAATTTTTATTTTTGTACTGGTAGCAACAATGAAGTAGTTAAAAACACTGTATTTAGGGTGTCGCATATTCAGAAAATCAGCTGTAAGGACAAGTTGAGAATGACTAACTTTGAGAAGATTAAATCAATGAGTATTGATGAAATGGCTCAAAGTGATATGGATATTTTTACTTGTCCATATTTCTATCCTTCGAAGGGAGAGGAGCACTTTTCTATGTGTAAAAAATTCAATTGTGATTGCACTACTTGCATAAGACATTGGCTAGAAAGTGAAGCGGAGGGGTAACAATTTCCGGATATCGTCATTATTTAACATTCAATTTATTTGCACCTAAATCACATAAACAGCTATTCTGTAAACTGCCTTATATGTATTTATTAATTCAGGATAATGAATATTTAGGCAATGTTGTAGATGTTGGCATTGCAGATGGTGACGACTTTGATGTGTGTCGAACCCTGTATGACATAAAGGACAGTCAATTACAAGAGTTAGTTAATAGATTATATGATTATCAGTATGCTGAGATTAATTGTATTGATGATGTGCACCACTTGATAGCAGAGATAACAAGTAATCTATAATACGATTCAGTTTGGATAAGGAGGCAAATAACTTGGAGCATCGAAAATATATCTCGCAATCGACTCGATTAGAAGTATACAATAAATATCATGGACACTGTGCATATTGCGGAAAACATATAGATATGAAGGATATGCAAGTCGATCATATTTTACCTGTATATCGTGGTGGGCAAGACATAGCAGCTAACTATAATCCGAGTTGTCGAATGTGTAACTTCTATAAGAGTACGCATACTGTTGATGAATTCAAACATCAGCTAACTAAGATATTAGGTAGACTTGAAAAGGTGTTTATTTTTCGGGTAGCTAAAAGATACGGATTGATTAGTGAAACTGGTGTTAAGGTAGAATTTTATTTTGAACAAATTGACAAAACTAAAGTCAATGAACTTATATCAAGCGTCAGCGACGCTGATAATCTTACTTCGGGCAAAGCTGATTTGGAGCTAGATAGCTAAAGTTACCTGCCGATATCTTTATTTAACAGTCGAACCTTATATTATTATGATGTATTCACACATTTCTGTAAACTATAAAAATTCATGGAGGTATGTAACATGGCATATACAGTTACAGTCAATGTTAAGATTGCTGAATCAACAAGTGTAATTGATCCAAGTACAATTGCCCCCGAGCTAAAGCTTGGCAATTCATATGTAGATGACGCAAAGTTCAGAAAAAATTGCACCGATGATCAGATGTATCCGCAGAATCATTTCGATCATGGTCATTTTGCAATGGTGTCATCCGTTCAGCAGTTTATTGACAAAATTTCAGGGCACCCCAGTATCCTTTCTGCATTCAAAGAAGCATATCGCGTTGCACTTGCAGCTGAAGCTTCTGACAATGTCAAAACTGGCAAATTTGAATTTACAGTCGATGACTACAAAGAGGCACTTTACGCTAAAGAAGTCGGTGCTGAGTTAGCCGATGAAGGATTCAGTGTTACAATTGCTGAAAAGGCGGCATAATTAAGTCCGGTAAGGAGGGGTATCAGGTATGACAATGGAAGAAGTTGTACAGCAAGTTAGCTTTATGCTTGGTATCCCTGCCAACGAGAATACCGAAGATCTTCAGGTTGAACAGGCTGTTCTAATTGCATTTCGTGAATTGAAAAGATACATGAAGACACCCGTTGACAAGACTGTACCGTATTCGCCTAGACTTGATCTAGTTGCATTAGGCATAGATACTGTCAATGTGCTATATGTCCAAGCTGCTAAACCTAGAATTGGATTAACTCTAAGTTCTATTGATAGCGGCAATGTATTTCAGGTTGCTGCAGCTGTTAACACTTACAACAGCATTGGGCAAACAAGTTCGTTGAACATTGATCCGATAATGTCCGAAATTGCTATGGCTCAAGTACGTAATACATTAGGTACAGATTTCCAATGGCATTATGATCCTAATAACCAGGTTATCTATTGCGCTCATAGAGATCCAAGGCCTAGTCAGGTTACAGTCCGATATGTCCCTAATTTCAAAGATGTATCAGAGATAAAGAGCCCTATATGGGTCGACTATCTAGTAAGGCTAAGCGAAGCATATATGAAGCTTGCTTTAGGTCGTTCGAGATCTAAGTATACTGTCGAAGGATCTAATGTTTCGCTAGACGGAGATGTATTACTTCAAGAAGCTAACTCGAATCTAGAAACAATTAGAGCAGAACTAGAAGATAAGCGGAATAAGCTTGTTGTACTTAATTAATTGATTTTGATGCTAACCATAGCATCTATCATAAACATATATGTTTTTGTAAAGGAGATTTTAAAATGTACATTCAGAGACGTAGAATTACTGCTAATGCAGATGTAGACGGCGAAACAACAGTAGCTCCAGAAGCTTCCGATCTTTTATTTGAAGCAGAAGATGTAGCTGAACTCGTTGCAGAGGTAACAGGTGAGCCTGTAGATGTAAGCGCTGATGATGATACAGTTACATTCGCAGTAGGCGAAGATGAGTATACTGTTGAAGCCGAAGGCGATGAAGAGATTCTTGAGGCAGTTCGTAGACCTCTCCGCAACAAGAGAGCTGTTGCTGCTAGCAGACGTATTAATCGTAATACACGTACTAGACGCTCTGCAAGACCGCTTCGCAAAATGCCGAAGAAGTAATTTCTCAAGTATCCTTAAAATGCTCAATGTTTGTCATGAAGGCATTAGCTCATTAGGTTTTGATGCCTAATGAGCTTTTATTTTATATATATTTGGAGGTACAAGATGTCAAAGACGATACAATGTAGTACAATATCAGATATCGTGAAAACATTTAAAGATATATCTGATAAACTAACTAAGGGAATAGATAAGCTTTTTGATCTAGGATTGAAAATATTTGACCCTCAAAACAAAGATGGGCAATTGTCATATAAGCTGTCTCTCCCAAGTGGCGAAACTGCACAAGTTACATTTACACCGTCATCTAACGATGAATCTAAATGGGATATAGTTTTGACGGACGAAAAATCTAAGAAATCTAAGAAATATACTGAAGTTAAAGATTCAGATGCAGATAAAATCATAGGCGATGCAATTGAAGAAATGTACGGTGTCAAGTTATCTGATATTAAATCCAGTAAGCGTATTAAGGCTACTTTCCGCAAGGTAACAGCTGCTAAGTGTGATTGCATAGAATTAGTATCAGTTAACGCCAATTACGATGGTTCTGAAGCATGGGGTGATATAAATACAATTGTTTCAGACGACGCATTTGTAGCAGCACTTCCGTGTGATGCTGAATGCAGCTATGAAATTGTAGATGAGGGTTCGTCATTTGATGTTATTCCCGCCGATCCAATAGAAAAGGCGGATATTACTCCTGATCAAGTAGATGAAATAATCCAAAAAGCTGAATATCTAATGCTAGATATCTTATACATTAATTCAAATGCATCAGGGCCGCTAGCCAGCGATATCCGAAATATATGCTCTAATATGGAGTGGTCAGCAAGATCGATAACAAGTATGATGATGGATTACTCTGTTGAGCAGCTTGATTATACTCCTAATCCGCTTACTTGTATCCAGAATGTGTCTAATACTATCGGCACCTCAGATCCGTTGGGGGAACTAAGATCTAATGCATCGCGTTTGATATCAACACTACAGCTCTATTACTGCAATATTACTCACGATTTTCAAAGTACATTTGATGGCTGGATTCGTGATTTATCTCGTGTTAGCGAATATGATTTAAAGCAGCTTCAGAAATAGCATCTGTCAATGTGTATTAGAATTTTTCGTTATTAGTAATGTAATCTACAAATTCATGGAGGTTATGTTATGTTTAAATTATATCCAGAATCTGCGAATAGATTTACTGATGTCGAAAAATTGAGAAACTATATAAATGGCGGTAAAGGTGTGATAACTCTGCTATCCCCTAGTGGAGTCCATCACACCTATTACTATAAGAAGCCTAGAAATCCTAATGAATTTCCCGAGGATGTTATATTCGTCTACGCTGTTCATGACGGTAATAAACTATTCTATGTAGGTATGATAGAGCAAGGACATTTCAGATTAACAAGATCGTCGCGATTTAACTATGATACTGAAATTGTTAAAGGTGCAGTATTCATCATGCAAATTCTATCAGGTTGGCGTGACATCAATAAGACACAAATGACGATACAGCATGAGGGTATGTGCAGCGTATGCGGACGCAAGTTGACAAGCCCTAAATCACTTGTAACTGGTTTGGGTCCAAGATGTGCAAGGAAATTGAATGATGTACAATTATTCAGATGAATTCGCTAAGATTGCACAAAAAATAAACAACCCTTATGCATTATCGCTATATGTAGCTAAATTATGCCGCTCGTTGTGCACCGAATACAGCGTATTGCTTGAAAGCGAAGCTATATCATGGATAGTGTCTGGAGTTAAACCGAATATATTGAATCAACCGCATAGAAACATATCTGAAATACCTATAGAAAACATTCAAACCACTATTAACGACGCGATAGAGTATGTAAATGATTTTAAGGTCCAACAAAATGTAATTGCATCTATTCGCTACAGCATATCTAACCATCACCTTATATATGTATACAATGATATATATGATGCTGATGTAAAGGCTCGAATACGCATACTGGTTCGGATGGTATGGTATCAACTTAAGAAAGAGCATCTTATATGATCAAAAGTACGATTACTAGGAGGTACTATATATGTCAGAAATTCCAAAAACAGATAACATAAAGGCATCGGAAAGTAAGGATTCACAAACTAAACAAACTGTTACACAAGAATCTACGCCTAAATCAGATAAATCAAAATCTAATTCGCAGCAGCCTGCAGCTACTAAAGCTTCTAGCACAAAAGCTGAATCGAAGCAACCAGCTAAATCAGAAGCCAAATCTGCTGAAAAATCAGAAAATAAACCTGCTGAAAAATCAGAAGCCAAATCTGCTGAAAAATCTGAAGTCAAATCCGAAAATAAACCTGCTGAAAAATCTGAAGTCAAATCCGAATCAACTACCAAGGTAGAAGAAAAATACAAGGTAGGTGATTCTATCGCTACTGCGAATAGATTAATTAGGATATACACAAAAGCAGATGTGTCCTCACCATACCGCTTATCTTCTGAAGCTAAGATAACGGGTAATGCAGTAGGTAATTCTATAACAGGATACTTTGTACCAGTTACCTACCGTAAATCAGGATTAGGGGCTATTTCTGGATACGTACTAATAAGTAAGTGATGTAGGTGATACATAGTGAGTTATACGAAAAAATCTGACTGGGCTCAGACTACTTTGAATCCTGCACTAGCTTCTGAGTTACAGAGGATAGATGACGGGGTTGCTGAAGCTTGCAGCATATCTAATGTGGCTTCGGCGGATAGAGTAAATCATAATCTGGTGCTGAAACTGAATAATGGATCTACTGAAGGCAGCGATCAATTTACCTTCAATGGTAGCCAAAATACCAATATAAATCTTACCCCTAATCGATTATATGGCATTACAGACGGCAGTGCTTGGGTAGTAATTCAAAATAGCGCAAAATCACCTAGATATCTAACTGTTTTAGAGTATATAATCCCGGATGTAAATTACAGGCGAATTAATCAGTCATTTGTAGTAAGTATGAGATCTGAAACTATCATATTAGATGTTGTACTTGCAACTGCGACATCTGCCAAATTTTCTACAGCCAATGTGTACTATATGCCGCTTACTAAGAACGGCAGTAGCATAGTAAACAATCTATCAGTTGAAATTTCTAATGTTGATAGCACACATCAGCAATTTAAACTTTGGTACTATCAACCATCAGGTGGGCCGTCTTTATCTATTAGACCTATTGCTAGAAATGCCGAAAACGTAACGCTTACCGGATATTCTTATAACTCTACTGCAGCTAGCGGTACGCCAGGTGAATCGGTGATGGATGTCACTATTCAATCTTCATTTCCGGATGCGCTCAATCCTAAATCGAGCCTCATTGTAAACGGAACAGATTTAAATACTGTCCTTGTTCCAGGTTTGTATTATGCTGCAGGTAATAACAAATGCACAAATCTACCAGATAATGTAGACGGATTTGGATTAACAGTTAAGCGAATCTCTAACGGATATTACTACCAAGAGCTAGTATCTGCAAATACAACAAAGACTACTGGATGTGTCTTCTATCGAATCTATAATGGCAAAACATGGACAATGTGGTATACTTATTATTCGACTCGCAACGATAACAGAATCTTAAGCGGACTGTGGCGGCCAACTACGGGTGTGCCATCTAACTTTGCCCAATTTGAATTCGGCGGAGGAAGTTACACTAAATGCGACAGGCATGTTCACTGCGAATGGGTTATGACTCTAAAATCTACATCTCCGGGCTCAGTTAGTGGCGGCACTATAGAATTTTCAGGATTGCCATATCCAGTATTCGAGTCTTCAGATGGTGCAACTACTTTCGGAGGGTGTGGTATTGCTATTTCAAGTAATAGTGAATTTGTATCTACTCAATACACCGGCGGATATTGTAATCTATGGACTATCACTCCATTTCAGGGAAAATCAAGCTTCGTGCTTAATGATATATCTGGTGCACCGTTAGCCAGTGCGCTCATTCACAATTTACAATCTGTTGTGTCTGAGGAAGATATTCACTTTGATTGCACATTAGACTACATTACAAATAAAACATAGGCGGTGATTATGATGAATATTGTTAGCATTTCAGCTGATTATGTTGTGATTGTGTATCCAGATCAAGATAATTTCACTATTACATACTATAATTGCCCTAGTGGAAGATCTAAAGTCCAGTCAGCTCTAAGTGAAACAACCTTATGGGACGAGGTTATTCTTCCGGAATGGGGAGATGTTCCTACTGTACCAGATCCGCAGCCAGCTCAGGCTATCGCTATTGATAAGATCAGGAGTGACAAGCAGCAGCAAATCAAGGCTATTTGCAGATCTAAGATAATAGAAGGAATAGATGCTGATTTAGGGCTATGCGATAGCACAGGTCAGCCACTGGGAACTCTGCACTATACCTTATCTGAGAAAAATCAGACTGATATGCGTGACCTGGTAGGTATGATAAACTCCGGTGCAACTGAAGTTACATGGAGAGATGATTCTCGAGTTTCGCATATGATTTACACAGCGGCTCAATTTCTAGTGTTGTACAAGCTATCCAGCGAACATATTCTCAGATGCAGATTTAAATCTGATGCACTAGAAGAGTTGCTTAAATCTTACTCAGATGATCAAGTAGATGAGATTGGCGCAATATCATGGGATTCCGAAATTCCTGAAGCAATCGAAGATAGGATGAATGCGCTACTGCAAGTCATGTTAAACGATACGGGTGACAATAAATGAAATATAAAGCAGTTCTTAGAGTCATAGCACTTTGGCTGATAATTGGGACATTGTACTATACTTTGGAAGGAATATGGCATATCCCTTCGGGGGGTTGGGCTAACATAGCTATGCTGCCAATAGGCGGATTATGCGGCGTATGCATTGGAAGTATCAACCAAATTAAAGCATTTCAAAAAATGCGAGTATTTGATGAATGCGTCATCAGCACATTCATTGTACTCGCAATAGAATTTATTTCTGGGGTAATATTGAATTTATGGCTTCATCTAAATATCTGGGACTATAGCAAGTATTTGTTTAATGTATACGGCCAGATATGCTTGCAGTATGGTATATTGTGGTTTGTAATCAGCCCATTTGCTATCTGGTTAGATGATTGGCTGCGATATAAACTATGGAGCCAAGGCACATACTACAGCTTATGGTCTATTTATAAAAAATTGATTAAATTTAAATAGGGGTGTAGTTTGTGAACGAGTTTGGGACTATTGTAAGATTAATAGCAGATGTCGGTGCGCTTGTAGTTATTGCCGGTCTGTTTTTATACATAATATTCAGAGTATCTAATATTATTCTTAGAGTTTGGGAGAATAAAGTTAGGTCAAAAGATCATGACAAGCTGCTAGATATTCGTGCTGACATCGGAATCCATATCCAGACACTACTCGATAATTATCTTAACGATAGTAGCTGCGATAGAATAGAAGTTATCGAATTCTCTAACTCAGTAATGTCCGTAGCGTATCTACCATTTAAATACATGACTTGCACATACGAATCATATCAATTTGGTCAGCGAGCTATGGGCCACATGATTGATCGTATATCAACATCGCTATTCACTCAATTTTTTCTTACATTGCAGGACAAACCATATTGTATCTTTGATACTTCAGATACTTCAATTCCTATGGGAGGCGCTATGCATGACATACTGGAGCAGCAAGGTGCAACCAAATCACTATGCGTAATGCTTAAGACCTCTAAAGGTAAATCTATTGGATATGTAACAGCAAAGAAAAGTACGATGTTTGATGATGCTGATATTGAAAATATTCAATCAGTAGCCGATCAGATATCAGCCCTTCTGAGCGTTGCAGATAAATAATATTAGGTGGTGTTATTACATGAGTAAAGTTACATGCATTGATGTCAGCTGCTGGCAAACCGGCATTGATTACAAGAAAATTAAGAACAGCGGAATAGAGGCTATCATCATTAGATCTGGCTACGGGCGAGAAGTAAGTCAAAAAGATACGCAGTTTGAAACTCACTACGCTGGTGCAAAAGCTGCAGGCTTGAAAATAGGATCTTATTGGTATTCTTATGCAGATTCAGTTGAGGATGCTAAGAAAGAAGCTAAAGCGTGTCTATCATGCATTAAAGGCAAATCTTTTGATCTGCCTATCTACTTCGACATGGAGGATCCATCTCAAACTAAACTCGGAAAATCCACGCTTACAAAGATTGCTATTGCATTTTGCGACGCTATCAAAGCAGGAGGGTATACTCCAGGTGTATACGCTAATCTAAATTGGTTTAATAACTATCTAGATTACAGTAAGCTTAAATCTAAGTATAGTATATGGCTTGCTCAGTATAACAGTACTAACCAATTACAATGCGACATCTGGCAGAATTCATCTGATGGCAAGCTAAATGGATACAGCGGTAGATTAGATACTAATGTAATTTTCAACAGAAGTATTCTATCTACTAGTAGCAAAAGGGTAACTGTAAATGATGTTATCTCTGTAGCTAAATCCCTTGTAGGTAATGATTCCGACCCTAATGCATGTGATGTAATGAAGTGGTACGGCACATTCTCTACTAAGGTTAATGATGATAATGCTGCTTGTTGCTGTGCGGGTCAAATGTATCTAATGAATAAAGCTGGGGCATTGGATCGTATTCCAGGAGGCAAGACTGCTAATTGCGGAGTGCTTGCAGTCAATTTCTACAAAGCAGGGCAGTTATATAAGCCGTCTCAAGTAAAGTCAGGAGATATGGTTGTGCTCTCATGGAGTAAAGAAACTACAAGTTATTATGCTCCTATGACCAAAGAAGGATATAAAACTCTAGATCATGTCGAGTTATGCATCGGTGTTGGAAAAGACACTATTACAACTATTGGATGCAATAATGGCGGCAAAGAGTGCGACGATTTCCAGGTCAAGATCCGTAACAAGAGCAACATTTCTTGCTGCTGTCGTATAAAGTATGATGGGGCTACTACCAGCTCATCTAATACTAGTACTCCTAAGAAAGATAATACTCCTAAGAAAGATAATACTAGTAGTGTATCTGTTCCCAAAGCAAAGTATAAAGTTAGGGCTAATGGTAGATGGCTCCCAGAAGTTACCAATCTAGAAGACTACGCAGGTTTAACAGGTAAAGCCATTACTGATGTTGCAATCAAGTTTACTAGCGGTAGCTGTAAGTATCGTGTAATGGTAGGCGGTAAGTGGCTACCATATGTAACAGGATATAATACAAAGGATTATAACAATGGTTACGCAGGTAACGGAAAACCTATCCAGGCAATTGAAGTATACTACAATACTCCAGCCGATGTTGCTAAGAAGTATGGATACTACAAAGCTAAGTACCGTGTATCACCTACTAATAGATCTTACTATCCTTGGCAATATGATAATGAAAAGACGAATGGCCAAGATGGATATGCAGGATACAAAGGAATTAAAATAGATAGATTCCAGCTCACATTATCTAAATAATTATAATCTAGGCCCTTGTAGTTAATTCTATAAGGGTCTTTACTTTAGCTGTTTATTTATCTTCCTTCGTTATTAGCTATGTAGGTTCTCAAGAACTTATGAAATTTAACATGTTAGGAGTATAAAAATGAATATTGATGAAATAACTAGTGTAGAGTGGAGGGACTGTACAAATGAAATATAGGAAGAAGCCTGTCGAAATAGAAGCTATTCAATGGACTGGCGATAATCTTACAGAAGTAATGGCTTTCTGCCCTAAAGTATATCCTGACGATATGACCTCACTGCTAGTGATTGAGACACTTGAAGGGAAACTGTATGCTCAAGAAGAAGATTACATCATCAAGGGTGTTGACGGCGAATTCTATCCTTGCAATCCTTCTGTGTTTCTAGCAGCTTATGACGAAGTAGATGCCGAATGATCAATCATACATGATTTTGAAATTCAACCTCAATATCTTGCTAACATGCGATAAGTAGGTAACTCGAAATCGTTAATGTAAGTGTCATAAATGATTAAGTATAAGGAGGTATACTTATGACAAATAATGCAATTCCGTGCGTTATCATAGTTACATATGATTCGCCAAAATTCTTTACAGCAAAGACAGCTATCATTAAATCCTGCGGATCTCTTTCTGAATCTGAGCTTTTAGATTTGTTGCACAACAAATTGAATCTTGATCTGGAAGGCGCACATATTCACAATGTAGAATACTTAGGTAAGGTAGATATCATAGAAAATTCTTAACGCTTATTTAACATATTCATTGTCTCTAGCTTTCATCATTATAATGCCGAAACTAATTAGGTTTCGGCATTTAATTTTTATCTATTGCATCAGAGGCCTAGCCAATTTCGTTAATATATGTGAACAGTATAACAGTATTATAAGGAGATGCAGTTATGTGCAGCATTGTATTTGAAGTGTACAAACCTAATGATATGGGTGGAATGATTACAGAAAGTCCTGAATGTATTCCTTACGAAAACTTAGACAAGATGTATCAAGCTGGCTACCGGTTCAAGTTGAATGGCAGGGCTGTAGGTAAAAATGATATTAAAAATAAGGTGAATGCAGTACTGCATACCGGCACTAATGTATCATCAAACAGCCATAAAGTCAGTAAGTGCTTCATACTTTGTGTTGATAATGGGGTTGAATATCCTACTCAATCTGCTGCTGCTCGAGATTTAGGAATTGATCCGGCTCAAGTCAGCGACAGCATAAAGACAGGTAGACCTCGAAGTGGATATACATTTAAGAAGGTATTTGAGGAGTAATCAATGATTCAGATAAAAGAGAACGGACCTATATATGAGATCAGGTTCAGATATGATCCAGAAGTAATCGCTATCATTAAATCAGTGCCGTCATATTGTTGGCACAGCGAAGAAAAATTTTGGTCAATTGATAGAGATAAGTTAGGATGGCTAATCCGTCAATTTCAGCATTCTAAGTATGCTAATCAGATTCAAATACTGTCATCAGAAAAAATAAATGTGAACGAGCAAATAGACCCTACTATAATTCCCGATGTTGACATCTCTGATGTTAATTTCAGAGTTAAACAAGGCAGCAAACCATATAGCCATCAATTAGACGCAATGCGATTTGCCCTTAATAGATACAATCACGGGCTGAACAGCGGATTCATCCTAGCTGACGAGCAGGGCTTAGGTAAGACCATAGAACTGTGTAACATTGCTATATACAATCGTGAGCATCGACATTACAATCACTGCCTCATCATCTGCTGCATAAACAGCAGTAAATACAATTGGCAGGACGATATCTCCGAACATACGTCTGGTGAATATACACCATATATATTGGGCAGCAGATTTCGTAGAGATAAGAAGCGTATTAACTACAACGGTAGCAGTGCAGACAAACTTAAGGATCTAGAATCTGGACACATGTATGGAGATGAATCTATGCCAGAATTGCCGTATTTTCTAATATTGAATATCGAGGCAATTCGATACCGTGTAGGTAAATTATTTCCTATTGCACAGAAGCTCATTCAGTTAGTGCAGTCTAAGTATATCAATATGATTGCATTAGATGAGATTCATAAGAATGCGTCACCGTCTTCTATTCAGGGTAAGCAAATTCTTGCAATCAAATCTAAAACTGGCAAATGCTGCGAATGGATACCGATTACAGGCACACCTATTGTTAATAAGCCAACTGATGTATTTGTCCCATTAAAGTTAGTAGACGGGCATTCATACTCAAATTATTACATGTGGTGTAAGCAGTTCTGTATATACGGCGGATTTGACGATAAGGATATTGTAGGATACAAAAACATTCCGTATTTGAAAAGTATGCTTCAATCTAATATGCTTCGTAGGCTTAAATCTGATACACTGGATCTGCCTCCTAAGATTGAATGCATACGATATGTTGATAATACGCCCTACCAGCTCAGACTATCTCGCTCAGTTGCAAATCAAATTAATAGCGATAAGTCGCAAATAGTTACGAGTATGAACCCCCTTGCCCAGTTTCTTAAGCTTCGGCAAGTTAATGGATCTCCTGAACTAGTAGACGATAGTCTTAAAGTAGATTCAAACTACTTGAAATGCAATGCAAAATTACAAGCACTACTTGAAGTATTAAATGAAATTAGTGAACGTAATGAGAAAGTAGTGGTGTTTTCTAACTGGGTCGAACCGTTGAGGACCTTATATAAGTTTGTGTCGCAGAGATACAATGTATGCTGCTTTACAGGTACAATGGCTGAAGATGTCCGGCAGCAGCACAAAAGAGTATTTCAAACTAATCCTAAGTATACTGTTATGCTAGGCACAATAGGAGCACTAGGTACAACTCATACATTGACAGCTGCTAACAACATTGTATTTTATGATGAGCCTTGGACACCGACAGATAAACAGCAAGCTGAAGATCGTGTTCATCGTATTGGAACAACTAAATCCGTTAATATATATACTCTGCTAAGTCGAGGAACAATAGATGATAGAGTTCATTCAATACTCTATAACAAGCAGCTCATATCTAAGTACATTGTAGATAATAAACTTGATATTCAGAATAACCCTGAATTATTCGATATGATCATGGATGATTACAGAGTTTAAATAATTGAGGTGTATCAAAATTGAAGCGATATATTAGAAGCAATTCGTCTGTTACAGATTTCATATCAGAAATCAATTCTATAGCACATGACTATTCTATTTCTAGGAAAGACCGAGTAGTTGAAGTAGAAGCTATATTAGAAAGTGCCCCAGATGGTTCAGAATTTTACCGGGTTGTAAAAAATTCATGTTCTGGGTGGACTAGTCGAGGTGGTTATAGTGACACATACCACGAAAAACGAAGATTTGTAAAAGAGAACGGTGTTTGGGAAAACATCTACAATAGTAAACGTGGTACACATGATGTTGCTTTAAGTATTGTATATAATTCTGGGCCTATATATTCTCCTGATGAAATAGATGAAGCATTAAGTGATGCTAAGAAACAGGATAATACTAGAACTAAAGAGTATGGGTTACATGGTAAGAATACTGTGTATTACCCTAATAAATGATGAAAATTGAAGATAGCATCTCTAAGAGAAGAATTTCATAGATATAGTGGATGCTCCCATAAAAATTTTGGAGGTACAATGATATGAAAATACGAATAGTTGGTGCAACTGACATTGACGACAGACTTAAGGACATGATAGACAATCTTAAAGCTGATTTTGACTACATAGTTGACGGTCTTGATAAATTAAGCCGATCAGGAAATTCAGCTATGAATGAAAGTATATCTATCGGTCAGTCTTTGCAAGATGATCTCGATAGATGCATCAATGAGATTGCAGATAAGGTAGGTAAGTAAAAAATGAAATATGTTGTAAACGCAGCTAATAATGCCGACGGTAACATGTACTGGTACTTCACTCGTCATGGAGTTCAGCCCGGCTCCATTCCTGGAGGCGGCGACGTAGGAGATATCAAAGATACGCCTAACGGGACATACTTTCAATTCAGTCGACCTATGACTACCAAGGAATTGAATGAATATGAAATTAAAGAAGCAAATATAGATAGTATCACGAGCAGCGTCACTAGCAGATCAGATGTAAATGATACACATTTTCATATCGGAGATAGAGTCCGCCAAGCATATGCTAATCCGTACAATGTAGGAACAATTGAAGATATTATGGATGATGATACTTATGGAGTTCAATGGGACTATTCTGACGGTCCTGACTTTGAGTATGTAAATAAAGATGAAATTGAACTACTTACCTCGTCGTTTGCAGATTCAGATTACATCGAAGCACTTGCAGAAGAGATCAAGTCGAAACTAAATGATCAAGGTTTCAATAATAATGTTTCGCTGGATGACGATTTCATAACAATCGAAATAGATCCTGACGAAGATACTAGTGCAATCTTCATCCAGCCCATTGCAGACATTGACGGTGTATGGGATGATTTGGATTCAGACGCATCTCAGCTTGCTGAAGCTGCGTTAGATGAATATTACAAGTAAGAAAGAAAGAGGTAGAATTATAATGGCACATATCAGAAAAACAAACAATTCAAAATTAGGAAGACCGAGTGCAAATCTTAACTATGACATAAGAGTTAGAGTTGATGACGAACTAAATACCCGGCTTGAAGAATATGCTAAGAGCAACAATATGCTTAAAGCCGAAGCAATAAGATACATTTTAACATCTTTTCTAGCAGAGAATGTTGAAAGTAACTATCATGAAGAAGCATCAAACATTGCAAGTGCTATGGAGCTGGACGATGATAGCCCATACCTGTATCTTGAATCTAAACAAGTACCTGACAGCGATGGATTCTACACAGACTATACGCTATATCTAAATACTGATACCGGCAACTACATTTGCATGTTCGGCGATGATGATTTATATGAACCAGATGAAGATTTTGCTGATTTCGTTACAGATTCAGAGAAAGTAGCATATGAATGGTTTGAAAACTACAATGGGCTTGAAGACGACTAATCATATGTAACCCTGCACAATAAGGAGGCGTCTTAGATGAATGACGGGCTTGGGAAGAAAGCCGAATCTAAAATAACCGCATGGCTTGACAGACCCGAATATGGATATTCGTTTGATCGGATACCTGATCAGATGACAGGGTGGTACGGAAGTAAAAATATCTGCGACTTCACTCTTTTTAAGTCGCCATACATGTATTACATTGAGAGCAAAGCTACTTGGGAATCTAGATTTGACTTCTCAATGATTACCGACAATCAATTCAGCGGCCTCATGTCTAAATCTAAGATTAATAATGTGTTTGGTGTGATCATTGTACTGTTTGCAAGCCATAAGAGGGCATTTATTCTAGACATTCGCGATATATCAAATCTTATGGATGCAGGTAAAAAATCGCTCAACATAGATAAGTTAGACAAATGGACTATACCTTTTATAGAGATAAATACACTATCTAATCCTAGAAAAACTTATCTAGATTATGAGGGTGACTTTGCTCCTGAAATTGTATTTGGGAAATCATAATAAAATAACTGAGGTGAATATTGATGAGAATCAATTCTAAACGTATAACCGCTGACTTTGATGTTACTATTCCTCAAGAAGGACTATACGATTCTGACGGGTTTGATTTAGGTCGACACGTAAACAACTTGAGGCAGCAAGATAAAGAGCGACAAGCTGCAGAAGCTCAAGAAAGGGAGATACAGGATCTGCGAACTAAGTATGCAAATGTTATCAATGACATCCAGAACAGTGATGACCCGATCCAGACAGCATTTGAATTGCTTGTACCATCTAGCGGTCCTGCAGATAGTCAAGCCGGAGAGCTTGTAAGGGCAATGATGCGCCTACTGTATAGAGATTTCAATGATGGCGATGTTTTTTATGAAGGATACGGTCTAGAGACTTGTGCCGATGCTGCTCAGTATCTTTGCAACGAGATTGGCGACCCTATAATTGATATAGTCCTAACTACGGCTAATAAACAAGCTACTGGTTCGGAATATACTCGAGCTCTCGAAGAAATGTCAGGTATTGTTATAGATACTCTCATGGACAATCCTCAGCTGTTTGATACTCCTAATGATGGTGATTATCGATGTACAGACATATCTGACATCAAAGACTTGGAGCCTAAATATGAATTAGATATCGCATTTTCTGATTCTGTGCAAGCGCATCTAGATTGTGACGATATCAGTAGCAGAGATATTCAATGGGAAGTAGAGTCTTGGCTGCATAATATGCAGTGCGAAGATGCATATGTTGACGTGTTCGACCAGTACGTCGTGATAAATGATCTTAATCGTGATGCGTATGACGAACTTGCTCGTACCGGTGGTAGTTATTTTGAAAGCTACGGCGATATGCTAGATGAGGAATATGGATCGCCTTACGACGAAGACGAGGAAGACGAGGAAGATTATTAAACATGAATCAACTTACTCAACCTTATTTATTTAATGAATAAACTACTAAGGAGGTAGTATCGCATGGATTTTGGTATTGCAACTGTACTAGCAATAACTGTACTAGCATATGCAGTTGGTGCTATGGTTAAAGTAAGTAATCTTGACAGTAAATGGATTCCGGTGATCTGCGGTGTAATTGGTGTATGCCTAGGGCTATTAGGATTCTATTTAGGTATGCCAGATTTTCCTGCTGGCGATCCTATTACTGCAGCAGCAGTTGGTGCTGCATCTGGATTTGCTGCGACAGGTGTCAATCAGATTGGCAAACAGCTGACTAACAATAACTAATCGTGATGATCTATCATATCGTTATCTCCTAATACTGTAGCGCCTATCAGAGATGGTAGGCGCTATTTTTATATTTCGTTATAACACATGTAATCTTAAACAGTTTGAAAGGATGATAGAGACAATGATGGATACTTGCCGATACAAACGAGGTCAGATATGGATGTATGCCGATAGCGATCTAACTAAGTTCAAACCTGGCGTTCAACGATCTGACAGACCAATTCTTATTTTCTCAAACGACAAGGGTAACGAAAGTTCTGAGTCAATTATTGCGCTAATGATCACAAGCAATTCGACTAAGGGTGGATATTCTGTTAATGTGCCTTTCAAGAACATACACGGAGAGACAAATGTAGTTTTGTGCAACCAGATACAGACAGTATCTAAATCAGACCTTAGAAGATATGTGTGTACTGTATCTGACTCAATCCTTGCTCAAGTTGAAAAGGCTCATGCAATTGCTGTAGGCACTCCTGCAACTGAAGTAGAAACTAAGATAGATAAGATTTATACTATCTTAGAAGACTTATCAGTTATCAAGTCAAATTCTCTTCACGATACATCAACTGATGAAACTGTTATTGCCGATGTTGCTTGCGAATTGCAGAAAATATACAGTAAGATGGCTCGATATCATGATGCTACGGTGCTAGATCTGAAATCGAGCATATCTAGTTTGTCAGACAATAATGCAAAGCTCAGAATGGGGCTTATCAACAGCAATGAAGGCGAAAATTCCAGCCCCGCTCAGTTATCTACAGAAAGCTCAACTAGTTCACCTTCATCTACTAATGCAGTGCCAAGAAAATCGTCAAACAAGAGAAAGCCTTGCGGTTATTGGACATCTGAAAGGATTGACGAATTCTTGAGAGATAAACATAGTATGTCTTTACAGGACTGGATGAAAAAATACGACTATACATCAAAGAAGTCCGCTATGAAAGCTTACTATACATACACCAGCAAACGAAATGGAGATAGCTGTGGACGATAAACTAGTACTAGATAATCTTAACTTAGTTCCTTATCTTATAAATAAGTACATACATATTTCGCCTACTAGCCAGGATTATTCCGACTACTATCAAGAAGGTTGCGTAGGGCTGGTACTAGCTGCGAGTAGATACGATAGCAGTAGAAAGATCAAATTTTCTACCTATGCTTCTCAGTATATACTAGGCTACTTGTATAACTATAAGTACTTATATCTCCCGGTCATTAAATATCCTAGACGCAGAATAACCAACAAGAAAAAAGTTGCGATGTACATAGCAAACAATCCAGATGCTGCACCTGCTACAATAATGGACGATCTAAATCTTACATCAGATGAATTCATAGAGTGCTATTATGATGTAAACTATTTACAGGATTGGTTCAAGGTTGACACAGCGGATAGTGAAGATACTATGATGTGGGAATCTTTACTACCTGACACATCAATTGCCGATAGACCAGATAACATATCTGCAGCGTCTGCGTTCGACATATTGAGAGATATGCTACATAGCGACATCTTCTCAACTGCACTTGCAAATGATATTGCACATGAGTACTTGCAGCATATGCTGTATTCAAATACACATCATACTCAGAAATCATATGCAGCTAAGTATCATTGTACGCAAGGTGCTGTGAGTAAGACGATAAGAAATTTGAAGAAGATCATACGCGAGAAATTGAAAGAGGGGCAATAACTAATCGTTATAATTTACGCCAAGAAACTTAAGGAGGTATATAATATGGCAGATAAATTAGGTCATACACTGATGCCGGATAGCCAGTTTGAATATTGGTTCACTAGGCTGTCAGATCATGAGTGGATTGTCACTGAAAATGATAAATCAGGGAGTAATCGTGAATGGGCGTTCGACGAAAGAACTAATCAAGTTATCGGTATAGCATCTTCTGATAAAGTCCAACTCTGCGATAACGGTCAATCTGAAACACTAGATGACCGTCAATCCGAAACATTAGATATCCACCGGATTAAATCTGATTTCACTAATTTCAAAGTATCACGACCCGAGTATTTAATCGGCGTAAAGCCAATCTTAAGCAGTATGTCCTCTGAAGAGAAGCAAGAGTGGTACGACGCACTATTCGCAGGATGTATGCTCTGCAGAGTGCGGAGAAATAATCCAGCCTCGAACATAGACGATGCAGCAGATAAAGCTCTAAAAATATTGTCAAGACTTCACAAAACTTCATTTTATCAAGACCCTGCTTCGACTATCTATCACGAGTCATACCCAGGAGGACTGCTTAATCACACTTTAACTGTCGTCAATGAAATAATTGACCTTCATAAAGTGACCAAATTCAGCAGAGTTCCATATGATACAGCTGTGCTTGCTGCACTTGTCCACGACTGGTGCAAAATCGGATTATATGAAGGATATCAGCGGAATGTTAAGAATGAAAAGACAGGAGCGTGGGAGAAGGTAGATGCGTATAGACGTACAGATCCACCTGTTCCTTTAGGGCATGGAGCTGCGTCGTTACATTTAGTGCAACAGTACTTAAGACTGTCGCTGGAGGAGTGTTTAGCAATTCGCTGGCATATGGGAGAGTATAATGTAGCTCCTAATGAGATGAATGAATTGCATTGTGCTAATGAACGATATCCACTTGTGCAGATGCTCCAGTTTGCGGATAGATTATCTATTACTAATTACTAATTACAGGGGGGGGGGTTATATCTACTATGATTCAGATAGATGATAACTTCATATCTAGACATATACTTGGAGATTGTTTTGATGTATTGAAAAATATCCCAAATAACAGTATTGATCTAGTCCTAACAGATCCTCCTTATGAGATATCGCAAAAGAATGATGGTATGCCAGGAGGATGTTGGGGCAAGCCCGGTGATAAAGGATATATGAAACGACCTGAATTAGATTTCGGTGAGTGGGACAAATCGCCTTTAGACTTGCCTAAGTTGTTTGATGAGTTATATAGAATATTGAAACCATCAGGAACTGTTATTTGTTTCTATGATATCTGGAAAATTACTCGCTTGAAAGAAGCTTCGTCACATTTCAATCAACATCGTCTATGCGTATGGCAGAAAACTAACCCTGTACCGCTTAATTCTAAACTGAATTATCTTACTAATTCTAGAGAGTATTTTGTTACAATGGTCAAGGGCGGTAAACCTACTTTTCATTCAGAATACGATGTAGGTGTATATGAATTTCCGATTCTACATGGTAAGGAACGAATAGGAAATCACCCTACACAGAAACCTATTGAGCTTTTCAAACAGCTTGTATGCAAACATTCAAATGCTGATGATATTGTATTTGATCCATTTGCAGGCACAGCTACTACAGCTGTAGCGTGTCTTCAAACAGGCAGAAAATTCATAACTGCAGAAAAATTGCATAAGTACTATGATACCGGATGTAGCCGAATATCAGATCTTACCAAAAATAAATTATTCAGCGTTTATCCGGAAGTCAAATTTACTAATATTTAAAATATTATTCATATTGAAGGCTAGATAATTTCTAGCCTTTTGTTATGGTTAATTCGTTATTAAATCTGGTACAGAACCTTTTATGCAAATGATAAATATTATACTTAATATTGGAGGATAACGGATATGAATATTATAAAATCATCTAAAAGCAGATCTAAAAAGCGCCGCATCTTTGCAGCAGATGATGACTCGTATTTTGACGATAATTTGCTAGAAGAAGACGAAGGTCTTGGAACTACTTTAGATAACATTCAGGACAATATCGAAGACATCCAAGATACAGTTGACGAGATTGAACCTGATGACCCTAATATTGAAATGGACAACAACATAGACGACCACTATATTGCAGAGTGCGACAGGTGCCACGGAATCTTCATATCAGCGGTAATCAAGTCAGACCAAAAAGTCGATAAGATATCCGGCACTTGCCCGTTATGCGAGAAAGAATCAGATCAATATTTAAAGTGGGTCGTAGAGAAAATAAGTGATTAAGGAGGGAACGCACCGTGAAAAAGGTAATTAAATCAAGTGCAAATGTAGACTTAAATTTATACGATACATTTAAACTAGGCAACAAAAGATTCTCTGTTCACTCTAATGATATTGATAACGGACCTACAGCTGATCCTGTGTCCATGCTTCGCCAATTCAAAGCCCAAGTATCTGAGATACACCCATATGATGACGCTGATTATGCATGGGCTAATTTAAGTAAAGGCGTAGTTGATTACTACAGATCAAATAAACATATCGATAGATCATACTACGGTACTTCTGACGATATGGATGTTGAAAACGAAGAGTGGTGCGAGGCTGTGCTATATGCTGTAGCAGAGAATCTAGCAGATTTGAATCGTGCTGTAGAGCCCCTCATTATTCATAATTGATGGACAAACCTAGGCGTCAAGAGGTGTATTAAAATGTATGACCCGTTCAAGTATACAGTATGTGCAATGTGCGGCAATAAATTCATCAAGCGTCCTGATCATATTTATAAAGTTAAATACAAGGGGCAAACTAATCAGTGCTGTTCCTATTCCTGCTACCAGAAAGCTAAGAAATTAAAGGAGGAGTTACATAATGAAAATACTAAGAAAAGTAATTAATGCATCTAAATCAAATGATAATGAATTTGATGATGAAGTGTTCGACATTGTACAAACAATGCGAGATGACTTACAAGAAGATATGTTTGACAAGCGATCTAGACGTATTTGGTTACTAGAATATTTAGGCGCTACTTTAGGATATGATCGAGAAGATCAGGAAATATTGATTTCTCAGGTAGAGGATTTATTGAGTGATCCAGAGGTTATCGATTATCATAAACATTTCTTATCTGAGGATATTAATTCTTGGTTTGACAGATCTGACTCTGTTTATAGTGCACAACAGTCTGATCAAGACGAAGAGCTGAGCCAATACGAAGACCAGCATCTAGATGACATACAGGAAATAAATCAAGAGTTCACATCTGAAAATACGTCTATCAATTCTACAAAACTACCAGCCCTATTTAAGATGGTATCATTTCAACCAGGTACAATCAATCTAGATATGGGTGGAGGTAAATTTGATAATGTAGCAGATTATCTATCGGAGTATGATGTTATTAACCTTGTGTATGACCCCTATAATCGTACTAAGGCACATAACAGAGAAGTTGTTAAGACCATTAGAAACGCTGGAGGAGCTGACACTGCTACATGTTCCAATGTTTTGAATGTTATTAAAGAACCTGAAGCTCGTCTAGCAGTACTTAAAAACGTATCTAAGCTTACAAAGTCAGGTGCACCTGTATACATCACAGTATACGAAGGTCGCGGAGATAGGAAAGAGGGGCCTACTAAATCAGGTTATCAGCTTAACAGAAAAACTGCAGACTATCTTGAAGAGGTTCAACAAGTTTTTCCAGATGCTGAACGTAAAGGGAAGTTGATTATTGCTCATAACAGTTAATCTATTAACTGTTTATAAACGAACTAGTTAGGAAGGGTTACACAATGAAAATATTAAGAAAAATTGTATGCAACAGTAAGCATACTAACTTCACCAATACATTTGATTTCTGTATAGATGGGGAACGAAACTATGAAGATGTTCATTACTATGTTGTAAGGGACATAAACGGTAAGAATTTTGAAATTGAGGACGTTACTGAACTATCTAAACAGACAGGTTATCGAGTTGAATTGATGGATGATTCTACTCTATGGATAGCAGCTCCTGAAGACGACAAAAGATACTTAGCTGGAAAACTATCTCTTCTGTCGACTGATTCTATATTGAGTTCTGCAATTGATTCACCAACTATAAAGTCTGTTAACAGTGCAACTGCGATAAACGCTGCTAGTTTGTGGATGGGCAAATATGTTACACCGGATAACCAAATTCATAAGGTTTATTTTGAATACAACACTAGTAGCTTCGATAAGGCGGAGAAAGAGTTGAACGCTATCATTCCGGAGCCCTACGTCAAATGCAGGTTATTAGGTTCTGCGCCGAGCGAAAGATTACTTAAGGCTGACGGGTTTAAATTAATATTATCACCTAAATCCGTCAACAGTGCAATCGATTTGAACAGTTTACAACAGATTCAGTCAGAACTCAATGAAAAATTGTATGAAGTGATGACGGAACTGCCTTTTGGTTTCTCACCCGAGGAAGTTGATGAATATTCGGTAGTCGAGGTAACTGAGGACCAAAACATGATCAAGGCAGAAGTGAGGGCAGAACTTAACTACGACGAGCTGTCTGAGTTATGTGAATTTCTTGATCCGGTTGTACAAAAATACGACACTAATACTTACTTTGAGCCCGTTGAACCCGGCATCATTGAAGCATACATTCATATGAATGAGGAGATAACATCGTCTACAGACATAACATCATCCGAGGATATTGATAGGACTTCCGAAGATCTGCTAGCAAACGATGCAAAATTTAGATATCAGATGCTTGGTAGAATGCAACAGGATTGCAACTACTTCTTAGACTACAGAGATCCTAAATTCTTGTGGGCAGGTGATGTCAATGACCAGATAAGATTGATGCGAGATTTGTATAACTCGTTCTCTGATGACGAAAAACCTGAATGGATCAGTATGGACGATATTGACGAATTAGAGCGTGCAATGACGGACAAGCATACATGAAGGCAAATTGATAGTAGCTTATAACAATCAATGATCTTAGATATATAGCTTTCGTTATTATTGATAGAATCAGTAGTAACGGAGGCTATTTTCATGTACAATCATATCAAAAATCCATACGATTCATTTGAGCCTAAAGAAGACAAATCAACATATCTTGATGATCTTTCTCAAATGATATCCCTTAAGTTAGACGATATACTAACAGTAGATGATTCAGGTTCATGGGAGTATCAAGATCTACAATATACTTGGGCTAGAAATAGTGCAGATGATCGTGGATTTTGGCACACAGATAAGTATAACATATTTCTAGCAAGCCCGGAGGATATTGTTGAAGCTGTAGATAGTATGCTAGAAGATATAGTGCCCGACATTCCAGGCAAATATCATGTAGTATGCGAAATAGAGATATACTATGCAATTTCCGGAGTTACTTGCGCTCGAGATTATTTTGAAGATGCGGACGGTAATCAAGATTACTTTGAGGATGTATATACAGACGATGCTACAGTGCGGATAGATAATCAGCAGTCAAGTATTATATGCACAACACTTGACAAAATTCAATAATTCGTTATAAGATATGTAGACACATTGAGTATCTACATATCTTATTTTTTATATCTGGGGGACATAAATTATGAAAGTAATTGGTAAACTACTTAAAGGCATCTTCGCTATTACTGCTACTATATCAGTTGTATGTTTGTCATCTATTGATGCTGCTAGAGATAACTGGATACAAGGATGTCTAGTACTTATTGCAGTATTTGCTGTTTCAATGGCAGGAGTAATATTATCAGACAAAGTATCGCGTGTAGTTGTAAGACTTCCGGATACTATCGTTGCATTGTTGTACGGAGTATGTAAAGTAGTAATGATACTAGCTGATCCGTATCCTAACAAGAAAGGTAGTCGTCGCTACATTAAATACTGTAAATCTCATAACAAGCGCATCCGTAACAGATATACAATGCAGAAATACATTGAGGAGTGATATAAATTATGCCCGAATTAAACACTGGACAGGCAGCAGCTGTATATTCAGATGCATCTCGAATATTATGCCTTGCTGGCGCTGGTACAGGTAAGACTTATTGTATGATTAAGCGTATAATACGCTTAGTAGAGTCGGGAGTTGATCCAGACTCTATTTTAGTCCTCACATTCACCAATGCCGCAGCGTTAGAGATGAAACAGAGGTACAGAAAAAACTGTAAATGCAAACGATCACCGGAATTTCGAACCTTTCACAGTTTTTGCTACTATGTTATTTCAACTGATAAAGTAATAAGGATGGCTTTAGGATATACTCAGATTCCGAAAGTGATAAATGACACTCAGCTCAAGCAGATCAAAATAAATGTGCGCAATGCTACAGGCATACAGCTATCTAACAGCATCTTGTTTGAGGAGCCTAGCGTATTAAGTAAAGACGACGAATTCAAACTATCTGTATATAACAAAGCTCTCAAAAAGACATTACAGGCTGAAAATGTTATTACATTTGATTCATTGTTATCAAGTATTTGCGAAATGTTTAGCAGTCATGATGACAAAATTAAAGATTACTTAAATAAGTATAAGTACATCTTTGTAGATGAATTTCAAGATACCGACCCGAAGCAGTTCAAGTTTGTAAGTGCATTTGAATCCGCAAACCATTTTTATGTAGGAGATGCATCGCAAGCGATATATGGGTTCAGAAATGCAGATAGCTCTATAATCAAACGACTATCTGAAGATGAAAGTTGGACAATAGTGAAATTGTCTGAAAATTATAGATCTACTGAACAGATATGCGATTATGCTAACCGTATCTTTGAGCCTGACGAGTCTGAATATAGGATAAATCTCCATTCGCCGAGGAGCGGAGTTCAGGTCAACGAAATTTGTGTTGCCTATAAATACTTCTCAGATACTATCAATCCTAAGATCCTCTCTAAGATTGTGTCTTATCTGCACAGTAGCCAAGGTACGACTGCTATATTAGCTCGAACAAACCAGGAGTGCTCTGATATAGTAGACTATCTGTCTGATTGTGGAATTAAGTGCAAGATAAGTAAACCTAGCGGAGAAGTAATGAACATCTTGGACTCTATCTGCAATAACACTACACTTACAGATTGGCTGAGTACTTACCTGAGATCCGACGAATACGCTGAATATTGTAGATTATGTATCATAAATGAATCAGAAAATAGGTACAGCGATACCGAGAAAATTGATGCACGCTTAGCTATTTTGCGAAACGATTTCTACGACAAGAATTTCAGGCTTCGTCGTAACATGGATACAGTGATGAATATCCGGAAAAATCTAACACGTAAAGAGCTAACCAAGCTGGACAGGGTGAATGCTATCATTGAAAGCCTTGACCTATCTGACATCTTTGATAACTCTATTGAAAATTCTCAAATTGCAGAACTTAAGACTCTGAAAGATGCGGTGTGCTGGATCAAAAATCAAATTGAAGCCAATAATGATAGCTCAGTGTATGTAGGTACTGTTCATTCGTCTAAAGGGCTAGAGTATGATAATGTATACCTTGTAGGTGTAGACAGCAAAAGATTCCGCCTTGATTACGAAGAAAATCTTAACCTGTACTATGTTGGTGCTACAAGAGCAAAATCAAGGTTAACTGTCTTTAAACATTTACAGAAGGAGGCACAAGATGAATATCTCTGCAACCAACACAACAAAATTACTTAATCTAGTTGCTCAGCATCTATCGAGCCGACAAGAATGTCGACAGTTGACATATCGCATGGTCATATCCCCTAAAGTAGACGACGATTCTCGACTGGAGTTTGATTTATATCCTAATACTTCAGTGTTTCCTGATAGATATCATCGGAAATCTTCGGATAGGGAAAATCTACTAACTCATATCTTGCAACGGCATTTTGACGAAACCTCTCGAACATCTGATAATTTCGTAGTAGGAGAGTATAAGTATATACTATCATTTAAAGGTAAGCGCAGACGCTGGACAAGGATCAAATGATTCGTTATATCACATATGATACAATTATCATAAATTAATACAACAAGGAGGATATCATGAAATTAACAAAGATAGACATACAAGGGATGCACAAAGTTTCGCAATGCCGCTATCTTCTGGATGATGTCAACTACTTAGTCGGACCTAACGGCGCTGGAAAATCGACGGTGCTCCAAGCAATACAGCTTGCTTTGCTAGGATATATTCCAGGATTCAGTAAATCTAGTAAGTCTAGTATATTCAAGCATTGCAATGGGCATGCATTATCCGTGAATTTGACTATTGACGATTGCGGAAATACTGTGAATATATCACGAACTTGGGCAGGTACAATCAATAAATGCACATCTACATTAGATGTCAGCCCTAAGACGTTTGACCTCGAAGGCGCTATCGCTAAATTAGAACTACCAATCTTCAATTTCAGCGATTTTTTAGGTTTAAGCAGCAATAAGTTAAAGGATTGGTTCATTGAGTTTCTGCCTAGCAGTCAGAGCGATGTTAACTGGTCTGAAACCTTAGTAAATTGCCTAAATGGAACGAAACTACTTGATGAATGTCTATTACCAGATACTCTCAAAACTATTGATAGCTGGAGCGTATCGGGGTTAGATCAGGTACGTCAGGCCAATGCATATTTTAAATCAGAGCTGTCTGGTACTAAATCAGAATTACAGCGATTGCAGAATACAATCCAATCGCTATATTATTACGATGATAGTGAATTGGCTGAGCTGTCATTAGACGATGTGCAGACCAGGCTTGCTCAGATTGAAAAGAAAATACTTGAAGGAAATAAAACTAATCAATCGATTTACCAGCGTAGCAAACTTGAAGACAACCTGAAAGATTATGATCATTTGCAGTATTCAACCTCTTCAGATGATCCTAGATATGCCGAATTAGCATCTATTATATCTCAATTAGATCAGCAATCAGCAGACATGTGCAACGATATAGCTACAATGAAAGCTAAACTAAGGGACATAGATACTAACTTACTGCCTAGACAGAAGATGGTATCCGGTGGGTCTGTTTGCCCATTTACAAATTCCGAGTGCGCTAGTGTAGCAAACATGATCAATGACATCAAATCAGAAATAGATCAATTAACAGACGAACGATCTAATCTATCTTCAGAAATAAACAAACGTAATTCTGAATACAATGATATTTGTGGTCAAATTTTAATTGCGCAGAATGAGTATAAACGCATACAAAATCAGTATATCGAAAGAGATGCACTTACAATGCAGCTATCTCAAGTCAGTGTTGAGGGTGATCCAGTTGATATAGCTGAATTGCTTGCAGAACAGAAACAGTTGAACGAGTATGCAGCAAAATTGAAAGCTAATCAGCAATATTCTCAGCTGATTAATAAATTATCTGCAGAAGTAGCTAAAGTTCAGCAAAATGTAGCTATTCTATCTAAGTGGGTCAAAATAACAGATGCAAATAATCTTCAGACTGATATAATGAAGAAGCCGTTTGAGAGCATTGCAGACAAACTGACACAATGTCTCAGTTTAATCTTGAACGATCCGTCGGTTAAGGCTCAGTTCTACATTTCATCTGAAGCTAACAGCTTCTCATTTGGTATAAATCGAGATGGAAGATATCTATCGTTTGATTTGTTATCTAGCGGCGAGAAATGTCTATACACCGTAGCATTGATGTCTACGATTGTATCTTGTTGCGATAGTGAGATTAAAGTCATTTTGATAGATGATTTGATTGATCATCTTGATGATACCAATGCTGAAAGTATGTTTGATGGGCTGTGCAAGTTATCTAAGGAATGCGGAATTCAATTTATCGCTGCAGGTGTAAAACCTTGTATACCAGACGATAATCGCATAAATATTATTTCAGTATGAAAGGATACATGTAATCTATGGAGTTGAAAATTGGCCAGAAATATGAAATTGAAGTTATCAAGATACTCAAATATGGTGTCATCGTTAAACTAGATGATGGATGTACACAGTTTATTCATATATCTAATCTATCCGATAAATTTATCTCTGATATATCGGATATCTTGAATGTAGGCGATAAGCGTTTAGCAACCGGTATATCTGGTAACAAGCATCTTGTAGAGCTGTCACTTAAGCATTCAAGCCGCAACGATAAACCTAATGCACAGCATCATAAATCACTAGATGATATGATCGCTGACAGCAACAAGGCTTATGCAGATAAGACTAAATCTATATTGCGCCCTACCACACCAAGTAAACGTCGTCCTGCATCAAACAAACGTCGTCGCAAGTAAATCGTTTTAACTTATGTGCAAATACATATCAATTCGCTATCAGCTGATTGATAAATCTCATAAGTAGAGGTGAAAGCATGTATAATGTAGCATTGATGCCAGATTTAGAGAAAATGCTCAAGGTTATCGTTAAACATAAGGGAGAAGCTTCTCAGAAAGACGAACTTATTTCAGAATTTGAGAAGCTCAGATTCAGTTATAACAAAGAGCTTCATCAACTTAGATCAAAATATCTACCTGATATGGTTGACATATTGAATAAGTTGTCTAGTTCAAACTTATAATTGTAAGTTCGTTATTGTATATGTAGAAAAAATTCAACTTAATCTGCTGACAACAGATTAAGTTGAGATATTGAGCAGTAGCCAAGCGGTAAGGCAACGGACTTTGACTCCGTCATTCGTGGGTTCGAACCCCGCCTGCTCAGCCACCGGTGATAAGCTGGCATTCCTTTCTGACTAACCTAGATTCGTTGATACTGATTTAGGTTAGTTACATATCAGTTTATTTACAAGTTCAAAGCTTGATAAACTGCCCAAAGGGAGATGCGTCTTCAGACATTCTAAAGTAACCTTATCAGAGCTAAAAGCAATGTCTACTACACTACAACATACACAGGGGGACTAATTATCACACATCAGGAAATAATGGGCTTAGCAGTTGCAGAAGCTCGGAAAACAATGCGTAAAGATATAGGCGGCCCATTTGGTGCTGCAATCGTTGATAAAGACGGCAATGTTATATGTATTGCGTCTAATACAGTATTACAGGACAATGACCCTACTGCACATGCAGAAATGAATGCAATTCGTAAAGCATGTAACCAGCTGAATACTTATGATTTGTCCGGATGCACTCTCTATGCTACAGGATATCCATGCCCTATGTGCTTAAGTGCAATTATATGGGCTAACATTAAAACTGTTTACTATGGATGCACACCTAAAGATGCTGACAGTATAGGCTTTAGAGACGATTTCATATATGATTTCATCCAGTCTAACAATTCAGATACAGACATCTTGGAGTTGGATGAAGTGTCCAGGGACATGTGTATATCGCTATTCAATGAGTATTCGGATAGCAATAAATCGTTATATTAAGTGTAATAGAAATGCCTTTTTTGTTTATGCCTCTGCTAGCAACCAGGAAAGATGTTAGCAGAGGTGGTCCTTTCACTACAATCCGCTGATAAGATTCGTTATTATAGATGTAACACAATTAGATACGCGCTAATAGCTCAGTTGGTTAGAGCTACCGGCTCATAACCGGTCGATCCAAGGTTCGAGTCCTTGTTGGCGCACCAAAGGGTTGAAGATAGGTTTATTTCGACAAGTAGTTTAAAGACTCGGAGGCGAGCTCGATGAAATTCAATAAGATTCAAGGGTAGGGTCTAACTTGCTGACCCGCCCAAAATACGCAAGTTGATTAAGTAAGACGCTCATTAGGCATACTAGTTTAAGCACTAATTGAATGACAGCAGATTCGAACTGCTTTCTTACTTAATCATTATTAGCTATGCAGATGTAGTTTAACGGTAGAACCCTAACTTCCCAAGTTAGTAGCGTGAGTTCGACACTCATCATCTGCTCCACTATTGAGATATTTTACGCGTCTTTGCAAAGAGATGAACTAGCTGAAAGAGTCATAAGCTACAGGTACCTATACTTATGTGATCAGAAGGTTGGAATAATCAAGCACCGGAGAGCTAATACTTCTAATACAATCTGTAACTAGAAAATATCTCAATAGTTTTCTATAATGATAAGCTTGTTTCGTTATTAATTGTGTAAGATATCTATACTATATGTGTCATTAGCTCAGCTGGTAAGAGCTATCGGCTTATAACCGATTGGTCATAGGTTCAAATCCTATATGGCATACCGCAGCGGCTTAGATCTGTTCGACTCAGATAATCTATAGTAATTAGTGTAACGGTAGCACAAGCTGCTTGTATAATTAAAATCTAAGTAAATCTTTTTATCTTATATGCATATGTAGTATAATGGTCAGTACATCAGTCTTCCAAACTGATAGTGGGAGTTCAATTCTCCTCATCTGCTCCAGAGGGCAATGTGACGCCTCAGAAAGATGAGATTCCTTACTCTAATAGTTAGGCTGAAACCTATAGAGTAAAAACAGCCAGGTCATTGCCCTTCTCATACATGGGGTATAGATTAAAATTCCTTATTTAATCTAGCCGACTTGTCAATGTCGTTAAACTTGGTAAGTGATACTTGCTTGAACGTGTATCCAGAAGTTAGTGCAGTACTAGAGTTATCTGCCTTGGAAGAAAAATTGATGGTTTCTACTAGCGGGATATAACGAAAAGGAAGCCTTAGCCGCAGTTACCAAGAGACTGGTCGGGATGCTTAAACAATGAGCAGAAAAATTCTTGGTATTTTCCTGCTTGATGTAGGGTTAGGCTATCCCTACACTTTTAAGTATGCTTATGTGGTGGAATTGGCAGACACGCAAGATTTAGGTTCTTGTTCTGTAAAGAGTGCAGGTTCAAGTCCTGTCATAAGCACCAGCAATTATTCTTAATTGCAATGCTCATTTTTTTTGTCAAGCAGGCAACTCTGCTTATGGCATAACTCCTTAATTCTTTTGCAGATATTATCATTAGGCAGGTAATAGTCGACGGACGCTGCTACTGTATAGGAGAACGCAGTAGCAGTTCTGCAATCTAAATCATATCGACTATTTCGAGTAATCATCTCGTTTAGTCGTTTAGTGTAAGGAGGTAGAAGAAGATATCTACTATCTTGTTATCTACCAAAAATCTATGGTCACAAGGTGTTTATGAGTAGATTGTAAACACAGGTGAGGGTAAAACATGTGGCGAGATAATATCCTTAGATGTCACCTCACTAAATATGGTGCAATAGCCCAATAGGCAGAGGCATTGGACTTAAAATTCAACCAGTCAGGGTTCGAGTCCCTGTTGCACCACCAGCAGGCGCGTCATTTACCAAAGAATAGTCCCCAGTATTCAAACCAACAGCCTGCTACAGATAAGCAGCCATATGTCAGTAGATATGTGGCTGCCATTTTTTTTTGGCTATACTTGCTAGAATCGTTAATAATGGTATCGACATAAGAGGAGGTAACTAGATGAAATTCCATTCTATATTTCGTATTAAACAACTAGAATCCATGATAACAGAATATGCTCAGAAATACTATCAAGATGGATCATCTCCAGTATCTGATGAAGAATTTGATAGTCTTGTAAACGAACTCCGGTCGCTTAAACCAGATTCTTCGATACTATCAGCTACTGGATGGGGATATGATGTCAACAACGATACTACACCTGGGCAGAAAGCTGTACACATGTACGGTAAAGTCGAAGGTTTAAGCAAGTGTCACAATGCGCAAGAGTTGAACCGATCATACTTGAATACTATCGTTGAGGCATCTCTTAAACTTGATGGTCTATCAGTTGTATTGTATTACAAAGACGGGCAGCTTAAACAAGCCTTGACTCGAGGTGACGGCGTAACTGGTATTGATGTTACCAAGAAAGTAATTATCATAGATCCAGCATTGTCTTCCACTATGAGCGACATCCAGTTTTCTGGAGCTGTACGCGGAGAGATACTAATGTCCCATGCAAATTTTGAAAAGTATAAGCTGAATCATGACGATGCTAAAAATGCTCGAAATACTACCGCAGGACTAATCAATGCTAAAGAATTCGAAGAATCGGATTTGAAGCTACTAAGTATAATAGTATACACTGTTGTAGGATTAGACACATCTAGCCAATTCATACATTCTAAGTTTCTCAATATGACTCACATCGTAAATTGGTTGAAGCAAAATTTTAAATCAGTCGCACCGTACAGCAAAATATTTGTAAAGTGTGAAAACTTTCAATCAACAATGGACCTACTTAGACATGAGTGGTATGGGGAGTTTCCTGCCGACGGTATTGTGCTGACCCAAAACATATCACTGGTGCCTGATTTTTCACCGGAATACGACGGTATAATGTCTTCAACTACACTGAGGTACAAAGTTGACTATGAATCATGTGCTTTCAAATTTCCTGCGGAGTCTAAAAATACTGAGGTACTAGATGTTGAATGGAACTTGACCAAAACACACTATTTGATGCCTAAAGTTAAGCTATCTCCTATTTTTCTATCCGGAACACAGGTATCTTATTGCACAGGATATAATGCTCAATTTATTCAGGAAAAGGGCATCGGTCCTGGTGCTATTGTAGAAGTCGAAAAACGAGGCGAAATCATTCCTAACATCAATAAAGTCGTGCTGCCTTCAAAGTGCGATTTACCTCAAACTTGTCCTGATTGTGAGTCAACATTGATATGGGATGGCGTTCATTTGAAATGCCCGAACAAAGATTGCGGTAATGCTAGTAAACAAGATCTATTGATCTGGATTAAAAACATTGCTCCTATTGACGGGCTCGGTGATAGTATAATAATTAAGTATTTATCAGCCATTTTTGAAGATAATCTCGATATTGACACTATAATGCTGTCTCAGACACATTCAGAAATTGTGCGTAGACTACAGCGAAGTTCCGGTGATAAGCATAAGAAACTTATAGTCCAGATGTTTGATAAGCTGTATGGAAGAAACGGCTATCAGATTTCATTGAAAGCTGCATTACTAGCACTTAACATTCCAAGGCTAGGAGAGATTACTGCAGATAAGTTTGCAAAGTATCCAGATAGTATTAGATGCCTCATGACTCCAAATATGATGTCTTCTAGTTTTTGGGACGATCTAGCTGCTCAAATTGGCTATGCTAATGCTAATGCAATTAAAGAAAATCAGTCAAAATTCAGACGGTTAGAATATATTTCGGATATGATAGTTTGGAGCGAACCGACTAATACTGACCCAGGTAAAACCATAAAAGTAGCTATCACAGGCAAATTGAGCGTACCTAGAGCTGCATTTGTCACAGAGCTATCTAGATACGGCTATAAGGTAGGTGAGATATCATCTAGTACTAAATTTCTTATTACAGATGATCCTAATTCTAATTCCAGCAAGAATGTCAAAGCGGACAAATTAAATATACTAAAAATTACTGAATCTGAATTCCGATCCAAGTATTTAAACAAATGAGGTGATACGATATGACAGCAATCCAGTATACAATACGAGATCATGTTAAACAACGCAACCTGATATGGAAGATGCACAAGTTAGGTAAACTGGAGTTTAAGGACATCGGACGTAGATTAGGGTTGAGCGAGGCAACAATTCATAAATACTATAGAGAAGTATCGAGATGGAGATCTGACTATAACAAATGGCAAAATCTGGACTCGTTAGCTCAACTCAATATACCGGTGGCAGTTTTCAGAAAAATAACGAGATGCCAAGGACAGTATTACATATCCGATTTGAAAAACCTAAATAAATTAGAATTGTATACTACACTTGGTAGTTTCATATCCGATAAGTACATTGAGCAGATTATAGATGCAATAAAAATAAAGTATCCAAACTCAAAGGTTGACAGCATTCCCGAAGATTCTATCTATAACTTGAATCTATCTAGCGCAGTAATGAAAATAATGGTATGTTATGATATTCTAACTATCAGCAAATTGCGGGAGATGTCTGATGAGGAATTACTGTCGCTGAATAAACTTGGGCTCTGCGGGCTGCAAGAAATCAAAACATGTCTTAATTCGTATCAAGAAAGGAGGAATTAACTGTGAACGAATCTTTATCTATATTCTTATTTGTAGTTTTCATATGTTTGAGCGTTTTGTGGGCGGTGGTATGCATTCTCGCAGGCAAGCTCCATATGGATAAAATAGCATATCAAGGTAGTAGAACTAAACTGCTATCAAACCTGACATTGAAGGACTTAGAAGATGTAGTTATATCTTCAAATACAAATTGCAGAGTTTGGGCCGACGCCAACACAACTGCTAAGAGTGATCAAGTTTTAATCATCATTGATCAGTTATTTAATATTCCTGACGACATTAAGGACTTGAAGATAGCTAAAATCACTCGATACTGCGATGAGGAATTCAGCATTTCTACCGCTGATGCTGTTGATATTGTTGTACGATATGATAGGTGAATCACCTTATATACTATCAACTTAATCTCTAGGCCTTGACCAAGGATAGAATATGAATTTGATAGGATGTGAAAGTAATGAATGACAACATAGATCAGCAAGTTAAATTTAAATCTACCACTCAAGAAGTATATGATCACTTAGCAGAGAAAGATCCTAATTCTCTATACTTTGCAGAAGATAGCCAGAAACTCTACAAAGGCGACACCCAATTTTCAGACGGATCTATAGATGAGGATAGATTCATGAAGGTGTATAAGCTAAGTGAGAGTGAATTCTGGGATAAGTTCAATTCTGGAGATCTGCAGGTAGGTCAATACCTATATCCTACACCAGGATTAGCAATTCATCCTTTACCTAGCGATATAGTGTACCATAATATGTCCGGCGTAGTTGATTCAGGTGATATGTATTACATCATGACATACAATTTGACTGAATCGAATCTTGTTACACAGGTATCTCATGATTTCACTAAAATTAAATCATTTGATCTTGCGGGCATGATACCCGATAGATACCCGCACATATCGGTAGGTTGGGTCGACCGTCTGAATAGTAACTGCATAGGTTGCGACGACTTTGGATACCTGTATATGAGTGCTAAGGATACACAACTTGAAGGAGATAACTTTCAATATAACTATGGCGTCATCAGTGTGAACACTGCAAATATCGACGATAGCTCAGAGTGGGGCGTAGCTAATACATTTGACTTCAGCTCCGCTGGTTCGATCAATCAGAGAACAGCATTCAGACCATTCAATCTTGTAACTAGTTACAACTCATCAGAGGACTACAATGCGGTTCCAACTATGTATAGAGACCCTCTCCTCGCTACCAAAGAGGGCGGATTGTTTGGATTTGTATTCTATGATAATGCTGACGATTTAAGACCGGGCTGCCAATACGGCATACCTGACCTCACTGCCGCCCGTGTCAAATATTACAAGGCTGGCATATGTAAAGAAATTCCTTTGAGTGACGATACCGCACCTGCTGGGTACTGGCCTCTTACTCTAGTAGGTCCTAGATGCTTCGCAACTAATCCTGACAACGATAACAAGCTGTATTATCTGTCTCACCCGTATGCTGCGCATAATGAGAACATCATCGTTAGCAGCTTCGATGCAGATGGTACATATCAATGCTACAATGTAGTGATAGACGATTCTACTAAGAACGGATTCACAAGCATAGAAGCACGATACGCAAGTTTCATAAGATGCAAAAATAACAAAGCGTTTGTCTTCATAGGAAATAAAAATCCTGTTTGTGCAGTACTAGACCTGGCTACAGGTGAGTACACCAATGTCACCAAATTTGCAAATTTCCTATTTGACGCAAGCAAATCATATTCTACCGTATCCAACATTGTCGAAGGAGATAACTCTATCTGTTTCACATTCTTCAATGGAGAAGCATGTCAATATGTATGCTGGAACTACTCACAGGATAAGATATATTCAGTCAGAAAGCGAATTGCTCAGCCAACAAAGCATCGCAATGAGTATAATGCTAGCTGCGACATTCTCCGACAGGGTCGGTCTAATTCAATAATAGCATACTCTTGTGACTTTGACAGTAAGACCGTTAAGATTGAAACGCTGTCTTGTGACAATCTGTCAGTGATAAATACCTGGATCTTGGATAATCCTGTACCATGTGATGCTGGATTTGCTGTTGCACCTATGTATGAGCTCCCTGATAAAACCATATTGATCTTATCGTATGTCGATAGTGAAGATGCTACACGGTCAGGCTCGTTGGCTGCAGCTACTATTGATGAAAGCGGAAACATAAAATACTGCTCAAAGGTAGATAACATGTTAGACTTAACGTCAGATTTCAATCGCTCTGTTGTCATTCCCTCATCTGTCAAAGATAACTACTTACTCAACAGAACGGAATGTGATACAATATATTCTTATTCAACATTGATAGATGTTAAAAATTCCACTTCCAGATTATGCTTTGATCTCAGACATAGGCACGACAACTTGAGACGATTGATTCTTGGCGATGATCTATTAGCTGTCAGCTATTCCAGATTTTCTGGCCCTCATTCCTATACTACAACACTCGGTTCAGGGCTTACTAGTTACGTTCAAACCGATCAAAAAGTCCGAATCATCAATGAAGGAGATATCACGCTATGAAGATAGTATATACATCGGATATGTCGAAATCTAAGTCACAGGAAATCCGGAAAATCGATATCAAGCTACTGAAGTCGAATTTCGGAAGAATTGGAGAAATAGATAAAGTAACAATCAAACAGTCGAGGTGTAAACAGCAGCGATTTGCTCATGTTCTTTGGACTGAGCCTATGTTTAAGCCTATGAAGGATATCAGATGGCACATAAGCAATCAATATGAACTGACGCTACTATTATCTGCAGTGTCGCTTGCGTGCCTTAAGGCGTTAGGACAAGAGGTAGTGCTGTATACTGATACCAGAGGTCAAGAATTACTAGATTGTCTGCTATATGACAGATGCTACAATATATTTGACAAATTCAGTGTCAATTCTGAGTTTTGGGCAGCTGGAAAGATAATGGCGCTTCAGAATGAGCCGCTAGACAGTTGCATCATCGACAATGACCTATTCTTGTATGATGGTCGACTTATTGACAGACTGAGCAAGATGAATGTGGCTGCATCGCATCAAGAATCTACATCAGCATATGTAAAACTTATTGATGAAGGTAAGAATATCTTTAGCCATCTAAAAGGAGACCGCAACTACTCTGCAAACACTGGTATACTTAAGGTAAGTGACTTCAGGCTCAAACAGATGTTTATATCTGCATATTACAGCTGTATGCGAGCACTTAACAATCCGCAATTACTCAGCGATATCAAAGCTGCGGGAAATGGAGCATATTGCGTGGATCTACTATGTGAGCAGTTCAACTACTACAGCATCTGTAATCCGGAGTATGTAATAAATGTTTCAGACGATATGACAAAGGTCAATGGATTGACTCATCTGCTATCGTTTGAAAAATATGTCAAAGCACCTCTGTTGCTAGACCTGCTAAAGTCTTTGAATTCTGACTACTATGAAAGAGTTCTGCACAGATGGAAAGAATTAGATTTCTCTATTGAGATAGAAAATTAGGAGGTAATATCTAGTATGGCATACTCAACATTACTATCAGTATCAGCAAATTCGTGTAAAGTAGATGACGGGATGCTCACCGTCACATACATGAATTCGGATACTAATATCAAACATTTACAATCGGTATTGTACCCCGATGATTTTAAACAATTGCTAGACAAATGGGGCAGTAAAAGATTTGTCCCGCCAACACAAATGTCTAATTTGCCGGAGCTAAAAGCAGAGTATATTTCACAACTATCAGACGAGTGCCATAGAGCAATTGTTGCAGGCTTCGATGTTGAAGATGCAGAAGGAAATATTGATCATTACTCGCTTAAGACTGAAGATCAATTAATGATTCAAGCCCTTATGCTCAAAGTCAAATCTGGTCAGACTGACAATCTACCATATCATCCAGATGGTAAATCTTGTAGATTCTATACACCGGAAGAAATAACAACACTCAATGCAAAAATGGAAGCTATAATCATATATAATACAACCTACTTCAATAGCTTGCGTGACTACATTAATAGCTTAACAGAGCCAAATTTCATGTACTCTATTAAATATGGTCACCCTGTACCGGAAGAATATCAGACCGAAGTACTCAAATCATTGATTGCGGCGCAATCTAACAACTAAATAAAATTAGCAGGTAGGTCGCTAAAGTAGAATCTACCTGTTAATTTTTTTGGCATCGTTATATAATATGATTACAAACAGAATAAGGTGATACATATCAAAGTCGACATCTTTAACACTACTAACAAATATAACATAATCTACGCTGACCCACCTTGGCGATACAACGATAGAGGTGTTCCGGGCGGTGCTGAACATCACTACAAAACAATGTCTATAGATGATATTAAATCGCTCCCAATATCAAACATAGCTGCAGATGATTGTATACTATTTATATGGGTCACGTTTCCCTTATTACAAGAAGGCCTTGACACTATTAAATCGTGGGGCTTTGAATATAAGACCATTGGATTCAATTGGGTCAAGCACAATAAGAATTCGCTGTCCTGGTTTCTAGGCATCGGCAATTACACTCGAAGTAATCCTGAGCTATGCTTGATTGCTACCAAAGGCAAGCGTCTTCCTAGGCAGGATATGGGAATATGCAGCGTTGTAGACACTCCTGTTCAACATCACTCCAAGAAACCTGATATAATACGAAAATTGATTGTAAAACTCATGGGGGACCTACCTAGGATAGAATTGTTTGCTCGCAAAGAATTCAGCGGCTGGGATTGTTTTGGCAACGAAATTTAAATATATCATAGCTATATTCATTTAGAAAAAATCATTTAAAGAAAGCGAGGAATACTCATGAAAAATGCTATTACACAACAGCAGATTGATGAATTGCTCAGAAAATCAGAAATTAATGTCGAAACTGTTTACAACAAGGTAACAATCGTAGACTGTAGATTACCAAACGGATTTGTTATAGTTGAAGCAAGCGGAGCAGTTTCCTCTGAAAATTATGATGAGAAAATCAGTACAGAAATCTGCATGAAGAGAATTGAAAACAAGTTGCGGGAACTTGAAGGATACGCACTTGCAAAACAACTTTATGAAAGCAAAGAGAGGGGATAATCATGACAAATGCAAATTTTATTGAGTTTGCAATCTCAGAAGTACGCAAGTATGTTTTAAACCACTTAGATAAGTCAGATGGTACACCTGTTTTTGACATCTTTGTAGTCTGGTCATGTAAGACTTTGCAAAACCATAAATGCTTTATCAGGACAACATTACATGATGATATGTATTACGAATGCACCTACAACGGCTATAAGAACGAAATGTATCTTGACGCATACAAGAAGTTTGAGAACAAGAAAATTATCTACGAAAGTGAAGAATAATTATTACGATTCTAACAAAAACAATTGTTTGCAGATTAAAGCAATGGAGGATAGGTGAATGACATGAAATTAATTGAACCAAGCGTATTTGAAATCACTACAAATGACCCATTAGACACAATTGAGAAGGCTGGCAGAACTTGCTACAAATCAGAGAAATCTAAAAATAAACAATCTTCTCTGGGCTTTGTTAAGAGGCTTATTAAAAACAAGCACTTTGCAATGCTTGAACACGGTGAAGTTACATTTAAAGTAGTAGGTATAAATGTCGATGAGTTAATATATCTACCGTATGTTCGGAGTTACGGATATGACGGAGATAAAACCAACTACAAGTCTATGTACTTGATTACTGTATCGCTATCGCACCTCTACAATCCTGTATATAGTGGTACAGCTTTGATCAATTTGTTGCGTTCAATGTATGAATCGTATCTGGAGGATAGTACTATCGAGTACACAAAGCCTGACCAAAGTGGATATATTCATCTTATAGAAAGCGAATCTAATTTAATCATGGCTGTAGGCGAATTAGCTACATACATGAATTGTGACCCATACGAAATTTGGGCAACTATCCGCTCAAGGTCTTTCAAATTCATCTGTGACCGAGGAGTGTCACATGAATTAGTAAGACATAGATGCAGTTTCGCACAAGAATCTACAAGATATTGTAACTACTCACTAGCCAAGTTTGATAATGAAATAACATTCATAATTCCTTCAACTTTTGATAGCTGGGACAACTATGCTAAAGACATATTTCACCAAAGTCTAACAGCCGCAGAAATTGCGTACATGCGTCTACTTGATTCTGGGCTGAAGCCTGAACAAGCTCGAAGCGTATTACCTAACGCAGTTAAGACAGAAGTTGTAATGACTGCACCTATATATCAGTGGTATCATTTCTTTGATATTCGCAGCAAGGGTGTAACAGGCCCGCCCCATCCCGATATGAAGAAGGTTGCAGATGAAGCACATCAAATATTTGAAGCTAGAGAAGACAGCATTAAGATTAGATTGGCTCAAGCTAAAAAATATACGGAGTCTATTCGAGCAATGTGCATCTAACTGATTAAATTTAAATACTTATACACACACATATATCTCACCTACAGAACCTTGTATATCGTCATACAAGCTCTACATGAAGTAGGTGAGATTTTTATGCGTAATTATGTAGAATTGCCTAATAATTCCGGCAGACTAACTATAGGCAGTAAAGTTAAGTTAGGCAGATTTTCTCAAGATGTGTGGGTTGTTAGCTACGGTTGGTATGCTTGGGGAAATAATAGACGTACATTAGGCTGGTACTTTTTTAACACATCAGGTCAAATTAAGCCTTTGCAGGAAACTGATTTATACGATATATACTGCATTGAACCTGGACAACCATGCGAGCCCGAATTGAATGATATGATGTAGCCAAAGAATAATAAGTTGAAATATGGAAACAAGTTAATTAAGGATGTGAACAGTATGAATTATATTACAGTTCCGGAAAGCGGTATGAAGCTTTCAGATGGTGCAATTGTAATGATAGCAAGATATCCAAATTCTAAGTGGATCTTACATTATGGTTGGTACACCTATCAGAATCAACAGAGTTTAGGCTGGTATTTTACATCGTTGAGCGACTCATCAGTTATTCCGGTAAATGATGATGACTTACGTTCACTAACTGCTATTTCAGGACAATCGCAGTGCAAATGTAACTGCCCGCCACCTATGTCTCCACAGCCGCCTATGCCGCCTATGCCGCCTATGCCTCCACGAATCAAGGAGGAGCTAGATAGAGCATTCATCACGGTAGATACGATAGCTGAAAGAAACAATCTAAACAGAGAATTAGTCCCTCAGGGTAAGATTGTACGTGTTAACTACACAGAGTCTGGAGCTAAGTACTACATATGGGATCAAGTGTCTATGTCTTGGGAAGATATAACTTTTGACCACAAAGATTACATTACTGAATCTGAGGCTGATGAGAAATATTCTGCAAAATCTGAAGTATCTGAATCATTAACTCAGATATCTGAAGAAATAAGCCAGGTATCAGATAAAGTAGAAAATCTTCATCAGGTTGTGTGGGAAAACTTAAGATAATCTAACATTTAATCAGAGGTGATATAACATGAGTAATGTATTATTCAAATACGGAACTCAATCTATGTTTGACAGCATTGAGAATAAAAATTCTGATGCATTGTATTTCATTGAAGACACACATAGATTGTATAAGGGATCTGCTTTGATTGCTAGCAGTGATGTTGAATTTATTACTGAGTTGCCAGATAGTGCAGCTGCTCAATCTGGTAAGTTATATGTTCTAACATCAAATAACTGCGTCAGTATCTATGTCAAAGATGGATCCAGTATGAAGCAGATATCAGGGCAGATACCCGACGGCAGTATAGATGACATTAACATGTTTGGAGATCTGCTAGTAAAATCCGACCAAACGCTAGTAGCAGATGATGCTCACATTGCTACTACGCAAACTATCAATAATGCCATTCAAACAATTCAATCATCGATATCAGAGGACTTTAAATCGGCAATAGTAGATGTGTCGTCCCGGAGGAATGCTGATAATTCTAGCACTATTTTAACCTTTACTGATAAATCCGGAACAAGCAAGAACATAACTATAAATGACTTATTTCTAAATAGCGCATCTTATGACAGCACAACGCATATACTTTCGCTCGGTGTTAGTGGTCAATCTGATCCTGTAGATGTTGACTTGTCTCAGTTGGTGCCGCAAGCTGTAAATGCATCTCAGGTAGCATTAGCTCGAAATATCACAGCTACCGTCGATGTCGGTAATGTTAAGAAGGGTGACAAGTTATCAGTTGAATCTATATCCGATGTTCAAAAGCTATTCGAGAAGTTGCTGTCTAAGGATAGCAATCCTGTAACTATTCAGCCGTCTGCACAGATTACACTTGCAAACGCAGGAGCTAAAGAAGTTGGCCTATCTTTCGTGCCGCAGTATACTGCTACATTGAATGCAGGTAAATATTCTGATAACGCCGACGGACCACAGCCTACAGGAGTTACTCCTACAAGCTACGCAATAACAGATACCTTAAACAATACAAGCACAACTGCTACTGGAAAATTTGCACAATTCACAGTAACTGACTCGACAAATTACAAGATAACTGCTAAGATTCGTCATACAGCAGGAAATGTACCTACTACCTTCTTAGGAGAGGCTTATCCCTCTGGCCAAATTAAGGCTGACAATGCAGGTAAATCTGCTGCATCTGCATCTGTTACAGGTTATCGCCAAGGATTCTACGGTACGCTTACATCTAAATCAGATGCTGTTAACTCCGCATTAGTTAGAGGGCTAACTAATAAGTCAAATAAGAAAGTTGCAAAAGGTCAAAAGTACACCTTATCAATCCCGGCAGGGACAATGCGAATAGTTATCGCATACGAAGCATCTGTAGGATCAATTGCATCGATTACATCGGACGAACAATTTGGATCTGAGATTAAAGATTCGTTTGCTCTCAACGTTGTATCTGTGCTTGATGCTAGCGGAAGTAATGGTAAGAACTACAATGTGTATGTTAAAGATCTAGCAACTGCCCAAGCTACAGGGACTAAGTATCAGATAACCATATGATAGGAAGTTACAAACATGGCTACACCGTATAGCAATGATAAGATTAAGAGCAAATTAGGCTGGTCAAATGCCTTCAACCCGGATGGTGCCTTTCCGCTAGATATTAGAGCCTATTTTGGCAGCTACGAAGAGGCTGTATCTGCTGCAAATACTGCACAAGATTTTGGGTCTACTGCATCTCAGTACTATCTTGGGCAGCAACTATATGTGTTTGACGGCACAACTACAAAAACATATCTCATTCAAGGAGATAAGAGCCTGAAAGAAATTGGATCAAATAATTCTCCGATGTTATTTGTATCCTCTGAATCCGAAATGCTCGGCCTTACAGACATAGCGTCTGGGCAACAGGTATATAGAGAGGATACAAAAAGTATCTGGATTTACAAAGGGACTGATCCGGCTAGTTTGTCAAATTGGGCAGAATCTGCAAGCCAAAATGATACCGTATGGTATGGGACAACCAATAAGGTTAATTTCTATGCTTTAACATACGCTGACTACTCTAACATCTCTCAGCCTTCGGCAGACACCCTATATTTCATAACAGATCAGTCTAAGATATTCAAGGGGTCTGTCGATATGTCAAGTTGTATAGCTCCTGTAACGGCTGTTCCTGCTATTGCCGATGCTATACCAGGTAAGCTATATATTGACAGCAATTCGCTAGCAATTAACCTTACACAAGATAATCAATCTTGGCTTGTTGCTAGTCCTGGATACTTGACAGATGGTGCTAACTGGGCTCAAGCCGATGGAAATAAACTAGCAACAATTTCGCTAATCAAAAAGGGAATTTCTGCAACACTATCTGAAATCAACTTTGATTCCGCTACAGGTAAGATTACTTTAGGCTCTGAAATATCTACAACACTATCTGGTGTGGCACACAGCCCAGAATACAATTCAGATGAGCTTAAACTTACAATACCTGTTTATGGGTCAGAGCCTATAGTAGTAAACATTCCTAAAGATAAATTTGTTAAGTCTGGTACTTATAATTCATCTACTCATAACATAGAGCTGACACTGCAAGGAGAATCAACTCCAATATTGATTCCTGCAGCAGAATTAGTAGATGTATATCAAGCAGATAATAGTTCTACAAACATCAAAGTAGCAGTATCAGATGACAATAAGATATCCGCAACATTAACCATCGATCCGTCTGCAGCAAACAGGCTTAAATATGATGCTAAAAATGGTTTCTCTGTTGATGTAAGCGATAAGATAGGGTTAGTAGCTAACCCTACTGAAAACAACATAGCTACTTTGGCTGCAGACGGTAGTATCAAAGACAGCACCATAAAAATAGGATCAAATGTCCTTGAAAATCAGCCATCAGATAAGACAGTGGCAACAGAATCGGCAGTAAAACATTGTATTGAGGATATAATATCCTGGACCTCAATATGAGAATAATCAATCTTAGGAGGATGAATCATGCCTAGTTCAAAATCAATCATTCAATTTAAATACGGCCTGTTTGCAAACTATAAGAAGATTGCAACAAAAGATGTAAACACCGTATATTTCACCACAGACACTCAGCAGCTATTTGTTGGCGACATCGAATACTCACGTCCAGTGAGTCACGGTTCAGAATTACCGTCGCAATTCTTGCCTCCTAATTCTCTATTCGTCAAAGATAGTGATACTCTTCGCACATTGTATTACAGCAAAGATGGCGCTTCTTGGGATCAGATAGCTGCTCTTCCTACTGATGTCACTGGCGGAGTATTCGGAAATAATACGCAAACAGCTCTGAAATTCGGTTCGAGTTTCACTGTACCTAAATTAACTGTCAACGACAATGGATTTGTAACTGCAGGAAAGGACATAAGTATATCTCTTCCTGCCGAATCTAAAGTGTCTGTAACTACATCAGGGACAGGCAATGCTATTACAGGCGTATCTGTTGACGACACAGGATATAAATTGACTGTCAGCAAAGGCGGCAATTTTATGCCTAAATCTGGCGGAGCATTTACAGGCGCAGTTACTGTAACAGCGCCTACAAGCGATAGCAACCCAGCCACAAAGAAGTATGTCGATGATGCTATCGGTGATATTACTCAGTTTGAATTCCAGGTAGTTTCAGAACTACCAACGACAGGCACCAAGGGAGTTATCTATCTTGTTGCTCACGCTCATGGGGACAACGATATCTACGACGAGTACATCTGGGTAACTAACAAGTTTGAAAAGATAGGAAACACTGATGTTGATCTATCTAATTATGTAACTGCTACTAAGCTGTCTACCGAATTGAGCAAAAAGGTAAGTACTGATGCAACTATCAATGGCGTAAAGCTTAACGGATCTGCAATTACAATTCCTGTCGGCGCTTCTAATTTAGCTGATTTAAAAGATGTAAGCGTAGCGTCTCCGGCAAACGGTCAAGTAATTGCATACAACAGTTCGACTAGTAAGTATGTCAATAAAACAATCACTAAATCCGATGTCGGACTTAGTAATGTTGACAATACTGCTGACTCGGCTAAATCTGTTGCAAGCGCTGCTAAACTTAAAACTCCAAGAACTATACAGTTATCTGGTGCAGTAACCGGTACAGCAACAAGTTTTGACGGATCTAAGAACATCACTATTAGCTGCACGAGTGTCGACGGAAGTAAAGTATCCGGCACAGTAGATTCTGCAGTGAATGATGGTTCTGGTAACGCCATCGCTGAAACATATGCAACTAAATCTGAATTACAAGCTGCAGCACTTACATGGGGAACATTTTAACTTGATGAAATATTGACGAAGTAATGGCCGCATAGAATTGCGGTCATTACCTTGTATACTACCATATCTATAGGAGGCGATAACAGAAATGGATGTTAAATTTATCTCTACTACATCGGAGAAACTATCAGATCTTCCTGTAGTGAATGGGCAGATAATTGCCCTCAGTGACATATCAGGATACTACTATGATATGAATGACACTCGATACACAGCATCAAATATAGAGTTTGTGAATAATCTACCAACTTCAGGAACTGCAAACAAGCTATATGTCTATGAAAATAGCATATATACGTGGAGCGGATCCAAATTTGTACTTGCGTCTGACGCACCTAATGACGGCAAATTCTACGGGAAAAAGGGTGGACAGTGGGCTACGATAGATAACACCTATACTTGCACAAACAGTTCAGACGACCTAGCAAACATAAATGCTATCATCAGCAGATACCTATCGAATAGCGACATTCACACAGCTAAGCTTTCAATTGACGGAAAGTTGTCACATACCGTTAATAATCCATCGATCAGGGTTTCTAGAACTAGTAATGATACAATCAAATCAATCATACTAGATTTCTCAAATTGCCAAATAAACGCAAACATTGAGAGTGGCATATTCATATATGCTAATAATCTATCTCGGCTCACGGTACATGGTTTGCATAATGCATCTAAATCTAACATCATAGATGCTTCAAATGTATCACATCTGGTTGTCGACGGATCATCGCTGTCTGACATTGCGGGGGCAGATTGTAGTGTTCGAATCACTGGTGGATGCGGGACTATACAGAATTGCGCAATTAATCTTGATAATGTTGCAAAAGGCATAGTAGCTAACAACGTGACATCATTAAATGTATCACATTGTACATTCTCAGGAGCTAGTACTCGAGGCAGAGGGATAGTAGCGTCTTGCGACGACAATGTATTAAATATCGCAGATAATTACATGCCACAAGATTGTGTTGCATGGAATGGCACAATATTAGATCCTCAATTCTCTAATATATGTCCCCCCAGCTTAACATACTTGTACGATTGGAGAGAATAGTATAATGGCTAAGATCTTATACAACGAAGGCAGAGTTGTAGGGTACAGTGCATACGAAGCGTATGTAAAGCATTCACTGTCAGTTGACCCTACTAATCAACCAGCATCTGAGTTAGAATGGTTGTCATCTACAATCGCGTCCGGTTCTTCTATGTTAGTTAAGATAGATGTTGATAACATATCAGGTCCGCACATAAGAGATATCAACTTCCCAGCTACAACGCGATTATGCGCAGCAAATACTATCATTGGATCATACTTTTATGGTTCTGGTGTCATTTCTAAGAATAGTCCTTGGGCTGACAGAGTCGATGATTATGGCCCGCTTATCAGTAATACAGCTACTGCTTCGCCTAGCGGGACGACGCTACCTAATACAACGCTACCTTACAGCAGTTCTGACATTTCTAGCTGGCCATCACAAAAGCACCTCGAAGTGAAGTCTTATATGAACATATGCGACGGACTTATACTTCAGCCCGGTACTTGGACAGATAGCGCAAAAACTCCCCCTAAAAAAGATTTTAAACCTAAACTCAAATCATATCCTAAGTTACGCTTATTTCTGCTAGATAAGATCACAACGCCATTCTTCTTGTTGCTAACCGGGTTTACATTGCGATCTGTAATACAAGGAGTATGCGGCACAGATACGTCTACTGCAACAAATTCACCTCAAGATGGAGATTTCTTAGGCCCGGGATGCTATCCTTGGGCAAATAAAGTTGTATTTTCCATTCCACCTTCGTTTGCGAATCTTTATATAAAGACAACATTCCGAAGAAAGATTGACAGCATCGATACAAACTACAAGTATGTAAATGATAGCCCTATAGTAGATATGGCCAGTTCTGACCCCTCAGCATACTACACAGCACATAATCCAGATGCTCAAATAGGTTTAGATGTTGCAGCTATCTCGACCTATAACGAAAATGGCGGGCTGCTAACCATTTGTCAGAGATCAGATATACTGCCACCTACACTTTATGGGGCAAAAATAACAGGTTCCGGTCCAGCTGCACTCAATCCTATAGATGTTAATGCTCCTGGAACATTGAAACTATTTCATGGTGACAACGGCGAGCTTGTAAAAGAATCCGAATCTACGTATCCTGGAGTCCATGGATTCACTCGAGATGACATTAGCTATGTTGTATCTCAAGTTGACCAATCAGGACATAGCGTACCAGTATCAGATACTTATACTGCACCTATATATGGCGTACTGTCTAGCTCACAGCCTATGATAGGATATTTCTGCCAGCAACATAATGCCGGTGATCTCGAAAATTATCTTGGATTTGGTATCTCATATTCACGAAGAATTTCTGGAATGTTTTCAGATAAATTTAGGCAGGATTGCGGAATCGCATACGGCAGTATACTATTCAATGCGATTGTAAATCTATCTTTCTCGACAGGTCAAGCCATCAGTCGTGTCAATACATCAATGTGCTCAAGTATGATCGCTGATCCGGAGTTAGGTAAACAATACTACTATATACTTCAGTATAACAGACCTGCATCAAGCAAAGACAAGTACATAAGTACGTATACGCTTATACCTGTCAGAATTTCAAACCACAGACTAGATTATGTAGAAAAGATGTATGACGCATCTGGCGTATCATTACCGTGGATCAATCCACCATTTTCTACATCCCCTAATCTGACGAATCAGAAGTACCTCGGAACTTGGTGGAATTCTGAATCGATTGCCAACCATCCATCAGTATCTTCATACTTATTGAATAAGTATCCTAATATTAACCATATTCAAGATTCAAACCGAAGCGTACCGCTAAATACATCTAATTTAAGCTGGGAGCAAGTATATCAGCGAACAAAATTGTCTGACATATTCTCAGAAGAAGATTTAAACGGGCTTACAGTAAAAATTTCCGATGATCAAACTTACACCTATACAAAGATTCATCCAGATTATCGAAATCTATCGTTATATGACTTGATTCAAACAAATCTTGTATATGATGTTCAAACAAAACAGCTTAGAACATTCACTGAGAATGGGACAACATACTACGGAATTAAGCTTAATAAATATATCGCAAAAATTGACGATCTCAAGGTTAGTCCTGCAGATGGTATATCTATCTTATCAAGTGTAAACTTCTCATCTAGCATAAATGTAGGTAACTACACTAGTACAGCAAGAATACCGATTCCACCTGAATATCAAAATTCAGACGGTCCGCAAGCTGTAATCCAGATAAGCGGAAACCATCAAACTGCAGCATTATCTATAGCTGATAGTGATAACAACATGTACGAGTTATCTGGCGAGTCTGGAGTCATTTCGGATCCTAAGAATAGGACTTTACACTGGGATGACCTTGTAGAGGCACTATCGACGAATAAATCTATAGATTTAATAGGTTCAGAGTTACGGAACTTGATAGCTCAAATCAGCAAACAGGGGCAAGGTGACTATGCTATTACATTGTCCGTAGACAGCACAGGCAATTCAACAGCTAAACTTACTAACGCTCCGAGTTTCAACAGAGTTAATTGCAACTTCGAGCAAAATGATGACGGTAGCCAAGATTATGCTGTCCGCATAACAGAAAACGGAAACATATACATCGCTAATCATCGAAGCGCTCAAGATGTACAGGATAAAGTTGCGGGAACTTCCAGACTTGAACTTAAAAACGATGGAACAGTTAGATCTGCAAAAAATTATATACAACTAAATGGCCTGAGACTTTATTTATCAACTAGTGAGCCTAAGGATAGTGACATTCCAAAAGGCTCCATTGGATTTGGATGGTCATAACTACAGAGAAAGGTAATTGTTCATTATGGCTACTTTTGAATTTTCAAATAACTATGATGGTAGCTGGTTTTTCTCTTCGTATTGGAGCGGTCAAGGGTGGACTTGCTATGCTAAGAATCTTACTTCAGATTCACAATATCTATCAGGGATAACTTTCAGACTTACTCCTGGCAATTCCGGCGGTATTTCATTCAATGTTGGAGGGAGTTCATATGCTCAAGCAAATGGTGCTGGATGTCAGATGTATGCTATATGCGAATATGGAAGTAAATCAACAAAATCGCCAACTGTCAAAATAGCTCCGCAAACTACACGAAACATACTATCATCAGATGGCACATATGACGATAATACTAAAATATGGTTTGATCGTGATGATGAAAAGGAGTACGATTTTTACTTCAATGATCCGCTTATAATTCCTCCAGGTAAGAGCGGAACTATTCAATTTCGAGTCAAGAGTTGGTCTCAAGGATACGCTGCTGGGTATCCATGCTTACAAATTCGTTCTAGATATGCAACATCTGAACCTACTAAGTATGTTGTTACATTCAACCTGAACGGCGGTCAAAAAACAGATAACATTCCATTAGTTCAAAATGTATCACGGGGCAGTTCAGCAACCTGCCCTGGATGCAGAAAAGCAGGATACCAGTTAACTGGGTGGGATAAATCCTGGAAAAACATCCAAAAGAATACTACAATCACTGCGTTATGGAAAGCATTACCTGTGTGGAGATACAATGGTACTAAGTGGGTTCAAGAATTGCCAGTTAAAGTCTACAATGGCTCTAAGTGGGTAGATGGGCAGATGTGGCAATCAAACAACAATAAATGGTCAAAATCGTAGGTGATAGAGATGAAAATACTATGCAAACAGTCACAAATATCTAACAGTTTGAAGGCTAAACAGATATCAAAATACATCTACAATCATATAGATGGAGCATATCGCTATGTTGTGCATTCTAATAGTTTTGACATATATACTGTAGTATACTATCAACTGCCTTACTGGGATAGAATACCAGGTAAAGGCTCGGAATATAATGATGTCCATGAGATGAACATCGACATAAATGTTACTACCTATCAAAATAAAATCCGGGTCAATCTAATTTCTCTAGATCCCGAAGAATGCACAGTAGGATATTTTACAGTAGATGCAGCAGAACAGTCTATGGATGATATCTACTATAAGATATACAATACACTTGTTAAAAAACTAAGTAAATATTTCCATGAATATGAATTTCTATTCTAATTGATATGATTCGTTATATATATATATAGCACAACATCGATATATCAAACTATTCTAACATGCTGACGAAGGAGGTGTATCATATCACAGTGAGATAATTGATATATTGTTCAAATATAGATGAATACGAGAGTTATGTACAAATCCTGACGTCCTCTCGAAAAACAAACAAATAAAGGAGATAATACATAATGTTCATGAAACTTAAACATGTCATCATACACGAGATAGACGACTATAAAATGTTGTTGAAAAACGTACCTTGTGTTGTGATGACATTTTTTGTTATGTCTGTAGTACTTATGAATTTATTTGCTAACAAGGAACTATTGAATTTAGGATGGTTCGCCTTAGATTGCGGATTTTGTCTATCATGGCTGAGTTTCTTGTGCATGGACATGTTGACTAAGAGGTTTGGCCCTAAAGCTGCTATCAAAATATCGCTCTTTGCTGTAGGGGTAAACATCGTAGCATCAATTATATTTTGGCTTGTGTCTTTAGTACCTAGCAATTGGGGAGCTTTCTATACATTTAATGATGAGATTGCTAATCAAGCTATAGATAGCACTATCGGAGGAGCTTGGTATGTTGTATCTGGCTCTATGCTAGCATTTGCTGTAGCATCAGTAGTTAACGCGTTGATTAATTCTGCAATAGGTCGAATGTGCAAATCTAACACATTTAGAGCATTTGCAATTAGATCATATGTATCTACTGCAATTGGGCAACTTGTCGATAACCTCATATTTGCTCTTGTAGTCAGTCATGTATTCTTTGGGTGGTCTATGTGGCAAGTTTTAACATGCTCCATAGCTGGAGCATTGATGGAGCTGCTGTCCGAAGTAATATTCAGCCCGATTGGTTTCAAAGTAGCAAAAAGATGGGAGAAAGAAAAAGTAGGTCAATCTTACATAGACTGTATTAAGGAGGTAAAATGTTAAGTATGCCAAGCGGTAAAGTACTTGTAACTGGCTCAGCGCACGGAATTGGATGTGCTACTGCTAGGCTGTTTGCAATCCGAGGATATTCAGTTATTGGTATTGATATACTGCCATCTACTATCAATCGTGATAACTATGTTCATATTCAATATGATTTAAACGATATTGAGCACCTTCCTGACATTTCAGACATCAATGTTCTAATCAATAATGCCGGTGTTCAAAATAGCGGACATGATATAAGGACTAATCTAGAGTCACTGATTGCATGCACAGAGAAATACGGAGTATGCCCCTCAATTGAATCTATTGTGAATGTAGCATCTGTAAGTGCTCATAATGGTGCAGAATTTCCGGAGTATTGTGCAAGCAAAGGCGGAATGCTGTCATACACCAAGAATGTCGCTAAGCGTGTAGCAAAATTTGGAGCTACATGTAATAGCATATCTCCAGGTGGTGTAATTACAGAGCTCAATCGTCCTGTAATGGATGATGCAGATAAGTGGGCTAAGATAATGGATGAAACACCTTTACGCAAATGGGCATCTGCAGAAGAAATTGCTCAGTGGATATATTTCATGTCAATAATCAATACAAGTATGACAGGCCAAGACATCATTGTAGATAATGGTGAAATGATAAATCATACTTTCATATGGTGACAACAAAGGTGAGGTGACATCTAATGCTTGATATAGCTTTGAACTATTCTGATCAGCTTCAGAAACTTATGCGAAATACTTGGTACGACGATAGATACAAGTATTACAATACTAACTGCTATAGAGAAGATTTATCGCTTGCTTCTGATAACTGGCAATACAATCAGTTTGTATCTGTTATTCCAAACCAGGACACAGCTGAAACTGAAGTAGTAGGATTTATTGAATACAGTATAAATCGGCAAACAAATAACTGCTGCGATTTCGGCATCATCAACTTTTCTCAAAATTCTATCGTCTTTGGAGCTGACATTCTGAAAGTAATTGATGACATATTCAGTAAATTTCACTTCAATAAAGTATCATTTGAAGTTGTGGTCGGTAATCCTATTGAATCTCAGTACGACAAGTTGATGGATAAGTTCAATGGTCGTATTGTAGGTGTGATGAAAAATGAAGTTAAGCTACATGATAACAACTACTACGACCTTAAGAAATATGAATTAATGGCGGAGGATTACTTTAAATCCGCCCCTAGAAAAAGAAAGGGAGATAAACATGAATAATCAACCAAGGACACAGGACGAACTAAAAGGAGTTACACTTTTAGGCAATCAAAATACAAAATATTTTGATACTTACAATCCGTCAGTGCTCGAAACATTCGTCAATAAGCATCCTAATAATGACTATGTAGTTACATTTGACGGATATGAAGGTACAAGTCTCTGCCCTAAAACCGGACAACCCGATTTCTTCAAAGTTGTAATCAACTACATACCGAGAGATAAGATGGTAGAGAGTAAATCTCTAAAGTTGTACCTGTTCAGCTTTAGAAATACCGGCGACTTTCACGAAGATATTGTAAATACTATAGGTAAAGACCTTGTAGCACTTATGGATCCAAAGTATCTTGAAGTTAGAGGAATATTCAGTCCTCGCGGCGGCATTTCTATCTATCCATTTTTCAACTATGCAGGTGACAAATCATACGAATCTCTTGAATGTCAGCGTAAAATTGATATCATGAGAGATTCTTGTAGCAGAACAGTCAGATATGACAGATAAGGAGAAACACAATGAAAAATAAGAAAGCACTAGTTTTATCGAGCGGCGGAGTAGACAGCACTACCTGTATTGGCATTGCAGTAAATGAGGTAGGTTCTGAAAATGTCAGCACCGTTTCTGTATTTTATGGTCAGAAACACAATAAAGAATTAGATTGTGCTGAAAAAGTAGCAAATTTTTATGGCCTGAAGCATTATGTTTTAGACCTGTCGAATGTGCTTCAATACAGTAATTGCTCATTGATGAAGAACAGCACCGAAAATATTCCGCTGATGAGCTATGCAGATCAGATGAAAGAGAACGGAGAAGGTAAAGTATCTACATATGTCCCGTTCAGAAATGGACTCATGCTATCTGCAGTAGCTGCATTAGCACAGTCGATATATCCGGACGACGATGTTGATATCTATTTGGGAGCACATGCAGATGACGCTGCAGGTAGAGCATATGCAGATTGCAGCGAAGAATTCACATCAGCTATGAATACTGCAATCGTCATTGGCACTTATGGCAAAGTAAGAGTAGTAGCTCCTTTAGTTAACATGAACAAAGCCGAAGTTGTTAAGACTGGACTAACCCTTAATGTCCCGTACAAACTTACTTGGAGCTGCTATGCCGGAGGGGATAAACCGTGCGGCAAGTGCGGCACATGTATAGATAGAGCAGCTGCATTTGCAGCTAACCATGTCCATGATCCAGCATTAGATAGCAAGGAGGGTGAATGATATGTCTAAACCTAAGTTATTTGACTTCTCTCAATATATTGATATGCACCATACTTACCATGTACTTACAGCTGATAAACCGTCAGCTGTAAGCAATCCGTCCGATTTAACCCCTTATCAGGCCAGATTAGATTCGCCTACCGGATTATCTAATCTAGATATTAAGATTGAAGATATCATTACAGATATGTGGAATCGTGAAGATGTAAGAGATGGCGTAAACATTAAGTATCCCCATGTAGATAAAGCTCAGTATTACCATCCCGAAGCTAGATGTTTATGCTGTGGAAAGTCACTCAGTTGGGATGACGATTCTATTCATATTCACTATGTAGATAATGATGCTTCAAATAAGATGCTAACAAACATGATGCCATTATGTTCGGATTGTGCTAAACGCTACGAAAGTAAGAACATCTACACTGCTACTGTTTGCAAGAAATTTAAATTTGACGCAGCTCACTATCTGCCTTATCATGATGGTAAATGCAAACAATTCCACGGTCATACTTATCATCTTGAAATTGAAGTAAAGAATGCTGTCCTTAGCAATACCGGAATGGTTATTGATTTCAGCAAGCTTAAAAATGCTGTGCAAACTAACATCATTGATACGTTAGATCATTCAATCATCAATGAATACATACCATATCCTACTGCTGAAATGATGGTTCTTTGGATATGGGAAAATCTATCCATTGACATCAAAGGTCTGCATTCAATTAAACTCTATGAAACTGACGGTTCGTATGCTAAGATCTATGCTGAAGACATCAAAGAAGTTGTCCAGAGGTTTGAGTACCCATTTAGAAATAAAGAGGAGGTAGATCTAAATGAAAGTCTGTGAGATATTTAGAAGCATCGAAGGCGAAGGTATTAGAGCAGGCTATCCTGCAATGTTTGTGCGATTGTTTGGCTGCAATTTAAATTGCAGCTACTGCGATTCTACATATGCGTGCAAACCTAATGAGGGCCATAAGTCTTATCAGGATTGGTCACTCAATACAATTATGGAGATGGTAAGGGCAGGTCAGGTCCATAGAGTAACTATCACCGGAGGCGAGCCGCTAATTCATGAAGATACTCTAGAATTGGTCCAATGTTTACTTGATAATGATTATGAAGTTAATATTGAGACGAACGGCAGCATTGACATTTCTCCATATCTAGACCTAAACAATTCCAAGGATAAATTAATCATAACAATGGATTGGAAATCGTTGTCGTCTAATATGTCCGACAGAATGTTAGCATCAAATTTATCATTGCTCAGGACAAATGATGTAATTAAATTTGTTGTAAGTTCGGATCGAGATTTAGATCAAATGTATAGGGTGTTACGGGACAACGAACTGAATTGTAATGTGTTTGTATCGCCTGTTTTTGGTGAAATTGAACCTAAAACAATTGTAGACTATATCCTCAGCGAATGCGACAGAAGCCCTTATTTTGATAATGTAAGAATTCAGCTTCAATTGCACAAACTGATATGGGATCCAAACACAAGAGGAGTGTAGAATATGAAAATTATCGACGAACTTAAGATTAAAGATCTAACTAGACAATTCTTAGAAGCGTTAGGGGATGACCCTGACAGAGAAGGTCTAAAGAAAACTCCTGATAGAGTAGCAAGAATGTGCTCAGAAATATTTGAAGGTATGCTTTACTCTAATCGAGAGATTGCAGAAATGTATGATACTTGCTTTGAAGATGTAAAAACAGGAGATTTGGTAGTTGAAAGCAACATCCCTATCCACAGTTTTTGCGAGCATCATATAATGCTGATGTATGATATGTCAGTAGCTATCGGATATATTCCCAACGGCAAGGTTATCGGCCTAAGTAAATTAGCTAGAATTTCAGATATGGTGAGTAAACGACTCCAGCTCCAAGAAAGGATTGGGTCAGATATTGCAGACATCTTATCTATGATCTTAGGTACAAATGACATCATAGTAGTCATTCAAGGCAAACACGGATGCATGACTGCTAGAGGGATCAAATCTCGAGAAGCAGTAACAAAAACAGCTACGCTACGCGGTAGGTTTGAGTCTGATTCTGATTTAAGATCTGAATTCTACTCCTTAATAAATTGACAAAGTAAGAAATACTTTCGTTATTATAGATAGATATCAATCGGCAGCGATAGTTATCGCTGCCGATATTTTGAAAGGATGGTAGATGATGACAAACAAGAGAAAAATTAAACTAACGGTAGAATTTGATGAATTAGGGTTCCCTACTTTAGTAAATCGTAGTTCTGCCCGCATTACTAGAGATGATATGCACACTATTGGGCTGTATATGGAAGGCTTATCAAAGCAAGCAAACTACACCAAGTGCATCAATCCAAAGGTGCATAATCCAAACAAGACAGTATCGAGGTTGATAAGATGTTTAAAGTATGCTTTGAGCCCTGCCTCCGTTGACTACAGGTGATACATATGCCAAGACACAGAAGCTCTAGGAAGGGATGCACATGTCGGAGGTACGATTGTTTATTTCATCCTCCGACACAAGCTAAAAATGGCTGCGATTACTGTGTGATAACGGGTAACATGCGCGGCTGTGATCCGGGTAAGGGGTGCAACAAGTACCTTAAAGCGTCTACATCTGCTAAGAGTCAGCTTCAAATACTCAGAGTCAATAAATGCTCAGACGAAGACAGCTTCTTAGTGATTGATCGGAAGTATTGGCAAAATCTTTAAATGATTGGAGGGTGTTGGTGTTGAAAATCATAATTGCATCTATAGTTTGCAGGACTATCTACTTATTATCTATACTAGGATTTGTGATGTGGCTGCTCTACTTCTCAGAAGATTATAGCTCATTATGGTTCTTGTGTATGATGATTGGCTACAAATTCATACCTCTCTACAAGATAGAGTCAAACGAGGTAACCAAATGCTAGAAATACTATATCGGATCTACGAAGTAGCTGATCCTGAAACTGCAAAACAAAATTCTGAGAAGGATTTTGAATTTGGTCTTTACTCATCAATAAGTAAATCTCAGAACAATGAACTTGTAATGGATTGCCTTATTTGCGAAAGTAGGGAAGAATTCAAGAAAACTATAAAGGACGAATATGGGAGTAGTATTTCCTTTCGCTACTCCAGAAAACTTCGTCCTGGTGATTTGTACTGCGTGATTATTGGTGAGCATTGCTACTCAACCGAAAAATACTTCAATAAGGTAATGTTTACTTGCGACTGTTGTGGTGCGACCGTTGAAACATACTATGGAAAACCGATATGTTTTTCTGATTATGAAGTTAGAAACTATTTTTACGGAATTGAAGGCTATGCTGAAAAACGATTTTGTTCTCACAAGTGTAAGCAAGTATATGAGAACAGAGAACACAACAAGATAAAACCTAACGATGATGAGGAATTTTATATCACCAAAGATATGTTTTCGGAGAAAGTATCAGGATACATATATAAAATATCCAAAAAATCAACTGGTGAATTTTACATAGGACAAACAATGTACGCTCCTGTTTTTCGCTGGGGGCAGCATCTCAAAACCGAAAGATTTCCAATAGAGAATATCATAGATTATCAATTTGAAGTTATTGAAATTGTGCCTCCTGGTTGTAACATACTCGAACGAGAAAAATACTGGATTCAGAAATTCTATAAAGATAATCCCGAAAAATCTCTTAATATCATGTGTACAAAAGGTGTTACATAACTGATGTAACACCTTATATACTGATAAATATTAGTTAATATAGATTGGATTGATTACTTAACTATGAAGATATATAATCAAGATACTGTCCTAGCTGCACAGCTATGCGGACTTAAATACAACGCAAATAAAGATATGTTTACAAACACATTTGGTAACATACAAGTTGACGTAAAGGTATGTGCATCAAACAAAATCTCGATTGATTCCAAAATTAATCAGAGAGGTAATCTGATCAAAAACCTGACAATAGTTTCATCTTTAGGTAGCATGATCAAACATTGTGAAAGCTTGCTGCTTGCTCAAAATATACAAGTTGTAGATAAGATACCTGTAATGTGCAAAGTTACAACTCGTAATCTTATTGATAAACTTGTGCGTGTCAGATCCTCTAATGTATGGGGATATACAATGAATGTTAAGCATAGCAAAGACAAAGTCGGAGATGTAATTGTTCAATTCAAGGGAGACAAAGGCGGACCTGGAGATGTATACATATACTATGATGTGCCAATAAGGGTCTATCGCAGATGGCAATCTGCTCAATCTAAAGGTCATTATTTTTGGCAATATATTCGAAACTACTATAAGTATTCTAAACTTACAGGCGACAAGCGAGGTAAGCTGTCCAATGCAATTAATTGATAGGGGATAAGATAAATATGAAGATCACTAATTCAAAATCTACACGCAATCATGAATTTGGTACTGTGTATTATAGATGCTCGCTTGCTCAAGTAATTTCTGCCCTCCAAGAATCCGATGCAAATGTTTGGGTTGTATCTGAGTTGTCGGAACATGGATGGGACGCACTAGATCTAGATAACAATTTATTTGGCAGCAAAATCATCAGAGGCACGCTTTACATATGTCGTACCGATGGGTACATGATACATATTGATGGCACTGAGGTTGATCCGGAACAGGCTCTAGACGAATACGAAACAGAAGATCTGTCGGCATATATACAGGATGCAACTGACGACATAATATGCGCATCAATTACAGGATACGAACTCAAGTTTAAAGATATTGAAAATACTGCAATTCAGATTTTAGAATCTGGGGTATCACTCAAAGATTTGATTGCAGATGCAGATGAGTTGAATCTAGTTTAGTTCGTTATTAGATGTGTAAGTATCATAACTTACATAATCTGAAATAAGGATGTGAATTCGACAATGAAATGCACTTGTAAAAATCATCATACGTATCGTAAGTATAGTCGCAAATCTTGCCAGAAATCTTGCCAGAATACTTGCAACAAAAACAGCAGAAGCGAAGTAACAGCGCTGATTGACTTCATCTCATGCTTCAAGCCACAAATACTAATAGATAAGGAAAACGTAACATTTATGATTAGAAGGGATGATGAATAATGTCAGCAAACATAGATAGTATGCTATATGTGGGTGAAACTCCCTGGCATGGATTAGGCGTAAGCTACATCGAGCCTCCTGAAACTTCTGACGAGATAATAAGGGGTGCACACTTAGACTGGATTGTCAGCGCAGCTCCTATGAACACCGATTTGCACGGTCACATTGATCAGTATCATGCAATCTATCGCGAGGATAATCAAAAAGTATTAGGAGTAGTTAACAGATATCCTTCTATTGTCCAGAACGTAGACACATTTAGAACATTCGACAATTTACTTGGGTCTAAAGTAATTACTGATACAGCTGCTAGTTTAGGTAGCGGAGAAATTGTATTCGGATGTTTTAAACTAAGCGATAGCTATCAAATCATAGATGATCAGGTTGATCATTACTTAGTTGTGATGAACGATCATCTTAAACCAGATGGCAAAGTAACTATTTTAAACACACCTATCAGAGTAGTTTGTCAAAATACACTATCAGCAGCATTAAGTTCGGCAACTTACAAAGCTCGAATACCTATCACAACAGATGTATCGCTGAATGAAACATATGTAAATAAGTTGTTTGATTGCATAAGTTCTTCTATTTCTCAACTTTCTACGGTTGCAGATAAGATGGTTAATCAGAAAATTGATTCTCAAAGCAGAGAGAAGATAATTGATGCGTTATTTCCTTACTTACCTGATGCTGGATTTGATGAGAAGACAGAATTAGCAAATGCTAGAATAGGTGTATTGCGAGACACATTCATTAATTGCATGAAAAAAGATGATCTTGCAAACTATACCGGTACGGCATATCAAATGTTCAATGCAATCATTGATTTTGAAACACACTACTTCAAGCGTCTCGATCAGGTGACTAATCTGAACTATCGTATGAAGAAGCTTAAAGGAATTGGCGAAGGCCCAATTCTTACTACGAAATTCTTATCTATCAAAGATAAGTTAGTTGCATAAATATCAATTGTCAAAAAAAATAAGCTGAGCGTCACGAAATAGCGGCGCTCAGCTTATTTGTTTAATGCGGAATATAATTTTTATTGATATCATCAATCACCAAATAGATCCAAATTATCGTGGAGTTTCTTATATAGCTTTTTCTCTGCTTCTGGAAGGGCTTCCTTAAGTTCCCAAAAATTAATACCGTACATATCTGACATGTTTGTTAACATCTTGTCAGACAATTTACTTTCGCTATGTATCATCTCGTCAATGAGGAGGTCCTCAATTGAATTATATTTAGCTGTAAAATCTTCAAATTCTGTAGGCCTGCTTGCGGGGGCTTCTATAAACATTGCTTGAGTTTCTAGATCTGCCCAATACACAGTACCAAATATTGCTTTCAAAGAATTCAATTTTTCAGGTGACATATTTACATTTGACAAGTCATCATACCTGACCTGTGCCCAGTGTTTATTAAGCTGTTTACCTGCCTCCATACATAATGATCTACGGATAGAATATTTAACTTCGTTCAATTCTCGTTCTATCATTTCACCGACACGCGGTTTGAAAAATACAGCAAATGAAAGATCTTGGCGATACCCTTTATGCGTTTCGTCGCCCTTCCATTTGTACCACCACCAGCATTCACAAAAATGCAATAATGCAGATTGAAATTTATCTTCGTAGGTAACTGATGTGTTATTGATATATGTATGCGTTGCTACATATCCAAAGAATGAATAGTTCAGTTCTATTATTTTATCCCGTATATCGGTTCTTTTTTGCCGTAGAATCTTATCTTGTGGCAATTCTGCGTATAAAGCCAAAGTTTGTTCTTTAACTGATGGCGTGCTGATGTGCGACATTCATACTTCCCTCAATTATCATGTAATTTCAAATTCAACTTCCCACAATCTAAACTCATGATAATACCTACATATATTATTATAATATATGAGATATATGTTTGTCAAGAAAAATATTTATTAAATTCGTATAAATTTTAAGATTTAGATACTGCTGTAAAGGTATATCCTCCTATACTAGCTCTCTTATGAAAATTAGCTACAAAACTGTTATAAGGTATAGAGAAATTTGCGGCAGCGGCCTTCATTGATTTAAAAATCTGTCCAGTTTCGTTGCATCTTATACAAATGCCGCTACCTCGACAATCTTCACCTGAATCTATGTATTTCTTATTTGACCATTCCAGATTATCAGCAACATTGTTAAGCTTATTTCCGTCTCTATAGACTACATAAGGCAACTTATCAGGATTAGGTACAAATGTCTCTGCTATCAATCGATGTAGTAAAATGTATTTATTATCTACAAGGACTTTGATATACCCGTTGCTAACCGATGTTTTGATCTTAGGCTGCGGAGGCATATCCATCATTGTACCATCTAAAAATATTAACTTGCAAGGCCTAAGTTTAATTCTACCTAGATTAGATATTTCATACCGTAAATGGCTTGGAACAGGTGCCCATATCTCCATATCAAGTTCAACCTCCTTATATCATAAATTAACGATTCTTAAATATGAATTTTGGTAAATTTCAAAAATTGACAATCATCAAATTGGCCAAATTTTAGAAT